CATATCGGTGCCCCCACCCCCAACCATCTTGAGCACATCTTTCCAGGTCCTCAGCTTGGACACACGATGCACCGCGGCGTCGCAGTCTATCACGCCGACTGACTTATACATCTTGCTCAGAGACCCCAGGCACCCGGCCACCCAGTTGCCATGATTGCTCATGGAACCTGAGGTGTCGATCACTGCATAGACTTTGGGTGTGTAGGCGTGACGGCTGGGGAGTAGTATCACATCCCCACGCTCCTGGCGCCGAGAGATGCCGGCCATGTTGTAGTCGGTGCGTCCGGTGATCACCTGGCGCAGTCTTCGACGTACCTTCACACGCCAGTCAAGACGGGGCAGCTTACCCTCCATGCGGGCCTCCGCCCACAGCTTCACCCCATTGGGCACCTCCCCACGTCCCGACGACACAGCGCCCTGAACATCCGCAGCGATGGCATCCCGCAGGGCATCGGCACTCTCCTTATCAACCACACCCTCATCGACGCTACCGGGGGCATCCAGCTCCCATTCACCCTTCTCACCCCCCACCCCAGAGCCGTGGCATACAGAGATGTTGATCTTCCGGATCTCCACACTGTCGTAGTATTCCTCAGCAATGAGACCGTCAGGCTTACCAAGCATTGCAGGCATGATACTGTTAGGCAGCGCAGGGGTGATGTCGTCATTGATCTCCGCATCCGTGGCGTAGTTCCACGCCTTGTGATGCCGATCGCCCTCCCTGTCGTTATGTTCCCTCAGCAGGTGCTCGAGCTCATGGCGCATGATCCCCTCGATGTGGAACTGGTGCTCCACAAAGGACTCGAGCGAATAGTACAGCCGCCAGTACTTATCCACCGCGAAAGTGGGAAACCCCACCTTCAACACTGGCGTGAGCGCAGCAAACCCCCGCGCATAATAGGGGTATTTCTCAGCAGCCTTGAACAAGCCGGTGAAGATCACACTGTGGTCTCTCCCCTCCAGCTTGTTCGCCTCTTCTGTTATGTCTTTAGCATCCATTGAACAACCTCATCAGTTCTTTGGGGCTGAACCCCCTGTCACATACTACACACCTCACACCATCGTCGGGGTGATTAATGTCACAGTAGTCATCCACCTCCATGTCAGTCACGTAACCCTCATCATTTATTTCCTTGATGGTAGCATACTCGACAACATGCTGTACATAGGTGAGCTCTGTCCCGCAGAGGGGGCAGTTGTATTTTCGCTGAGTCATTTGAAGTCCTCTGTTGTGACGGCTCTGGTGTTGTATAAGGGCCTGTATTGAGCAACGATGGAGCTTCCTCCACAGCCATCACCGAAGGTATTGCCATCCCCACACTGGTTGGCACCAAACGTATCACCACCACCATAGGTAGTTCCGAAGGACTGACCATAACCAGTGGCGCTGTCAATATAACGGTGAATGCTCATGGGAAATCCCTGAGTGATATTTCAGTGTGGAGACCCCCACCGTCCCCGGTACCAGTTCCGAAAGGCCACCCAAACCCAAATCCTTTCGCTGACCCGCAGCTGGATCCGAACCCGTTGCCCTGACACCCGAAGCCATCGCCATAACCTGTCCCATTACCGTAGGTGAATGCTTCTTGTAAGTGGTAAAGGTGGACCCTCATTGCGTATCCTCCAGGAGCATCTTCTCACCCTCCCCATCACCGTGCAAATCCGTGTAGCCGTAAACATCGTCCCCACCACACCCGTAGTCGCCGTCTCCACAACCGTCTCCACTGATACCCGCATAGAATGAACCGAATCCGCAGCCATTCCCGTTTAACCGTGGGGTCGTAGTCCATTCATGGCCCCCTATGTGCTGATACCCGGCGCCGAATCGGGGGTAGGCATCGGTGATTGTTCGCAGAATCATTGCGTCTCCTCCAAGCCAATGGGGTCGCCCTCGCCATCCCCACTGAGCATTCCGCACATGCCACACCCGGTGTCTGAGCTACCATCACCGTAACCACTGCCCATACCCCCACCAGCGGGGCCCCCAAAGTCGCCATTGCCGAAGTGGGGGAAATCATCTGTGATGATCTTCATTGTGTATCCTTGGGTTCAATAGATGCACCGAAGCCATCGCCATCGAGAACTCCACCTGAACCACACCCCGCATCTGTGTCACCACCACCATACCCATTACCCGGGTCGTGGAACATGATATGCTCGCCACCGTAACCGTCACCGTCAGAACCACCAGATGGGCCGTTGCCGAAGTGGGGGAACTCATCTGTGATGATCTTCATTGCATCCTCCCAGCATCAAGACATTCACCAACACCGTTAGCGATGTCGTGAGGATTCTTAACCTCGCCCCCACCACCATCACCATCCCCGGGATCTCCATCCCCGTAGAGTTCCAGGGCACCTGCACCGTAACCGTCACCATCACTGTATCCAAAGTTGAGACCATCACCGGTGTGTCTGTAATCGGTGTAGGTTTTCATGCTATTTCTTGAACAGCTGATCAGCCCCCGTCAGGCTGTCCACCAGCTTCCTCTTCTCGGGGGTCTGGGGGATTTCGATGTTGCTCTGTACAGCAGCACGAACAGCACGACGTGTGGCGACCAACGCCACGTCCTTGCGGGCCTTCACGAGCAGCTTGAACAGGTCACCCATGCGACCATAGGCCAGGGCAACAGACACCGCGGAGTTGAGGGACAGAGCGACGCGATCGCCGCGGGAGGGCAGCTCCACCTTACCATCCAACAGGTCTTTGCCGTTGGGCAGCTCCGTGTCCGCGAGCCAGGCAGTAAATTCCGTGCACGCTGCTCCCCCCACCAGCCCGGAGATGCAGGCACGTACTTCCTTGTCCTTCACGCGCTCCGGACCCACCATCCCGAGCAGCTTGGACACAGCACTCCAGGAGCGTGGCGACGGCCACCCCCGCATCGTTGCAGCGCTCTCCTTGGGAGGATCGAGCAGAGCCGAAGGAGCATGGGAAATCCACCCTGTTACCAGAGCACGACCCTCTGCACCCTCATTGCCGCCGACTCCCGCAGTTCCCCACCCACCCAGCTCACCGGCAATCCACTCCTCATTGTTGAGGGTCCAGTCCAGATGGCACCAGCGGTTAGCGGTCGCGGCGGACAGATCCGTAGGATCCGCGGCATACTCGGGGGGATTAGCGGCGCCAATGATCTTCACTCCCCGCAGGTCGAGGTCCACCACCCGGCGTTCCTGCACCACACGCAGCAGCGCAGCCTGAATCGAAGGCGGTGCGCAGGTGAGCTCGTCGAGCATCAACCACGCCTCACCACCCTTATCCAGCGCTCCCCTCAACCGACGTGCCCACGGCGGCGGAGCCACCTCCACGCCACTGTCTGTCATGTAGGGCCGACCGAGATCAGTGGGATCCATTGTGGATCCTATCAACACCTCAATGTGCGCACCGGCATCCGCGGCCATCTTCGTGACAGCAGCGGTCTTGCCTGTCCCCGGAGCACCCCAGAGCAGCACAGGTATATCAGAAGCGATCAATTTGTTGAGTTCTTGCATTGTTTTAAATCTCTTTCTCACCCTCAAAGGGTGTCAGTTTCATCTAAGGAATAGCTGTAGCCACTCCCGGTATCCTTATCGGTTACGCCCCATTCATCGTAGTTGAAATCATCATCAGTGCGGCTCTTCCAGGACCAATTGTGGTTTTCATCACTGCTGCCGTTACCATCCGCGTGACCGTAGTCAGAGCCATCTCCCGAGCAGTGGTTGAAGTCCACAAGGGTGCGTAGCATCATTCGGTCTCCCCCTCAGTGATCCCTGTGGACATGTGTACACGCCACTTGCCACCACCATCACCTGTCAGGATTCGACCAAACTCCACGCCCTTACCCATCCCACTCCCCATGCCCCCACCAGAGCCTTCGCCAGCAAACTGGCTGTGGGAGAGCTTACCTACCTGCCCATCACCCAGGCGGGGTGTGTAGTCTGTGATTGTTCGTAGTCTCATGGATACCACCTATAACGATCATCCGCATACGCCAGATTTACTGAGTCGTCATATTCGTGGTATTCCCCAACACCGCGAGTCACTCTTGCCACAACAGAAGAACCTCCCGCGCCATCGCCAAAAGCGGTACCGTCTCCCCAATTCATATATACCACCTATAAACCTGGGTAATCATCGGGGTTTCGGGTATCCACTTTTTTATAGAGGCTAAGCCTCCCCCCGCCAAATCCCCAAAGTCCGAACCAGCACCACGCCGATCTTCGGACACAGACGAAGAACCCCCAACGCCGTCGCCGAAATCGTCGCCATCGCCCCACCGTATCATCGCCGCCACCTGTAGTTATCGAGATGCCTGAGGTTATAGAACGCTCCACTCTTACCCCCACCAAAGCGATCACCGAAGAAGTAGTATTCACCGGCTATGCCAAAGCCGCAGCCATGTTTTTCCCAGTCGTCGTTGCTGCTTATCAAACAGTCACCCTCTTCAGAGAAATCCTCGCCATCACCTCGCTGGGATGAAAAGTCCTGATCCAGACAAGCTCTCACTCTACCACCTCCCACTAAAAAAAGGACCCACAGAATTAACTGTGGGCCCCTCTCAATTTAGATCACTTGCCGGCAGCGAGGAGAGTGTCCTCGGTCTTGCCGATCATCTTTTCCCACGCCTCCACGGACTCCGGACGGATCACGTCCAGCGTCTGATGTATGGCGTCAACCGGAACGTTGATGGGCCACAACCCAGCATCGCAGGTTGTGCTGTCGGTGGGGCCGTGGTGCACCAGCTGGCCGATGCCGTGCTCAGTGCCCCAGTATCTCAGGGTGGTGTAACGGGGGATAATCACCCAATTGTGCCCCCACTTCTCCACATGCTGGATCTCTTCCGGCTTGGTGATGACTACGAAGCCGCGGCCGAACATGATGATGGAGTATTTGACCTCTCCATCTTTGGACAGTTCAGCGATTTCTTTCTTCTGGGCAGATACATCTTTTTTCTTTGCGCTCATTCTTGTTATTCCTTTTTTCTTTTGGTTCTTCAATGAGTGGGAGAGACAGTTCTCCCGGACGAAGTCTTGTACCGCACTATTGCTGATTTTTTGAAACTAGAGCTGAACTCGCAGGGCCTTGGGTATTTCACGGCCTTTAAGTATCCAATGGGTGTTCAAGGTACCGAAGCTGTTGAATACTCCCACGGTATCAAACACGTAGAAATCTCCCCCAGAGCCGTGCCTACTCCGAGTATCCCCAAAGCCTCGATTTGGTGTATAGCAGATGAACTCAGTACTTCTCAGAGGATCTTTGCTGGGGGCTTTCAGCTCGTCGTGGTCGTAGAGGCACTCAGCGATGGGGCTCATTTCATACTGCCATGTGGCTCTTGCACATCGGACATACAATGCTACCAGAGGCCGTGTAGAGCATGGCGTAGTGCTGTGAAACAGTATTGCAATTGAAACACATGTACTGACCGGCCGGCACCCTGATGATAGTGTTGATGTGAAGGCGCTCAATCTCAACCTTCAACTTGTAGATCTCGGCCTCTGCCTCTTTCAGCTTCAGCTTGAGACTCTTTCTCCCACCCAGCTCCCCTTTATGCTCTGCAGCCACATCGGAAGCCACCCACACCGTTGCGTTGCAGTTCTTGCGCGTCTTACGCACAAACCCATTTTCCATAACACGCCCAGCCAACACCAGCTCACGACGCCGCGGCACCTGGGTGGAGACGTGCAGCTTCAGCCCCACCTGGATCTCATCGTCGGTGGCGCCATGTATACCCTGCAGCTTCAAGAAGCTGTATACCTGTTCCCGCAACATAGCTGCGTTGGGCTCCACCTTCTCCGCAGCTGATTTTGATGTTTCACTATCCCCTTGAAAGGGGAGCTCAAGTGATTTTGTGTCGAGCCATCCCATGTATCACCTCTTTTCTTTTAATCCCCGTTTGTCGATGCGTGCTAACACCATGCACGCCTTCGCTGCCGCCTCCAGCGTCTTAGGGCCGGGAGGCACACGGATGGCAGCCAGCTGGTTGTTGTCTTTGTTGTCCCACACCGCCACCCACTCGATGTCGTCCGTCTCGTAGTTGAATCCGGTGTGGAGACTGTAGTCCTCCAGGCCCTTGGGTCCCACATAGTCGTCGCTGGGTTCCATCTGCAGGCGCCGTACGTGCTTCCAGCCGGCAGCTTCAACCGCGTCGATCAGCTTGGTTACTTTGGCCACAGCTCTACTGCGGGCCTTGGGGTCGTTAATCAGTGTGTCCAGTTTCATTCATCCTCCCAATACCGCGTACGAAACTCACGGTTCTCGTCATTGAGGTAGCGCCACCCATGGCAAATGCCCATCACAAAACCTTCGTGTGTGATCATGGTAGGCCACCTCACCACTACTTCCCCCGTGGCAACCCCAGTGATAAAGTCTTTGCCGCCCATGTCCGGAGCGCCCTTGTACGCTTCAACTACCTTCCCCATCTCAGGGACGTGTGGTTTCCAGGGCATTACTCGCCCCTCGGTGGATACTTCTTCTGCAGCTTTCTCGATGCCAGGAACAGCTTCTCCACACTGACGTAAACATCAGCGCTGAAGGATTTCTGCAGCTTCTTCAACAGACGGATGTCGTCGGGGGTGAGGAGCTCCTCATCATCCGTAAGCCCCGCCTGCGTTGCATGAAATTCTACCAGTGCACGGTAGTCTTCGCGGGAAGCTTCCAATAGCCTCTTCAGTGTCCCTTCCAGATAGCAGACGCGGTCATGCAGTTTCCAGTTCTGCTCGTGGATCACTTTGCTGTGCAGCTTCTCGAGGAAGAGGCTTACAGAGGACATGAACAGCAGCGCAGACAGAACAATTATCCCGGTAATCATGATTTCTTCTCCCATAGCTTCCGCACCAGCACTGCTTGTTCCTGCAGTACGCCAAAGGTGCTCTCCCAGATGCTCTCCACAGCGGAGAGGCGTTTCTGCAGAGATTCTTTCTCACGCTCCAACTGCACGTGGTTGATAGCTGCTACGAACATCCAGTAATAGTCTTTGGGGTCCTGGGCCCTGTTCAGGCGCTTGAGAGTGCGCACGTTCAGTGTACAGTCGTAGGGTATTTCCTCGCCACGTTTCAGGATCTCATGTCCGGTGCGAATCTCCTGCATAGTTTCTGGTGGGAGCCAACGGGCGTCTTCCAGGTACTTGTCGTAGAGTTCTTCGTCGGTCATGGCACCTTCTCCATCACAAGGTCACTGTGTCTCAGGATGCTGTCAATCATCCAGTCATACCCGCAGAAACCTGCAGACGGTGCTTTGGGCATCGACGGGTTTGAGATCTGTGCTGTGACCTCCGCCACCCACCCATCATCGAACCGATAAGACCAACTCTTCGGGGCGTCCATGATCCCCAGCTTCTCCACTGTCTTTCGGGACACATTTCGCACTTCGTAGTGGGGCTCGTCTGCTCCCGACCAACGCCCATTCCAGGATTTCACCACAGGCATTGTCAGACTGAACCTGACTTTGAACTTGCTGGGCGGTTTATACAACCCGCACTTCTTTTCTGCGGCAAGCACACAAGCCTCGAGGGTCTCTCCCGAGAACACCCCCGCCCCTGTGTTGATAACTACATCTTTGGCGTCCCAGTACGTGACGACGCTCAAAGGGGCCACATTGAGCTTCTTGCAGACCGCTCTCAGGCGGTCGTCTATTGTTTTCTTCATATCTTCGAATACCTTTCCACCAACGCGGCGTATTTGTCTGTGAGGCGGGTGCAGTCATTCAGAAGCTCTTGCCCTCTGGTAATAACTTCCCGGCTTTCCCTCAAAGAATCCATGCAGTCAAATACCTGTCCGCATCCGGCCTTGCCTTCCGATATGTTCTTGTAGTAGGCCCTGTCTTGTTCGCACATCCCCCTCGTCACCAGGCACACATCAAGCTGCTTCGTTGTGGGGCAGATACAATGCGCCGGGCACGTGCCGGGTGTCTGCAGCTTCACGCGCAGGGCTTCTTTGGGGTCGAGGGGTTTGCTTTCCAACACCTCGCACTGCACGTTCTTGGCGGCAAACCATTTGGTGAAGCCTTCGTTGTTCTCTTTGAGGCGCACTTCAAGGAGGCCTTTGTTGCACTGGGTCTCCACCGTGTAGGCGGTGGGTTTGGTGGGTTTGGTCGGTTGTGGTTCCGGCACCATAAGACGTGTAACTACAATACCGATGATAAGAGAAGGCAGGCCGTATACTGCCCAGTGTTTCCAGCTGAATTCAATCATGGTTGCCTCAATAACGTTCTTGGCCAGGGCCGCACTGATGGCGGCGCCGGCGTTGGTTGGTGGGCTAATGCCCGTTTGAAGGAACTGGGCAGTGGCGCCCATGGAACCTTGCGGGGCTTCCCATCATCGACGGGAAACTCCACAAAGCCACGGGCGTCACATGTGGACGTGACATCAATCCAGCCGTAGTCTTCGGTGGGGCTGTAGATCGTCCGGAACCCAGTTCCTTGCGGAATTGTTCGGTAGTAGCCTTCGGTGGCGTAGGGTGTGTAGCCTACCATGACTACAGTATGCTCCTGCAAAATTCATCAAGGACGTCGTACGCACACTCCCCACGCTTCTTCCATACGGGATCTGGACCGAATGAGCGCTCCGCAATCACCATGCTATGCCCTGTGTCGAAGCACTTACAGGCGTGGTTGAGGGGCGTGGGGTTGATCATGCACTGTATCAAGGCATTCCCCAGCGCCTCTATCTTGAGGGCTTCCTGCCGCTTCGGGGGCTCGAAGTTGCCCCAGCCATGGTTGTCGCTCATGGATCCACCGCATCCCTCTTCGCTTGGAGGATCTTGTCCTTCACGCTATTGATGTAGCGCTCGAAGTCGTCCAGGGCTCGCGCCGTATCCGCCAGAGAGTCTTCGTTGTAGACCTCCAGCAGGATCTGCGCTTTGTTGAACATGTCCTCCGCCTCCGCGAAGAGCACAGCGAACCGTGCCCTGGCGGCGGGGGTGAACTTGTCGGGGATAGTCACCATGACCTCCCCGTTGTCGTAGACCACGTCAAACTTTTCAGCGATCATTTCTTCAACCTCCCTTCCGCTTTCAAGAATTCAAAGAACTCCGCGGCGACGTCACGTGGTGACAGCTCTATAAGATCTCTGTTTGTGTCCTGTAACTGTACGAAGAATCTGTCCACGTAATTGCCGTGGACTCGGGCCCAATCCTTCTTCCACTGGATTTCTTTGGCTCTACAGTGGCTAAGATCTACGTCCAACATCTTCCAGCACTTGGGACATGTAACCTTCAAGGAGTCCAGCTCTTCGAGATACCAGACAGGGCCCTCAACGGCCAAGCCGCACAAGGTAAGGTCGTCCTCCTCGGCGTGAACATGCACCTTTCCCTTGGGCTTATCCGTCTTCAGGCTGCGGGCTTGGCAATTACACAGCGTCATCATCCTCCTCCGGCACATACTCCTCCAAGATCCCGAGCAGGGCGATGCGTGCCTTCTCGTTGATATGGGGTAAGAGCTTCTCATCCCTCGCAATATCCTGGAAGCATTTCATCAGCGCGATGTCTTCCGCGGGGTTGGTGGTGTCATCCACAACGCATGTGTCTTGTAACCCCTCTATCGTTTTTTCCATAAAGGGAATTATCACCCAGCCAATGACTGCGGCGATCCCTACAAGACATACCAAAGCCGAGATTACGATTATTACTATTGCGCTCATTGTTTTTCTCCTTCTTCTGTGTTGTCTTCGTCTTCGTCATCCGGCCCATACGCCTGCAACAACTCCATCAGTGCGGCATTGGCAGCATTACGCACGTCCGACGTCTGCCCGGTAGACGCGATGTCATTGAAGGCGTGCATGAGCGCAACGTCCTCGGTGGCGTCGGTGTTGCAGTCACAGTCACAACCACGCGACGACGTCCACGTGTCGGCGTGTGTGGGGGTCTTCAGGACGTACTCCTGCGGCGGGGCGTTAAGGCGATCAGCGATAAAAACCACAATCAGCCCGAAGATGAAGATGCAGGTCAGGAGCAAGGTGATGTTCATTAATGGGTTGTCGGTCATTTGGATACCTTTCTTTGTGGAAACGTTGTTATTCTGGTTACTTGAACTATAGGCCGTGTTGGATCGGTGCTGAACCAGGAGCTCATGGGATAAGAGTCCCGTGGATCCTCTGTGTGCCAGGATGCTGTCTCAAAGGTCTCTGGGTGCTCTCGAAGACCTCTGGCAGTTTTTTCAAGTACATCAGCGGTGGCTATCGCAGCTTTATACTTTTCGAGAGCCCGCTCATGACCCGCCAGGTCACGCTGACACTCTCGACGATACTCGACAGCCTTATCATGATCTCTACGCGCCTGCTCCAGGCGCTTGAAGGAATCGTCCTCCTCACGCTTTGCCTTTTCCAGGTGGGCCACCAAGGCATAGACTTCTGAGGTGCCTGTTGGGTTGCATTGCTCACAGGTCATTTGGGCTCCTTCTTCCGTTGTGGCCACGTCACGATGGTTATCGTGGTGGTGCAGGGGTCGTTTCTCTTGGAAATAAGCTTACCTGTCTCAAGCTCAACACCGCAGTGGGTCAGGGGGTAGTCCATCACAGTGCGCATACCCACGTAGGTCTCGGGGTGTTCTGCCAGTTTCTTGATCTGCTCAGCCAACGCCCTGATTGCGAGGTTGACGTTTTCTGGTGAATCGAAAACTACCGGCTCCGCAGCCTCCCGCTCCTCCGCCAACCGGCGTTCCTCCGCGTCGTCGTAGGCCTTGAGTTTCCCCGTGCACACATACAGGTAATTCTCACACTCGCTGAGGTGCGCCTCTGCTGCATCGCTGGCCTCATTCGCTTGGTCCGTCTGTGCCCTGGCCCTATCCACCATGTCCACGAGGCTTTGTCGTTTGTTGTCAGTCATTTCCGTTTTCTCCTCTTTCCGCTCAAAGCGGTCCTCTATTTGACTCCTGTGCAGGATCCACGTCGATACTTCCCCGTTTTCCAGAGTTACTTCACACTGGTAACGGGAATCCTTACCGGCGTAGAATGGGTCTACCTTGAGCACCACGCATTTCTTTGCGATGCCAAGGCCGTGCACATCCTCCCACACGGTGCCCACCAGGTTTTGATACTCCTCGTTCATCACAATCTCCTCTCGTCATGAATTTCTTCAAGCAACCGCTGGTTGCCTTTAATGTGCCGCCACAACTCTGACACCACAGCAGCTTGATAACGCGCATCTGCAAGCGCGTCGTGTTGTACACCTTCTCTTACCACAGAATGCTCGAAGGGTTTGGCGATGTCCACCAATGTCCTCATGTCTCTGGAAGCCGTGTATTTCCAGGTGGCGGGGATGTGCGCTTGGGCCATTGCGTTCTCGAGCAGGGTTATGTCGAACGTTGCGCCGTTGGACCAGAGGCGCAGGGGATCTTCTCCAGGTACGAGTTCTCTCCAGGACTCTTCAATGAAGCCACAGATGTGGTGCAGGAAGCGGGGCCATGTGAGGGCTCCATCCATCCCCTTCACCAACGCCTGCTGCGCTGCGGGTTCCTGTGTCAGCCACCACATCACCGTTTCTGGGTCGATGGTGCGACCGGCGTCCACAGCGCTGCGGGTGTCGGCGAAGTAGTGCGCCGTGGCGATGATGTCGCCTGTTTCTATGTTGAAGCGTACGAGCCCTGCGGAGCATATCACGGAGTTGTGACCTGTGCCGAGGGTTTCGAAGTCGAGCATTACGTCCATGTGTTCACCCCGCCTTGAAGTCTGTAATAATGACTTCTGATTTACCACGTGCTGACAGCACTTCGCAAGAAGAGTTCTTGGGATTCAACCACAAATCCTTGGGGTACGTGTGGGGGCCCTCAGCCTCATGTGCCAGCTTCCGTGCCTTCTCTTCCGTGGTGGCTCTTACAACTACGCCAAGCGTAACGTCGTATTTGTCAGTGTCCACCAACCTGTCAAGGATCCAGAGTCTCATGTTTTCCTTTCCCACGCCCTGCAGACGTGTCTATAGCCAACTGCTTTTGGATTGCTCAACGGCTCGTGAAAGCAGCCAAGCTGTGTTCTGTGTACCGTTATTGTAGCTCCGTTGATAATGTCTTCGTCGGTGATGCCCACGTCACGACCGTGCATGCAGTTGGCGCAGCACTTCATCTGCTCGTAGGCGTTTTTGTATTCTTGCTTTGTTTGAGGGGTGCTCATCCCTTCATCTCCTCCTTAAACCTCTTGCACTCCGTTGATGGCGACGTGTCGGCATAGTCACCACTGACCATGCACAACGGGCCGTCGTACCAGTCTGCAAACACGCAGCCGTCGCACGTTTCGGATGCGATGTCGTACATGCGCCGTTTCATGAGATACTCGTTGTGCTCAAGCTGCACAACCTTGTCTTGCATCTCCTGTCGTTCTTGATTCCACTTCTGCGTGTCAGCGTTGTAGTGGTCCAGCGTGTTGGACCAGGCGTCTTTGTAGTGTTGTTCCAATCAATCCTCCTTCTGGTAGTAAACATGCCACACCAACGATCCGCCTGCCATCAGGACGGTGCCGAGGAAGGTGGGTTGCAGCAGTGCGTTGTCTTCGAACACGTGGCCGGTGCCGCGGATGAAGAATTTGTAATTATCGTACGGAGGCACAGCCCGCGCATCTGCATCAATCTCCGCCCATACACACAGTTTCTCTTGTTGATTGGCTATTGACAGCAGGCGAGAATTACGTGGTATTCTTCGTACCTGTTCATCGCCTATCTCCAACTCGTATTTGTAGATTATGCGTCTCATGTCCTCACCCCGCCGCGAAGTCAGTTATGATGACTTCCGCTTTCCCTCTCGCAGACAAAGCCTCACAGGAGGATTTCTTCGGGTCGATCCAGATGTCTTTTATTCGGCTCCACTGGCTCTCCCGTCCTTGGGCCATCTGCCGTGCAACCGCTTCCGACGGCGCTCGCACCACCAAGCCCATGACCACGTCATAGCTGTCGGTATCTACATGTCTTTCAAGTAACCAGAGTTTCATGGTGTCACCTCTTTCAACACGCCGCATCTACTGCAGCGCTCTCCTGTCAGTTCGGGATTTCCCCAGTCGCTACATGGTTGCCAGGCGTGACCGAGTATGCAGGTTCCCTTGTACGTGGGTGACGGCCCATAAACGGGCGGCGGGACGTAGCGGGGCTCTATGTACATCTGGAGCTCCTGTGGCACAGGCGCTTCGATGATGGCCTTGAACTCGTCGTAGGGGAGGTCGATAATAACATCCTCACGGTTGTCCAGGCATACGTACGTTTGACCATCCAACTGCTCATAGTACTGCACTACGTGGTTCAAGTCGAAGGAGGTGCGTTGGCGATATTCATCAGAGCGCCTAACCTTCGCCTCATGAAAGCGTTGCTTACTCATTTGTGACACTCCTTTGGATGCTGACATTTCTCACAAATGTCCTCATCCGGGTACACGTCCCACTGCCGGTATTCAGGGCAGACAGGTGTCACCTCACTTCCCCAATCCTCCGGATCGCATGTGCAACCCTCCGGCATAACGGGCTCGTACTCGCAATGCTCCTCTTTGGGGAGCCCGCATTTGCATAGTATTTTCATTTTTCCTCCCTCTCCGGCATAACCTGCACTTTGATGTCCAGGATCTTGCTCACGTCTTCTACGCTGCAGCCGGGGAACAGCAAGTCCAGCTCTTTCTGGTAGAGCAGCACGATGTTGTCGTCGTCGGGTTTGGTGAAGAGCTTGAGCTTGTCTACCCCGCTACGCAGCCTGAAGTGCAGGCGGTCAAGGGGTTCATCGATTTCGTCGTAGCGATCAAAGCTGCGATGATAGTTTGGCATTTGTATAACTCAGTCCTCGTCTCTGGCTAAGAGCCAGACAATCATGACCACCACAGCCATGAAGATCAGGAAGCCGGTCATTGGGTTGCTACTTGAGCGTTCCAAGCCTCCTCAGCCTCTTCTTCAGTATTGTGATACGGCCCCATGGCTCCACACCATGTGCACACCACAGCGTATTCATTCAGCCATGGGACCAGTATCACTTCGCGTTCATCGTTGAGGGGCGAGCCGGGGTCCGGCTTTACTTTGTGGTTGAAGGGACACTGCTTAAGCACCCTGGGCTCCTCCTGTGAATACAGCTTGGCCTCGACCTCTTCAAAGTTCTTGGCCGCCAGGGCGATGGCTTCTTCAGCGGTGAGTTTCTCAGCCATGCCAATCCTCACACACGTCTTCCAGGCTCGGGCGATCTCCGTCGGGAGATATGCGAGAGCACCCCTCCTCTTTGCAGGTCGCGCATGACCTTTCTGGAGCTTCCGCAATGTTCTGCGTGGGCTCAGGGCCGTGCATCAGGTAGTGGATTAAATCTGCCATCTCATCGAACGTGCCGGGCGGTTGGGGTTTGCTTTCCCACTTCTCAGTGACAACCATGCGCCCGCAACCCGCGCAGTAGTAGTTGATCAGGTGCCACCTGTACTTACAAGTGCATACTTCAAACGCCATGTGCATGCTCCTCAATGGGACCGTCGTACGTCCCCACCGCCTTCGTGTTCCCGATGCCAATGCCGGGATTTTCCGACAAGCAGTACTCCCGTGGCTTGCGCCCCAGATATACAGCCTCGAACTCCTCAAGGGAGCACCAGAGGTCGTAGACCGAGCCCCCTGTCATATTCACTCTGAGAAGATCTCTCGGCTCACCTACGTCTCTGGGGCCCAGCCTGAAGGTGGCCATTCTGTGTTCATAGGCCTCAACTTTATCTAGGTCTATAGTGATTAGGCGGTTTTCTGAGGTGCACCTTCCGTCCGGGTAGTACTTGAATTTGTGGGGTCTCATTGTTTCTCCTCCAGAATCTTCAACTCATCTTCCCCATTGAAGACGCGGTCGATGTCTTCCTCGATACCCTCGGGCATCTTGAGACCAAAGCGTTTGCTGATCTTCTCCAAGGCTTCGTTGAAGCCTTTGCGGTCTTTGTATGTCATACTTCTTCTCCCTTCCAGTTAGTGGGCCTTCCGCCCTCCACCATTCTGCAGCCGAAGCACTGGTCTGTGAAGAAATCCGCAGCCTTGCTGCCGCAAGTACCACAGTGGTCGTGGCACTTGGGTATCAGTGCCTTCTCCAAGTCCCTGGTCATGAACATGCGTCCCCCGATCTCAATGCCAACGGTGCCGACGATTTCGAGGGGTTGGATTTGGCCGGTGTTATATTGAATCAGGATTCTCATTGTTTCTTCTCCAATAACAGAGCTTTAACCAAGTCATTTACTGGGAAGCGTGTGTGCTTGTCCACGGCTTCATAGTAATACGGTGACACCAATATCTCACACTCCCGCAACTCCTTCTGTGCCGCTTTGTGGCGTGCTATCAGGTCGTCTGGGATTTCCACTGCGTAGGTGTCAAACAGCACTTGGTGGCTCCACCTGTTCGATGTCTCAATGTTGTAGTGTGCAACAGACTTGTGGTCCTCTCGGTCTATCTCAGCTTTCATTGTTGCTCCGGGCGCATGTACCTGCGCCATTGGTCAGGGCACATCGAGGTGTTGAAATATGTGTATGGTTCCACCGTCACACAACGCTTCTTCTTGACGGCTTTCTGGAAGTCTTTCGGCATTGCGTCCGCTTCTTCCAGGGTCAGGTAATAAGATTCACCGGAGGTTACTCGGTCTATTACGCCGTGGTGTCGTTCCAACCATTTAGATAGTTTCATAGTGGCTCCTCTACTGCGTACTCATCGCACACAAATTCCAGTACGTCGTGCGCTGGGCGGTGAACTGGAAACATTATCTTACCCGTGGATATGTAATGAGTCCGCGCTGGGTAGTGGCGAATTTCGTTGTGCCCTTTAAGGCACTTTCGATTGTCACAACACGCAATGCTGAGTAGCAGCGCTGCGAGCAGGATGAGGCGTGTCATTTGTGTTCCTCCCCTCACGGACACAGCTTGTTAAACAGCTCTGTCATTTTAACATTTAGGGCTTCATGCTCTGCGAGCTTACGGGTAGTGTAGGACGTATTATGAAACGCTTCGATTTCAGGGTGCAGCTCCGCTACTCGTAGATAATCCTTTAAAGAATCTATACGCATACGCAGCATGCCCAAGATATTGTCTACGTCTTCGAAGCTCAGGTCGATCATCTATACTCCTCCTCAAGATGCACACCATGCGTGAGCTCAAGCTCGATAAGATGCTTCCACGCCTTATCCAACGCCTCCCTCTCGGCCTCAGTATACTGACCGTGCTTGATCTCCATTCGGAAATACTGATTCATGTAGAACAGGCACGCATACGCCTGGTCAGCTTTCAAGCGCCGGATCTCCTGTAACGTGTCACGGTGCTGGCGGCGTTGGGTCAGCACTTTCTCTCCTCTGATTACCGCGATGACGACCAGGGTCATGGCAATGAGAGTGAGCCCCAGGGTGATCGCCATCTTTATGGCGAAGATTATTACGTCGGTGTAGTCAATCATTGTTCTTTCTCCTTCTGACGCTCTTCCAGCGTCTGCTCTATCTTGCGGGATATAACCACGGGAGCTGTATACCCGCCGGCCCACCACGCATGCTCCTTGTCATCGAGAGCAATGCACCAGTCGGGTCTTCCAGTCCGTACACCCTCCCAGAGTCTTTCCTCTCCACCAATACGTCTGTATCCAAACCTACCGCACTCATCCGCTATCGGGTGCTGTGCTCGGAGGTAGAAATGACAGCCGATACAGGCTTTCGGTGCGGGGAACCAAACGGCTACACGTTCTACGAAGCCTTTGCTCATGGTTTCCCCCCACACGTTGCTTCTGTTGCGGCCCACTTACGTGCGCCATCTTTGTCCTCAACGAGGACGTTTACGTAGCCGTCGGTGCAGCGGCTGTCTTCTACGCAGTCTATTCGGTAACAAGCCCTTATCAGGAAGAACTCAACTACGAATATCAGTAAGAAAGTCACCAGGAGAATATACACTATGGTGCCTACCTGTTCGTCGCTCATTGTTTCTTCTCCACCGCGCACTTCCCACTTGTGGTTTCCCATGTGCGCGATCTGTCGGTGTTGCTGAGCAGGATCTTTACGTGGCCATCCACGCAAATGGTTTCGTAGACATAGGGCTGGGGGGCTTCGGGGGTTCTCACCGGAAGGAAGATTGCTGTGATAAGCATAGTAATCAGCAGCCCACCCAACAGCAACACGCCCAGAAATTGCCAGAAGGTCATGGTTGCACCTCTCCCCGACTGTAAACTTCCATAACTCGGCATGTCGCCGAGGTGGTGTGCCACTGCACGGTTCTATCTGCGTTCTTGACCAGCAGTATCACATGTCCATCTTTACAACTCTCGTCCTGTACGTAGCCGGAATCCCCGGGAGTGAACATGAAGATGGCCATCTTCACCAGAAGCATTAGCATAAAGATGCCCAGACCTCCTACGGTAAACCAGATGACTAACTTTTCAAAGGTCATGCCTTCCTCCTCCAATGCTGCTTGCTGCCATGATACAGCTTGGCAGCAAAGATGTAATGATCCTTGAACTGCACGTGCTTGTCGTATTCGCAGAAGAAATCGTCGATCCCATAGGCCTTGATGGCGTCAATGGCATCGGCGTTCTTCGAAGCGTCGTGAGTGGCATCGAGGATCCTTGTATGCACTGCCTCCATGGTGGGGCGTTGTTCTTTTCGTGCGGTCATGGCTCCTCCTTCTCCACGAGCACAGACCAGTGGGGATAATATGTCGGACCTGCCTGGCTACCGCGCACCAATAGAGAGACATCCCCGTTATCAGCCACTTGGTATTCACCTGTGGACACCCCCACCACCGCATCCTGTTTCAAACGTGGCCACGCCAACACCGGCGTGCCGGCTGCGGGGATAAGTCGTGGCGGGGTGTACGGAATTCTGACGAAGTCGTCTTCCTTCTCCCATCCACACTTGCCAATCATCCGGCGTATAACCACCCCAATGGCGTCGTTCCCCTTGTGGCAATACGGATCGGTGTGTCCGAGAACTACTTGGAATTGCAGAGTGGCACCGTTGTTCATTCTACTGCAATCCAGGCCCTCATACATCTCATCGCAGGCCTGCATATACGCTTCTTTTCTTGTTGTCATGGTGTCTCCTCCACTTCTTTGAGAATGGACCAGTTTCCAACCAGGTGATCCGAGTTTCCAACACGCATCTCAATCAACCGGCTTCCGTCCTCCCTGGGGGCCACAGCGCCCGTGGCCACGCCGACAACAGCCCGTGCCTTGTCGTCGTTCCAGCCGAGCATCGGTGTTCCGGCTTTGGGGCAGGGGCGGGGGACGTCATAGTTCGCCGCGATATTTAGTGAGTAATTAGGCAAATGCCAGCTCACCTGCTGACACCCCGGCCTGATAGGCACCCACAGTTTCAGATTGATAGTACAAGCTTCCTGGTGATTATCCTCGATGAACTTGTAGAGCTCCTCCGCCGATTTCATGAAAGCTTCTTTTCTTGTTGTCATTGTTTTGTTCTCCTTTGTTTGTTCTTCAGCAATCTTATTAAGCATGCGTTCCAGGTCTTGTGTGATAATGTCGGCCAATCCCATCACAGGCTCCTTTGTTTGTTGTTTCCGTTTTATACCACGGAGAGAGGCCGAATTCTAGGGTGCTGTGAGCAAAAAAGACCACCCACCAACGTGGGGAGGTCTCTATAAATCAAGCACGCTTATCCCACTCCGCTTCCAGTGCTGCGGCGCCGGCTTCGATGCGCACTTCCCCGCAACGGGCCCCACAATCCATGCACTCAATGGCGTGCCAACGGTATGTGGTGCCATCTATAACGTTGAGGTTCTTGTTGCCGCAGAAGGGGCAGGGCTGTCGGTCTTCATCGAGGCATATTGGTCTGTCGCGGGTCATGTCTCATCCTCCACGCGGAGGCGATTCACCCTCAGATTGGAGAGCGCCTTCCGGGCCAACAGGGTGCCTATCTCTACACCCTGGGAGTATGTGCTGAGGAAGCGCTCGATCTCCTTATTGGACGGCTTCTTTACGCTGTCCCAATAAGCGATTGTCCATACCCCGTCGTCTGGTACCAAAACGTCCAATGCCCACTCCTTGCCACGCTTACTGTGAACGTTACGGCGTTCCTGTACACGCCATTTGAATTTGATGTCGGTCATTCTTTTTTCTCCTCCTCAGGTTGAAACTTCTTGTACTGGTCACCCACATGCCCTCCGTACACGCACAATGCGCACTCCTTGTTCCAGGGATGCCCCATGATTCCGTGGGTGCAGTCAGGTGGGCAGTGAAGGTCGGCGAGGAAGGCGGCGGTGATGGCCTTCATGGATGTGCATACACTAAACTCATCCATCCAAGAGCAGCATGGGGAGATCGGGTCAGCGGTGCAGTGTTCACAGTCAGGCTCGTGGCCTTCCTCGTAGTTTTTACAGTCAGGGCGGTCACCACTCACGTCACATCGGTTCATCTTTCACCTCTTTCAATGCGTCTCTTTAAGCGTACTGGACGTTATGGCTCTGCGCATTTCCGCAACGTCCAACTGGTGAATGGCGGCGCGGATGGCGGCCATGTTAAGACAGTACCCATGCATGCGGAAACGGCACTCCGAGTGGCAGGTCAAGCATACCGGATTTTCACGTTTTATATCTATCAACCCGGGGCAGCTCACATCGCGTTTATCCATTCTCCCCTCGAACTTCCTTGTTGATTCGCTCAGTCGGCAGGTCAGCCTTAGGCTCCTCATAGCAGAGCGACAGGAAGTCCTCTTTCGACTTCTCGCGCAATTCGTCTGCAAGTTCTTCACGCGCAAACTCATGCGTCCATATGGGACGTCCCAGCAGCTTCTCGGCGTACTCGTGTATATCCGCGAAGTTGCCGCAGGTCACACCCGTGTAGGCGCCGATGGTGGCGGCTTGTTCTTTGGTTAGTCTTTGCATTTGTTCTCCTTCCAGAGCGCGTGGTGCTGCTCTGCGCAGATGTGCTTCTCGGGCTGGAAATAGCCCTCACCGTTGTAACCGCACACAAAGCAGGGAGCCTTGAGCATCCTCCCAGACGCAAAGTCGTCATCCACTTTCTTGTTGTATGCTGCAGCCTCCTGTATCGCGGCTACGTTAACGCACTTTCCCAAATGGTTGAACATGCACGTAGTGCAGTTCGGAGAAACCTTGTGATAGTGGTCGCAGTCTCCTCCTAATTGGAAGCTACAGCAATACGGTACGTGATCTTTGATGTCACAGCCGTTCATCTCTTCACCTTCCTCTTCCGGGGCTTGTCAGCCGCTCTCGGGTGGACTGCATCACATATCAGCTTGCCTTCACGCTGAGTGATGCGCCAGCAACATGGGAAGTCGTACTGAGATCCCTCTACCACACAGTAGCGCATCTCCCCGTTGATTTTCTCAATCCGACTCACAAACCCAACCTGCCATGGGTCGTGGGGGCTGCGGTCGGAATACTTCGACAGGAGAACGTAGTCACCTATTCGGGGGTGCTTTGTGCGGTGCATTCAGCCTACTCCTCCTTCTTCGCTGTGTAACTCAACGTGATATGCTCGAGCTCAACGGGCTGCACCACAGTAACGTCCATGACAACTACGTCGGTATTTTTTTCATTCTCCCACACCGTGTTCCCGCAGACATGCGCTCCTGCGTGTCCGCGTTCTAATTGGCATACGGGTGTGCCGTGCGACGCCCAGTCGGGGTGATCTTTTATTCTCTGCTCGGCGTCGGGTGTCATGGCAAAGCACCTCTTGTCCTTCTCGATCTTTTCAGCCTCCTTCTTCTTAATTATCTCATCCACCATGCGCAGCAGAATCACTTCGCCCTTTAGCATCTGTATAATGCTGCTAATGTCAGGATCCTTCGCCATCTTCAGCATGGCGATGGCGCTTTCGATGATGCGTGCTTGGAGGAGGCGGTTCATTTGAGTGCCTCCACTTCCGCGATTATCGCTGCGGCAAGTTTGTGGATTGCGGCGTCTGCTCTGCCGTTTCCTGTCAATTCGCTGTAGTCAATCAGCGCCATCAGCGCGGCTGGCTTGTCCAACTTTGGAACATCTTCAATGGCAACCCATTCTCCGCCTGGGTCATGATACATTCCACTAACTTCGTGTGTCCAGCGTTTCATTTTTCCTCCGTTGCCGCACAACTGCATTCATGGTCAAGCGCCTGAATTCTCGTTTCTTCGCAGGACAAGTTGGTGTGCTTGCAAAAGTTCTTCGCTTTGCAACCCTCACAAGTTGAATGTGACATTAATTTTTTGTTGCACTCAGGGCACATCACTTACCTTCCTCCGTTGCCGCGAGAATGGACTTTAGCTCATTAGACCAGTTTTCGCAGCATTTACATCCACATGTCTTATTTGATTCTTCTGCAATTTTCATTCTTAGTTTTGAATCGTTTAACAGTTGCGTTTCTGTTAATATCCTACGAATGGAATCACACAACCCGTCTGGTGGATAAGACTCATCACCATCCACTGACGAGATGTATGTGTTTGCAAATTCCGCTACTTCCCGCGCATCATTTTTCAGTGCGTCTAGCTTGGCTTGTAGTACGTCTATGTGAAACCTGTATTTATCCTCCAGGTCGTAGCGCATGGCTGAATAGTTTGGCTCGCACTTACAAGCACTGTGAGAACATGGACTGGTACTGCTCATTTCTCCTCCTCCTCCTCCGTTGCCGCGAGAATGCGGCGGGCTGCTTCAAGTACGAAATCAGGTAGACACGGATCACACAGAGAGTCCTTTGCCACAATCCGCGCATCCTTTTTCAGCGCGGACAGTTCTGCAGAGGTAATACCTAAAGATTCTTTCAAACCTTCAGCGCACGTTTTCCACGTGTCTGCATCCTTTTTCAGCTTTACATAATCGACTAGAAGTTCTTTGCAGTCTTGAGAAGAGATTGAGTCCTTTTCAGTGGTATACCGTTTCATTTCTTCTCCTCCGTTGCCGCGAGAATGCGGTCTATAGCATCACACAAGGCGCTTCCCTCCGGGTAATCTTCCCGTTTTTTACATCTGACATAATTACAGTGATCAGCCACTATCCGCGCATCCTTTTTAAGATTTTCAAAAATACGCGCATCCTCTTTTAGATTTGCAACTTTAAACCTGAGCATTTTTATCTCTGTATCTGCCCACTTAGGATCTTCGATTATACGCTGTAGTGAGGTTTCGATCATTTTTCCTCCGTTGCCGCGAGAATGCGGCTCATTTAGTCTCATCCACTATCCGCAAATGGCTCAAGTCATCCCAATCCGGCAGGACATTGTACCGCTCGAAAATTTCTTCGGTGGTGTCGTTGCGTATCAGGTACGCCGAATCACGCTCAACTGGATCTGTGAACCCTGCGCTCGCTCCGTACCGTATCAGGTCAACATATAAATCACGCGCAACTGATTTAGAAGGGTTGCGGAGCAGCACCATAGCGTGCTCCTCGAAAACAAAACCACCGGTAATATCATCAACATCCGAATCGTGAATGCTCACCAGTAATTCGTAATCCTTGCGAGCCTGTTCATAGGACAACCTCATTATTCAGCCCCACTTTCGTCAGTTTTTTTCAGATCCAGCCTTTTCTGGATTCTGTTCCTCAACTCCGCAATGGTCATGGCAGCGTCCGCGTTATTCAGCTCATCGAAAACCATTCCGTAGTAGCCCGCCAACGGCATTTGTTCAGAATCTACGACCACTTTAACTTCGCGATCACGCGGCCTTTGCGCTCCCGGTGGCCCAGGACGCGGAGACTTCGGTGGTTCCTTTGTCTGTCTTTTTTCTTTTCCTTCTTTCATTTCGTCATCTCCAAAATTTCGTTTTGCAAGCAACCGCGCATCCGTTCCCAGCGCGGCAAGTTCGGCTCTCAACTCATCAACCTGTCTTTGCAGCTTGGCTATATCAGACACCAGTCCGATCATTTTTTCCCATCTGTTGCCGCGATAATGCGGTCTGCAAGGTCATAAAGATCCTTGCTGTAACAGCTAATTCTCTGCACCTTCTCAGCCAGTTCCCGCGCATCCTTTTTAAGATTTTCAAAAATACGCGCATCCTCTTTTAGATTTGCAACTTTAAACCTGAGCATTTTTATCTCTGTATCTGCCCACTTAGGATCTTCGATTATGGTTCGTAACAATGTTGCCATGTTATTTTTCCTCCGTTGCCGCGAGAATGCGGCTCACTCTAAACACATCTTATCGGTGCAATTGTTACAGTCCTGTTTTTCCTCTTCCTGCGTATCCGTTGCCGCGATGATTCGGTCCATGGCATCCCTTACTCCTGGATAACAATCGCAACGCACTTCGCCTACCATCCTTAGGGTTTCACAAACCAATCTCCGCGCATCCTTTTTCAACGCGGCGAGTTCTATCATAAGTTTCTCTTCTCGTTGCTCCGCTCTGCCACACATTTGCGTTGCTGCAATCATCTGACCCTCAATAGATCCGCCGGGTTTTGTGTCGATGATATTGGCAATACACTGCTCGTGGATTTCGTTTTCGCAAAGCAATTTTTCTTGATATTCTTCGAGTTCTGCGACCTGTTTTTGCAGCGCGTCCCGCTCGGTTTCCAGTTCCCGCGCCAGGTCTGTAACTGCTTTCCCAAACAGCTTGAGATTGTCACGGGTTTTACACGCTTTCTTGGCCAGCTGCTTCCACATAAGCGCCCAGATCTCAACCTGTTTGAGTTTCTTCAGGGTTTCGGCGTGGTCCTTCATTTCTTTGAGGATCAGGTCTTCTGCTTGTATCATTTAAACATCCTCACTTCCTCCCCGCCGGCAACCACCTCCGCTACCACTGTGGCGGCGTAGGCACGTTGCCAGGCAGGCATCTGTGCCAGGATACGTCTGGCGATTTCGAGGGGTGTCATTTGGTTTCCTCGTTCACCCAAAATCTCGGGTGCGCTCTGCGGGCAATTCTCATGCCCAGCAAATACTGCAACTGGTGCATTGCTTGTTGAAACTCAGGAACGTCCGATCCGTGTTGGATAGGCAACTGCCTGAACAGATTCCACGCATCCGTTAGATGATCCATAACCCTCTTCTCAGCCTCGGTAAGGCCCGAATCAAGTAATTCTGGCTCTTGCCTGCAGTCCCCAGGATGTGTCACTTATCCACCTTCTTTCCCGATATGCTCACCCACATGTCCACTACGTCGAACTCTGATTCTCTGGGCTCCCATATCTTGCCAGTACGCACAAAGTGCTTACAGGGCAGCTGCCACCAACGGCGCTTCACTTCCTGCAGTTCGCGGAAGTAAAAGCCGCCCGTGGTGGTGATGGACATCCAGATTCTGCCCCAGGCATCAACGTTTCCTTCGAGTGGCCATGAGGGTTCGTACAGTACGTCGTTGCTTTTACGCTGAGCGAGGATCATTTCTTCTTCAACTTCTTCTTGGCAACCACAGTGCGCTGCACCGTCTTCTTGTGCAGTGTGATGGGGTCATCCCAGTAGCCGGTTCCCTGCATTCTGAAGTTCTCCACGGCGTCGGTGTTGGTGGTGTTTGTTGTGATAATGCTGTTGCACGGAATGTTGGAATTCTCCGGTGTAGCCTTGGCAAGAAGCCAGTCGCCATCCTCAGGCGGTGGCGTTGTGGTGAGCTTACCGAGCACGCAACGTTGGGTTGGATCCCACTGACTGGAGATGGTGATGGGTTGCTTGGAGGCGTGGTAGGCGGCGTGGAGTTGTTTGAAGTCCTCAAAATGCATTTCAATGAGATGCTGTGACCCGGCGAACACTACGGTCATGCCTTTATCGTGAACACAGTGTGGCTCACAAAAGTTCGCTACCTGCTCCAGGTCTATTATCACCTTTTTTTCGTCGGTATACGCTCTGATGAGCTCAACAAATCTATCAACCATTCCCCACCTCCTTCAAAAGCTTCTGAACCCCCTCATGGAAGTCCGGATTATTGTAGAACAGGTACAGCGCCTGAGCCACGTCGGAACCCTGCTGGCCGGGGGCAATGGATACGAACTTCCAGCCGCGGTTGGCCATTCCCTGGAGCACTTTGGTTTCTTCGTCGGTTACGTCGCTGGGGAGCACTTTTTCTTCGGTCATTTGGTTTTCTCCTCTAACAGATGTCAGCGCCAATGAACCACTGGGGTTCCACGCCGGTTATGCCGAATTTCTCGGCTTCGTCGATGAGCAGCTGGCGTTCCTCGGAGGTGACTGTCAGCTGTGCGGGATCAAAGGGTACGCCACCATCCCAGGAGTCCGCTTCGATCTCCTTGATTGCCAGGTAGGCCCTGCTGGGATGGTCATAAGCGGGGGACAGTGTCCGTTGAAACACGCCACCCTTATTCTCAAAGTGGTAAGGGTACTTTTCCAGTTGTTCGAGCATCTCTTCCGGCATTTCATCAACCCCGCAACTGGTGTCCTCGGGGTTGTGAATAGGTATACCATAAAAGACATGTGCTGATGTGCTAATTCCCATCGTCTTCCTCCTCCTCGGTATGTCCGAGATCTGTAACCTGTTTAACCCACTGCATCCCTGGAAAGAAGCTGGCAATGTGTCGTATGTGCTCTTCGCTCCAGGTGTTCGGGATGTTGTTGCCATTGGCGTTGTAATCGAAGAACGCTTTGTACATGAACCTCTGGGCATCGGGTGTATGGCAGCGAGCCCACTCGCCAGTGTACTGCACGTACAGCTCGAGGGCTTCACAGGCTTGGGCCCGAAACGGTTTATCAACCACTTCGAGCTCTTCCATACGGTCTCTCCAATCAGGCCAGGCTGCGATTATACGTTTGGCGCTGATGCACAGCTCTGCGTTCTCTTCTGGAGTCCTGTCTTCTCTCTCTTTGCATGCCGCGTCGTATGCTTTTGCTGCTGCTTCCAGAAACTCTTCTGGGAAATTCTTGTTGAATTCTTCAAGCGTCTTTCGAAGTACCATTGGTTTTCTCCTTCCCGTTAAACACCTCATCCGCGAACTTCGCGTGGAGGTCCTGATCGTCACTGAACAGTCCCGAATAACGTTTCTTCCACTCCGGCCACCCGTCGATGATGCGGCGGGCGCTGTTGTAGACTGCTGCGTTTCTTTCACGTTGCTCTTCTAGTTGTTTGGGGGTCATTCTAACGATATCCGTCACGCAATGCCATCAACTTATCCACCATTCGCTCGACGTCGCTACTTGAAGCTGTCTTGTACTCCGGGATGGTTCCTTCTCGAAGGTCTTTCGCAGAGCTCGGCGTATCCGACATGGCTACCATGCCGCAATACACAACCCTGTTCCGCTCGCGTTCGAGTTGATGTTCCAGATCAACAATCTTGTCCCACGGAGACTCAGCTGCTTCGACGTAACAATTGTCACTCGGCTTCGGTGCTGGCGGGACATACAACGCGCACCACGTCTCGTAACTCATTGGCGTTCTGAGAGCCGTGTTAATAACCTTCTCCAGTTGCGCCACGCGTTCCTTGAGCATAAAAATCTGCGTGTCTCTGTCTACTTCCATGTTTTTCATTTCGGCACATCCTCCTTCACTCCCGGAATCCCCAGCTGCCCGGGGAAGGGGAGAGTCATGGGGTCCACTTTGTTTTCTTCTCGCGCTTCGGTATACACACTGTACTCCGCCAGCTCTCCGTTTACAATACCAACCACGTCGTTGTACTTGATAGTATACGCTGGGTCTTTTACGGGTTTGGACGCCACGTAGAAAGAGACGTCCATGTCGCCGGAGCTGCAGCAATCGAACACATCGTTGATGGAGATGTCGTCGGGATCTTCCATCCCCAACGCTGCGGCGAGGAGATCTACGCTGGATAATTTGTTGATGTCTTTGGGGTCGTCCGCGGCCACAAACACTTCACGGTCAGTGGTCAGCTCAACGGATACTTGCACTCTGTAAATGGGCATGGATTACTCCTTTGTTTGTTGTGTGCAAACGTATACCAAGTTTCAGTGCTTTTGTCTGTGCGTGAAAAGGTAGATGATGCCCACAACGATCCAGATGCTTGCCATTGCAAGCCACACACCGCCAAGAGCTATCGTCGCTAACGTTTTCTTCATTGTTGTTATCTCCCTTCGGGGACCAAGGCTCGATTCGAACGAGCAACCTCATGTGTTCCCGCCGCCCAACGTGTCCACAACGTCGCGTTGAGCATCTCTTTCACAGGAGGCGTAGGGTTATGAGTCCTATCGTGTCTGCCAATTCCACCACTTGGTCTAAAAGAAAATGCCCCGAATAAGCGGCCACGCTCGGGACAACACGTGTCGGTTTGGGCGACGTTCAACAGTACTTGTGTTAGTGTCGCTAATACAGAACTACTGACCGGCCGCTTGTGCAGGAAGAGAGACTCGAACTCTCACGCCCCGAGGGGCACAGGATTTTAATTCCCGGGCGTCTACCAATTCCACCATTCCTGCATGTGGGCCTCTCACCCACTTGGAGATTTGAGACGTGTCTCTACACGCCTGGTTGATAGAGGACAACCAGGAAGCCCTTAACGTCCCACCAACAGCTCGTCAGCTGCTGTCACGTCCTGCGTGCCCGCTTTGCACATGCACTTTCATGCAGAGGTGTGGGGGGATCTATTGGTAAATTCGCACATTGCTGAATGCTCCGGTTAAGCCCGGCACAAGCGCCTCCTGAAGGTGGCAACGGGTCCTGAGAGTGTCCGTGGCCTTCTTCAGGGGCGCGGTGCGTGGTCTTAACTGGATCATTATCTCCCAACGCCCTTACCCCGTCAACTGCGTTTCGCAGTCCAGGTGTTATTCAACACCAACTCCAATGTGCGGTGTTGTGGGATATCAGATCACAGACTTAAGCATGTGCAACCGGATACTGAGCACATCCAGATGCCCATTCATTTCTTTGAGCTGAGAGAACATTCCCAGTTCGCTGTCATTGAGCTGCGCACCTTGGGCCACACGCTCAACGAACACGGCACACAGGTTGCCACAGAGCCCTTGGGATTTGCCTGTCAGCTCGTAACACGCCTGCACGTTGTTAAATTCCGAGTGCGTGGGTGCAGTCTCCTCCATCGGTGGGAACGCCGGCTCCGGCGGTCCAACTACGATCTGTGCTGCTTTTCTCCACCCAACGGGCCGGCCCTTTTTCTTTCCTGCTTCTTTCATTCATTCTCCTCTTCGTTGTTGCTCTCCCACTCGTTGCGGAAAGCTTGTGTTGTCTTGACGATACACTCTTCAGCTGTGATCAGCGCTGCCCCACCCCCAAACGCCCCAGAGAGGTTACGGGAACAATAATCTGCCCAGGTCATGATGAAACTCGACCCCGGGCGGAAGCGTTTGAGGAACGCCTGCATGAAGATCCTCACGTGGTCGAGGTTAAATTCTTCCTCGGCGTAAATGAACACTTCATCACCTGTATAGTCCCAATTGAACGCGGGCCATGTATCCGGGTCAGAGATCTTTTCTGTGATGCCTTGGCGCCCGAGGAGCTCGACTATTTCCTCATCGTCTATGGTGTCAAGCTCCAACGTGTTAGTTATCCACCCAAGCTCGTCGGGGGTGACATCTTTAAAGCATTCACAGAAGGAAGAGTAGTTGTTACTCATTGTGAGACCCTGTAAGTGTACTGATGGCTTCACACAGCTTCTCCGCCTCTTCGACCGTGTCGAACTCCCCTACAGAAAAGGGCAGGTCTACATCCTCATACAGATCCTCCTCTTCGTCGATCTCCTCGATGTGCACCCATACTTTGAATTTGCTGGTCATTCTTCTTCCTCCTCGGGGTCATTCTCGCCGGCGGCACTCTTGAACTCAGTACCGAATGCTCGGCACAGCTCCTCCACCACTTCGTCCTGTACCTTGTATTCGTTATTCTCCGCCTTGTGCAGATTGCGCCAGTCCAGTGTTGTGCGGCACCTCCCAGCGTCGATCTGCGCACAGACGCGCCGATCCACTGCCCTCTTGTACTTGTCGAGGAGATCTTCAATCTTCCGCTGTTTCAATGTGTGTGGCATCACTCCTCCTCTCCATCCTCCTCTACAGGAAGGCAGCTGATCAGCTTGTATTGGTCAACCCATTTTTTGTCACAGGCTGTGCAGCTGACCTCCTGCTCAGCATAAATTCCGTCCACCACCACTTCATCACCTTCTACACTGTCCTCCCCGCAGTAGGGACAAACGTAGCCTTTGGTAAGGTGTTCCTGCTTATGTTTCATAGAAGCCTCCTTTGTTGTATGAGTTTCATACTCGCGGCAACCCCAGCTGGTCCCACACGTCGTCGGAGATGAAGCACACACGCTTCTTCAGCACTGCGGCTTCCATCTCGGGTTGCATCCCCATGCGGGGAATCACTTCTTCTTTGAGAACGCACCACCCACCGGTGCGGTAGTCCTGGTCGTTCTCCCGAACACTGATCATGATGATGCCCATCTGCATGTAGCCCTTGCACTTGTCGCAGGGCTCCATGGACACCACCGCACGCCGCGGCGCCTCAGCATCCTTCTTGAGTCGGCCCATGAGAGCGATCTCGTTGGTGTCTCCACCGCACAGGTAGCACTGTCCCAAACAGGGATTGAGGCCGTGCTTCTCTGAGAGGCGGATTGAGGGTTCTGCTTTTTTTCTGCCCATTATTCAGTCTTCCTTCCATGGGTGCCAATTGTTTTTGGATGTCATCACCCGGGATAAGTCCCAGGAGTCCTGGAAAGTCAGGTGGCCCCTGAACTCCCCACCACACACATTTTCATTTTGAATTTCTGGAGCCAGCGCCCGCATCTCATCCTCCAGCGAGTCACTGAGCAGACATTTGTCGCACAGGACTTCCCCCCGGAAGGTTGTCAGCAGCTTGTTGCACTCTCCCTGCCGCATGGTTTTCGGCGCTGTCCAGTGACAGCAGGTGCAGTGTCTAGGCCGTGGCTTTTTCGGTTTTGGCATCGCCCGAAATCTCTCTCAGATCTGCCAGTGCGTCTATATCCATGGTCTGTGATGGTTTCATCTTCTCCACCACCCACTGGAGGTCTTTGGTGGGAACGTACACGCTTCGATCGCGTATCGTCAGCACATAGCCGGCGGCGGGTGCCGTGGCTGTCATGAAGGCACCTGGAGACACCTCATTGGAGATCTTGGCACCCTTCTTAACCCTTTTGATTGTCAATTTCATCGAGCAGTCCTTTCTTCTGTAGTTCTTCCCGGAGGGCCTCCATGATAAGCCCCCTGGCACCACCCTCCAAGCTATCAAAGAGCGCATGGGCCTCTTTGAGAAGCGGGGTGTTCATGTAGTCCATCAAGCGCATGTTAGCCTCAGCGACAACTTCAATGGCACCTATGTCGCGGCTCACGTCTTGCCCGTAATGCATAACCGTCCCTCGTGTGGAGCCGCTAAAGAGGACTCCTGTCTTACAAAATCTTCTACCTTAAGCCCGTCATCGTCTCCCATAAAGCAGGTGGGGCACATGTACATCTTCTTGTACTTGATCATCGGCTCTCCAATGTCTTTGCGGACCTTACCATTAAGGTCGTACACAGTATTGGAGGTGGCACCACAACGGGCGCACACGGCGTTAACTGGCACACCGTCGTTAAATGACTTCCGGTGCTTGTCCAGCCTCTGCCTGCAAGCGGTACAGCGCCGCAGAACAACTGTCCTTTTAATGAACTCTTCTTCAGGGAACTCTTCTTGGCAACAGATACACTTTATGCCCACGCTACACCCACATGTTCTTTAAATTCCGCGCATGAGGGGCACAGCATGTATTTGTGGTGGCCTATCTGGAATTCTTCTCCGCACTCAGCACAAGTGACCATGCGTAGTTCAACCGAATCTGATGGATCAGGCATTGCTGGAACCTCCTTTCGAAAGAATGGCACTAGGAAGTTGTACCATAAATTGAAAGGCTATTGGGAAGCAGCACGGTCAGCCTTCGACATGGCCGTGAACTCCCCCAGGTTCCAGCTCCCCCGCATCAGGTGGTGCACGCTCTTCTCCAGGTCGCCCAGGTCGAGCTTCATCCACGCAGCCAGGAAGTTGTCCCGGGCCAGGTTGTACTGGTGGAGTGTCACATCCCGAATTACGCCTTGCTCTACGGAAGGCGCCATCTGCTTCTCGAGGAGGTCTACAAGGTCAATCTTCTGCTGAATAGCTTCACGGATGGTGGTTATTTCTTCTTTTGTCATGCCAGAGAGAATAGCTCAAACAGGAAGGGGAAGTCAATATTTAACCTGCCCTCAGCGTACTTTACGTGCAATCCGGGCGAGGATGGATTGAAGCTTGCTGCCACCTTTGACAGGCGCCTTTGCTGAGCGCGAGTGACGTATCAGCTTGGCTTTCATATTCTCAGTAAAGGCATCCCCGAACAGCCGTTCATTCTGTTTAGACAACGATTTCTCCCCGGGGATCCCACCGGGGAACTTGTCCTTGGATACACCCACCTCAGAAAGCGGAGTGGACAGGGCGACCTCCGAATAGGGGGCAGGAATATCTTCACGGATCTGCCGCATAGTGAGGCTGGTAGCCATCTTCTCCAAAACGCTGTAGGCAACTTCTTCCGCAGTCTTAACCATTTCAAATCCCCTTCAAAAGGTAGCGAACCGGTCCCGTCAGGCGATCGGCGCCAGTGTTCTGTAGCAGTGTTCGAGCCTTCAAACGGTTCAAACCGCCGGCGTGCTCTACGTTGTGCCCGGCAGTCATAGCCGTGTTCACGCGTCCGAGCTTGTCATCGAGTAGCTTTTGCTGCTCTGGGGTGAGATCGTTGTCCTTCAGCAGCTCTCTAACCGCCGCCACAGCGTCTCCATGGTCCATCCGCCTGTCAGCTACCTTCTGTGTACCTATGGGCTTCATCTTTCGTTCATTGGCCCGCCTGTGCGCCAGATAAGCCAACACCACATCGTCAGAGGCATTGGCCACAAACCGTGCCCCATCACTTACCAGCCCGGCGCTCTTCTCTGCTTCCCGCTCCATCTTCACAAGGCGGGTGTAGTAGTCAGGGATCTCTTCGAGGTGGTCCTTGGCAATCTCATGGGCTTTGGCGGGATCTGTGGTGTGCTCTTTTTCGATGCGATCACCTACGCTGAGCTGCTTCTCCGAGAAGTCGCTGTCGGGCTTCCCATCAGCTTTGCCGCCGATGATCATTTCTTTGGAGATCTTTATCATTGTTGTGCCACACTCATGACGCCGAACACGCCAAGCATTATTGTTTCAAGAGCAATCACACCCCAAAGTATACCCCGCTCCACATTGTCCTTCTTTTTTAGTTTCAACGCAGAGTCCATTTCGGTGTTGAGGCGCAACGTGAGATACTCCCGGTCATCCTTGAGGAGCTTGATCTGGGAGAGGTAGTTGTTGATAAGCTTGTCGTACGTCTCTGTCTGGACCTTGTAAGCATCCAGCGTGCCCTGCGTGATGAGCCGCCAGCGGTAGAGGGACTGGTACTCATTGGCGATGAGAAGCACGCCCTTCCACTGGACCACGTCGAGGCACTTGTACTCCACGCTGTCCATGGTGACGGTCTCCACGGTTGGGAGCGTGAGCATGGGGGCGTTTGCTACTTGCGCCTGTGAAGGGTTTGCAGCGATTATCGAAGCCAGGATAATTGTGGATAAAAGGGTTTTCACAACCCATACTCCTTCTGAAGCCTATCCAGCTCCTCCATAGAGGTGGCAGCCAGAATCTTCCCCCGCCGCTCCCCCGCAACGACGTCAGCGTCGTGAGCGTCCTTGATGGACTCAGCCACGTTACGCTTTGCCGTGTTCAGTTCTTCCTGAAGCTTCACGGCGTTTGCATCGGCTTCTGCGAGCGCCTCATCCGTGCGGGCAGTGACCAATGCGTCGGCGTTGCCAGCGCCATCACCCCCATCGTCTTTACGCATTAAAGACAACACCCACAGCAGGCCGATGATGATCAGCACAGCGAACGCCAACACCTTCCAATACCAAGGAAGGCGAGCGTACCAGCTTTTGGTGCTGTCGAGCAGAGACTTGAAGTCTATCATCATTTGGTCTTCTTCAACTTCTGCAGCAACTCGGCGCTGCGCTTATCCGGCGTGTTCTTCTTCAAGCCTTTTGCCGGGGATCCAGTCTTATGGGGAGTATTAGCCATGCTACTAATACATTCCCCGGAACGGCACACGGTATCTCGGGTCAAATCCAGCTTGCTCCCCCTCAGGGTCGTAGCGTTTCATGGGGGGCATCTGCTGTTGGGCAGGTCCGCCACGTTTCATGAGGGCTACCAGCGCTGCCAAGAGGAGAGCTCCCACCATCGCCCCACCGACGGGGGCGGCTTTAGAAGCCACGATCGCTTTCTCAGCCAGTGCTTTATAGTGCGGCTTGAGAATATTCTCACCCACCATATAGCCACCAGCACCCCCAAGCCCCAGAGCGGCAAGGTAGTGCATGGCGGAGTTGTCACTCGATAGGGCTGTCTTCCCCGGGGCCGGGGCCGCGGGAGCTTTCATAGGTGCGGATGCCGGGCTGTTTGTCTTACCCACTCCAGGCATAGGTACCACCGGTGTGGGGGTAGCCTTGGGGCGGAAGAGCGCGGAGGGAGACTGAAGACCGGCCGCAGCCACCTTGTCACCCTCTCCGGCACGTAAGGAGTCCAACTTCCTGTCGAAGTCTGAGATGGCCCGTTGATAACGGATGTCCTGCAGCTTGTCCATGATGGCGTTGCGAGCACTGTTGCCTTCAACGATCTGCTGCAGACCAGCTCCCCCCAACGTCCCACCGAGGATAAGGGCCAGTTCTTTGTCGCCAGCTGAGGCAACTTTCAAAAATGTGTGCAGGTGTGTCATTGCTTGGCCGCCTCATGCAGTGCTTTCTGGTTACTGATGTCTTCCATCAACAGGGCGCGAAGTGCTTCACGGGCACTACGCTCACGGGAGCCACTTTCTGAGCGATGCTTCAGCATGCTGAGCAGCGCACCAGCTCCCGCGCCGGCCACGGGCAGGGCCTTCATGCCAGTGGGCAGGGCCTTCAGGGTCTGTCCCACACTCTGACGGGTCAAGCCTTTGGCCAGCAGGTCCTTGATGGGCTCAAAGGCTTTTTCGCCACCATGGAGACGTGCACCCACACCCCCCACCGACCCACCGATGAAGGCATTAAAGGCGTGACTGCCGGGGTCGGAGTGTTCCCGCTCGGAGCGGATGATCTCTTCTGTTGGAATACCGGCTTCCAGCCCTTTGGACACACGCTCGTAAACGTCGATCGGAACCCACTTGTGGGAGCCGGGTAGACGTTCACGGCGATCTCCGGGAACAGGAATATTAAAAGGCATACCCGGGACATTCACCCACATGGGCAGGTCCGCGGCGTGCTTGATAAACTGATGGAGTATCGACATGATCACCTCGCCCTATAAGTATAGGTTCTACTTGGGCGCTTCCCAACCCTTTCCTGTGGTCCGGGTAGCTGGTCTATCCGCGTGGCTGTGAACATAGCCGGCTTTGTGCTTGCGACAACCCGGGTAGTCCGGAATGATAGCTGTCAGGATAGGGGGTGAGCTGGTGTACACCTTCTCCGCATCCCTCCCACACTCGGGGCAGGGGCACAGATGCATCCCGGCAGGTACCATTTCCTCAAAAGCAGCGTTGCATCCGGGGCAGACAAAATCATGTAGGGGCATGTAGGTGTTTCTCTTTCTTTGTCATACAGACAAATTGTCTTTGAAATTGATAGCCATGGCTCCGTCGATAACCTTCAGGGCCATATCCGTTTTAGACACGGGAGCACAAATGTCCATGGTGCTGTCAGAGCATAGGGGGCACATGTCCGGGGTGAAATTAACGTCCTTTTCAGGGGTGTCGGTGGTGCCCATGTTATCCCCGATAACTTGTGACACCGAGGGTATCTCTATGGTTGCCATGAGGGTATCCAGCCAATCTGAGTTGGGCAGATCAGGGTCTGTGTAGCCGGGAGGTGTCTGTGGCGGATACACCAGCACACCGCTGTTCATATCCTTGTCTTTCCAGATGTCCCCAAAGTCCTCTTTCGATACAACGTCGCTGAAGCTCTGGAAGGAGTCTTTGGACAACCCGAACAACCATCCCACCGACTCAACGACCTTCTTCACATCAGGGCTGCGCCCACCAGCCAGGAACACCAGCCCGGTGACATACTCGTCGCCACGGTGGAAGGGGGGCGCTTTTGGAACGTTGGGGTCCAGCATGTTTACGCAGAGGTCATTCAGGAAGTAGTTGTTACCTCCCATGCCGTAGAAGCCATGTGTGTAGATGCCAGCCTTCGGGGGTTGCAGGAGGTACAGTAGACGCTCTACCTCACTCACCACTCGGTTGCCGATGCCTACGTATTTGTTGATCTCATCCTCGATGAATACCAGAAGCTCTTCCAGGGCCTTAGAGGACCCGGCTATCCGCGACGCAAAGAGGGCCATGAGGGCCATGATATCTTCGAGTACTCTGGCTACTGGTGGTGCCATCTCCCGCAAGCTTCCTGTGCGGTACCAGTCGGGGCGGTGGCTGCTCGGGACAGTTACACCCATGGTGACTCGTGCCACGTTGGATATATCCTGGTAGGGCATTATTCCGGGGACCCCTGAGTATTCACCATCGCGAGCATCTTCGGCCTGTTTGACAAGGGCGTTGACATCATCATCGGGCCCGAACCCCTGCAGCTGCCACGCAACGGCGTAGTAGTACACGTCGCTCTCCTCGACGTCGGAGGCAATATAGTCCTCATAGGAGATCTTGGTGACATTGTACTTACCCTCGTGGATCACCTCAATATCCCCCATGGTGCTCTTCTTACCCTTGGTCAGGATCTCTCCTCCATCGCTGAACAGCTCTGAAACGCTGCGGGCGGTAGACATACGCAGGGAGTTCTTACCGCGGATAACGGCATAGCGCACAGGTCGGAAACTGGCTCCCCCCAGATCCGTAAGGGATGTGATGGGGAACTTGGGGGGATCCCAGGTGAGGGTGACTCGGCAGGATCCGGACTGCCCACTCTTATCCGTGAACAGAGCCGTGCCCCGAGTGACCTTCCCCATGGCTATGGCCCTTAGATTCAGGGGCTTGGGCCATTTCACGTAGTTGGGGCTGTTGAAGAATATGCGGAAACGCATGAGATCTTCTATCAGATCCAGTATGTTGAGGTTGGTACCCAACACCACCACAAACCCGGCGACGTAGTCACGTTCGCTGTTGAACTGTGGCCTGTTGAAGTCACCCGCGTCGTACAGAGAGTTTATAACGGCGTTGACGAAGCCGGCGTTGCCGCCGCTGTAACGGTTGCTTGCGGCGATACGTGCTATCGTCTCTGGGTCGTTATTCTGGGTGGGGGCATCTGAGAATAGCCTGGAACTGTTATCCCCGTAGGCCGGGTTCTTGAGCACCCCTGTCAGCACAGGTACTTTGGGTATACCCCAGTCAGGTGTGAGGTCGCCCTGTCCGTGGAAGGTGTGAACGATCCTCTTCTGGATAGGGACGTGCAGCATGTAGCCACCAGCCCCGTCCAGAAGACTCTTCAGAGTGTCCTCAATCTCTTTGATCAGAGCCTCCAGAGTAGCAGCGATGGGATCATTGATAAGACGCGCCGCTGCCAGAGCTATCTGGGCGGCTTTGAGGATCACGTCTAGTACCAGCCGAGTGGTAGCGATGAGCTTCTCGATAGGCTCTACAGGGATATCAGGGGATACTATCTCCAGCCTTTGCCATTTATCAGCCATTCAGGTAAGTCTCCAGTCGGGGCTTTGTCCCGAAGGTCTGAGTCAGCATGGATCCGTAGTCCCTTGCAATATTGAAAGTATAAGGGCAGTCCTGCAGGAGTATAGTGTTCTGCTGCTGAACTGTCCACCCAGCGATCGTTTTATTGCAGGCTTCAATGCCGTTCATGAAGGATAAGTACAAGTTATTTTCCGTAGCATCCCTGTTGTCCCAGAAGTAGGAGAACGCTGTGGCTCCCATGACATACCGAAGATAGGCCAGCCGCCAGAAGTCGTCGTTGGGTTTACCCAGTAAATCCCCACACAGGTAGTTCACTTCGTCAGCGTTGGCATTCAGGGCGACGCCCCAGGCATAGGCATTCAGCTGTATTTTCTCTATAGAGGTCCACTGCACAGACGCCGCCAGACATTCAGAGGATGTAACCAGCATGAGACCCATGCGGTTATCCCGGGTGGTTTTTGGTGTGGTCAGACCCTGGGGGTTAACGCGCATCAGGTGACCCACTGCCAGCCCCACAGGTGCTCCCCCGCAGCCTTCCCTCAGGGTCTTGGAGTACAGCCGATAGAGGCTCCTTGCAACGTCCCTGTCCTGGGAAGCTCGGGCCCGGGCCCGCTTCTCTCCAATGCTCACAGCGCTGTTAACACTCATTAAAACTCCCCGCTGTCTATGATCTTCACGTACACCCGCTTTTCAAAAACTGGCGGTTCAGGTGGTATGAGAGACTGAGCCTCGAGTTGCTGCTGCTTCTTAGCGGCCAGATACTCTGGCCCCAGTTGCTGTTCGAGTTTCTCAATGGCTTCCTTGGTCAGATAGCTGAAAAGCTGGGTAGCGAGTTTGCCAACCCGGGCCATGTTTCTATCCTGGAGTCCTTGCCATCGAACACTAGTCATGTTCGGAATTGTAACCCTTAACAAAGGAAATTACAATGACTATGGTCAAGGTGATCTTCGAGTTGATGCTGAAGTATGGTGGACCTTTACTGGCGATCCTGTTAGAACTTGGTTATGGCTTTCTGTCTTCTATGGCGGACAAAGCGATGGATTTCATCGTTGTGTACGCTCAGAAGTTGGGAGTCAATGCCAAGTCCGAACTCGCCGCCGCGGGTCTGTGATGCTGCATCATGAACTCAAATAGGAGTGTAAGATGAAGTAGAGAACAAGATTTTAAGAGTGTAAAACAGTTTCGTCTCTGTCAATCCGAAGTTGGCTGCAACCCGCAGCCAGCTTCTTTTTTCAAAGGAAAAACATGAAAGCGAAAGACAAGTTTATGTTGCCGTTAGGGTGCGATAAGTACCAGATGTGTTCGGCGCAGGGATGCTTCGCCGATGCGATCACCGAGTTCTACGCCGTAAACAAGACCGGCCGTCTCAAGGTCTTCGGATCCTGCCTTGAGCACCTGGGCGACATGAGAGCTGCTGCTGCGGCCTCAGCCATGGGCCAGGCTTACAAGTGTGAGGAGAGTACCACCTTCACATCGGAACCCAAGTCGGACGTGAAGTCCAAGACGGTTGTCGAAAAGGCACCCCCGGCGAAGAAGGGTGCCATCCCCGCTGCCCCGGCTGCGCTCCCGGAACCGGAGCGGAAGCTCCCCGTGAAGACCAACCATGATGGAACCCCGGCACCCAAGTTCGCAGGGTATCCCCCTGAAGAAGCGCCGAAGTCCCATAAGAAGAAACCGGTATCTGCCACCATGCTGGCTGCCATGAAAGAAGCTGTGGCTCCGGTTGCCAAGGCTTCCCCAGTGAGGAAGGCCATTGTGCCCCCTCCCCCGCCGGCAGGAGCACTGACCCATCGAGCTGTTAAAGATTGGGCGTGGCAGAGGCCTAAAGGCACATGGATGAGCACCGATGGCACCGTGCTTCAGATCTCTGCACTGTCCGACGCCGAGCTCTGCTCCGCCGCAAAGGCGATGGTGGAAGCCAACTATCAGCGAAAGATGGACTACACACTCTGGGCAAAGGTGCTGGACCCTAACCCGCTCTGCATGTACCCCAAAGAAGCGATGACCGTCGGGACCGAGCTCGTGCGACCGAAGCTGCTGGAGTTCCAAATCGAGGCAGCATCCCGCGGCCTCTGTGACCCACCCCCACCCGACAAAGAATAAATCCCATACAAAAAGAGAACCCCCTGCCAGTTGCAAAGCTGGTAGGGGGCTATCCTAAGTTTGAAGCTTAAGTTTTGCTATCAGGCTGTGGTCGCAACAGTGGCGGTAGCAGTCTGGCCGCCGGCCGTGATATGGATATTGCAGAATTCGCCGGTAATACCGGACAGCGGAGCGGCGGATACGTCGGCGTTGGTTCCAGTGACCAGCCAGAGATTCGTAGCAGCAGTCAGCGGGACTACCGACACAGATGTGGCCGCCGCGCTGGCAATGGTCATTGTGAGAGGCCCACCGTATGCGGACGAGAACATCGTGGGGGAAATCAGGGTTGCAGTCTGGGTGCTGCCCGTTCCAATAACCGTAGCGAGGACTGTGTTCGCAGACGCTTCAGCGTTGATTGCGGCTGCAATTTTCGTCATGGTGTTTTCCCCAGCAGTGGTGCTGAGGGAAACCGTGAATGTAGTGATCCCATCTGCCGTCGCTTTTGCACACGTAGGGTCACTGCCCTGTGCCCCCGCGATAACTTCCAGCGCGTACATGTCACTGCCACCCGAACCGATAACTTCGGCAGTGAGCCGAACGTATCCAGCAGCTGCAGCACCTGTGATCAGGGCGGATGCTACAGAAAGACCCGTTACAACACAGGGGATAGCTGCCGGAGTGTTCACATCAACGGCTGCTTTGTGCACGATTTCGATGCGCGGAGCCGTCAGAGTCACAGGAACACCTACATTGGTGACGCGGTTGTCAGAGCGAACCTGCAGCATCACGTTGGAACCGGTGGCAGCAGTGCCCAGAGACGGGGTGGTTACTGTCAGGGTAACTACGGGAGAACCTGTGGGAGTGTAGACGTTGGTTGTGACGTTGAAGGTTCCCGTCACGTCGGTAACTACACAAGCAGCGCCTCCGAGGGTTACACTGTAACCGGTTCCAAGACCACCGGAGAGAGAAACAGCCGCCAGAGCGGTGGTGAACAGCTTGGCGCCGTTACCATAAGCAACCGACTTGGCAACTCCGGCCATAGTGATGTTGAAAGCAGCGACCACAGCAGAGAGTGCCCGACTGGCGCCGCCGAGGTTAATGTCAACGATCGAGTTTGCGTAGGTGACCGCCAGACCGCCGTTACCGACGTTCGTGATCTTCACGCTGATGTCGTTACCGGATGTTCCGGCGTTGAGGGCAACGATGTTCATCCAGGACGCGGTGGGATCTTCGTCCGTGATCAGTCTTGCAGTGGCAAAGGTCTGTGCGCCGAGGAGGTTGTTCACAACAACAGTGGCCGAACCGCCGCCAACGGCGATAGCCGTGGTGCTGTCGATGGCCGGATCAGAATCAGAGCCGGGCTGTTCAGCATACGCCGGGAGGTCGTACGTTACGCCGTCACGGATATAAGTCTCCGCGGGGGCCAGTATGTAAGAGATGGCGCCATCAGCAGCCATACGGTCCAGAACTGGAGCAAGACGCTCAAGCTGACCGTCATCCATGATGATGCTCTTCGTGGTGCCTGCAGCCACTTCCCAGACAAGCTGCTCAGACATACCCGGACGGGGATCCTGAATAGCGACATTGTTTACGGCCGTTACGTTTACTTTAATCATGATAGTCAATCCTCCAGTTAGGGATTTAGTTACAAAGTCCGGCTAAAGTATAGTGCCACAGGCCAGAACAACAACAAAAATTATCCGCCCATTTTAACTACTTTACTTTGTACCAGTGGAACCAGTGCTGGCAAAACAGTGTTTGACGGCAGTGCTGCTACGGAGCTGGGGCCTGCGGGAGTAGGGTGAGTATGTGTGTCCAGCCAGAGCATCAAAGCGTCAGCGAAAGCCTTGAAAGGCTCATACAAAGTACCAGAGAAGATACATTGAGTGGGTGGCAAGCCAAGCCCGATGCTACCCCCCATCCCCCCGGAGGCTTGACTCATAGTGTTCAGCGTCACAGAGGTTCTGGTTGCGGGAAGTTTGGGGGAGGCGCCGATGACGATGTCACCGTTGTGGGCTACGATCTGTATGCCCGGCATCGCTGCGGGGTTGGCTCCTTTTTTTGGGCTGCCAACCTCCATGATCCAGCTGCCGTTCACTACGTGTTGCTCGAGGCCTACGTTGATGGGCTTCGCCGTGGCGGGGTTACCGGCGCCAATGGTCTGGCGCATACTTCCGGAAATAATACTGTTCTTGCTCCCACCTATGTTCTCTGAGTCATCCGCCCCGGTTATACGGTTATCTGTTCCGGAGATCTTTGTGCTACGGGTGGAGCCGAACTTGTAAGCCGCCGGGCCGCCGACCTCTTCCAGCACCGTTGTGAGGATCCGGGTAGACAGAGCGTTGAGGTCCATATGGGAGTAGGTGCTGCTGCTGTCCACCAGGGATATGCCGTTAGCTCCCTGAATAGTGATTCCACCGCTGGACGTAATACCCACCAGCGCTTTGGTGGTGCCGTCGGGGTCACAGACCTCCATACGGAAGTATTGGTCAGGAGCACCGATGTCCAGCTTGAAAGTCCACTGCTCCTCCCCGCCACCGCTCTCATCCAGCTGGTCAATAGCCCCACGGAAAGACAGGCCGTTGCGTCCTTCCTTGTTGTGGATCTTGAGTTCCCCGAAGCCGGTGAAGACCTCATAGTTCTCCGCTACCACACGGGCTACGTCCCCGAGCTGGTGGGTTTCAAAGCGTGCTTTTCCGGCGTCCAACGTCCCGAGGATGCTGTAGCCCCCGAGGAGAACACCCACACAGTTACCATCTGGACCTACAGTGATCCAGTCACCGGGAAGGGCGTCTACTGGAGCGTAGGCTGTCCTGCTGATAAAGCCTGTGGGAGTTAGCGCCGTAGAGGACATCTGGGCTTCTGGAAGGATCGAAACGCCCAATCTGTTGAGGCTGTCCATGGAGATCGAGTCGAAGTTAATCGCACATTCTATCTTGGGACCCTTACCTGTTTTACAGTCTAAAAGAACGTACGTTCCGATGGGGTAGGGGGCCGTAGTCAAGGGGCTCCCCATCTTGACATCTGCCTCAAAAGGACCCCTGGCGCCCTTGATTCCCGGGCTGCTGCTGTTACCCAGCGCCACAACCTGATATACTCCCCGCTCAGGGCTGAACGAGGTTATCATCGCAATTTCTTTCTCTGCGAATTTATTGAGGTCGTTTACCGCGGCGGCGCCCTTGCGGAGGTCACTGTTGAGTTGTCGCTGTGCTCGATTTACCATGCTGGTAGTATAGCAGAAGGAACGTTGGGTAGCAAGGAAGAGAGGATCAGGCTATTTCGCTGTCAGAGCTGGCGACCGCCGGATTTATCTCGTTGATGGTTCCGTCAGTGTTCATCGTCCTTCCCGATATGAACCCGGTGACTGTGTCCATAGTCTGGCGGCGGACTGCATCATCTGTGGATGCTACTACTGCCAATTCTGCCGGGTGCCACGGGAATACGCGGTCGCACATACCGGAGACGTTCTCCATGATCATGTTCTGCCCAGCGTTGAAGCCTACACCGTAGCTCTGGATCATGCTGAGTTCCAGATAAACCGAGCCGATGAGGTCCTTGCCCTTATCACGGAAGATGGCGGCTAAGCCAAACGGGATGTAATACAACTCAGAGTCGAGGTTGATGTAGTACATGTCCTCGTTACTACCGGACACGGGGGAGTCATCAAATCCTTTGACATCCAGACCTCCCATAACGGCATTGTGATAGAGTACACGGTTCAAGTTTCGACCGTTGCAGAACAAGCGTCCGATGTTCCACGAGGTCTGACTCTTACCCGATACGAAAAACAGTCGGCCAGAACCGATCGCTTGAAGAGGCTGAGTGGGTTTCTGGCTGCTGAACTGGAATCCTTGAAGCATTCCGATAGCCAGATAAGTACTCTTCTCCTCGTCTATGAACCTCGGCGGCCCCGCCAGAACCAGGGTGTCATCCGGGTGAGCTGATGTGTAAGCAGCATTATCAGTGAAGCGCTCTACCGAGCTATCCTGAGTGTTCCACTGGCTGATTCCCTTGGTGATTCCTAATCTTGGCATAATTGCAACCTCTCTCTTAGCGCCGCTGATGGGCGTTTTAATTCAATTAAACTCTACTCAGACTGCCGTCCCGCATCAGTTTTGGTGTGGGTTGTGGCTGTATACCTGCTGCTCTTACCGCGTCATCGGCGCCAGCGCGGGAAGCTGCTTCAAAGCCAGCGGTGACAGGCAAACTGCCCTTAGCCACCGGATTGGCCCAGTTCAGGGCTTTCATCACTTTATTTGTTTTGGCCCCGGGCAGGTCTATGCCCAACCGCTTATTTGCCTGCCAGGCTTTCTGACCGAGAGACTTAGCGGCACTGAGACCGCGGGATCCGAGAGCTCTCGCCCCAGCAGCCAGGCCTCTTCCGGCCAGCCCTTTAAGGGCCCAGGCACCAGCACCACGAAGAGCCGCCAGAAGTCCAGCCGCTACAAGGGGAGCGACAGCCTCTTTAACGAGGGGGGATGCCACGCCGTAAACAGCGTAAGCATCTCTCGCCCCAGCGACCTTGTAGCGTTCGTCCAGCATCTATCAGGCCACCAGGTGAAGGCCGATGGTGTTCAACGTCATCGGGATGTCCACAGTTACATAAGCTTCAATGCGGTCGGTGCTGACATCCGAAACCGCTACGCTGTCGATGTTGTAGCTGTTCAGAGGAGCGCCGATCTTCGCGACGAATTGTTTCTTCAGGGTCTCACCAGAGCCTTTGAGAGCGCTCTTGATGTATTCGATCGTCGAGGGCAGCACGTTCCAGCGGCCAATGAACGGGATCAGCACATCCAGGAACGTCACGGAGATATAGTCAAAGTTCTTGGTGACCATATACTCGCCGAACTCCAACGCAGACACGTCGGTGGTGACTTCGTGGATCGAGTAGGGCAGCGTGGTGGGGGTGTCCTGGATGAAGACGTAAACGCCGCCATTGGACAGATCCGTGAGCTGCTTCTCGGTGAAGTATCCAGTAGATCCGGAGACCGTGCTGATACCGGAGATCGCCATGTTCGTGAAGCCCTGCTGAGTCGGGTTACCAGCGGTCTGGCCACCAACGGCGCAGGACAGATAGTAGCCGGGCTGCATGGCCGCCGCAACCGGAGTCGTGGGGTTAACGCGGGTCAGGCTGGCGTCTTTCAGATCTGCTACGCGCACCGAGTCCGGGTAGCAGAGGAGCATACGCTTGCTGCTATAGCTGGTCGCCGCGGCAACCATGTCAGTAACCTGCTGGTCCTTGGTCATGCTGCGCACGACTTTGTAGAACATGTTGCCCTGGCTGACCGCAGCGCCACCGATACGCGGGATATTGTGCGGAAGTTCATTTGCAGTCGTGGGTGTGTTCTTGCCGTGATTGACAATCGTCAAACGAGTCTGAGACTCTCGAGTCGCCACAACGAAGGTATCGTAAGTGGTCCAGTCGCCATCGGTTCCCGGGTTGGGATCTGCATTGGGGTTAACCGGCATGTAGATATAGTCGCCAGGGATAACGCCGTCAGTCACGAACGTTGCCGTAGAGTCTACCAGGGAGAGGTAGAGCTTGGCTGATGGTGTGGGGTCGGGTGTTACCGTAATTGTCTCGGTCCCAGCCAGAGTAATCGTGAAACGGTTGGTAGATGTCCCCTTTTTAATAACCGTAAGGGAATCCCCAACGGCAAAAGTTGTTGGGCCTGTAGGAACTACGGCGCCAGCGGGGTCCACCTCCACATGTGTAGCATCAATAACGTGCGCCACCGTGAAGTTTGTTACGACAGGGCCCGTGGCTTCCGTCAATCTCAGGGTATCACCCGGGAGGACACAAAGATCACCCGTGCCTGTAAAGGTAACACCCGTAAGACCCCCACCTAAGGCGATCTTAAGAGTGTGGTTAGTCGTCGGCGCTCCCGCATCCACAGTCGCCGTGGTAGCACCGCCAGAGACACCAGTGATGTTCTTCATGGCGAACTTCTCAACCGAGCCAATGCATACGCGGAACTTCTGCCGGATACCGTTGGCCAGAACGTACGTGGGATCCGAGAGGTTCCGGTTGTTCTGGTCGATCGTCGCCAGGACGCTGGGGTTCGTGGTCAGAGGCACGATGGCGTAGATGTAACGCTCGCTGCTGATCTTGTCGATGAAGTCCAGATAGCCGGCGAGGGTGTCTTCGGAGATACCGAACACTTTGACGCTGGTGGAGGTGTTGGCCTTCGCCACCGTAGCACCCACCATCAGCGGGTTACGGGCGTCGTACTTGCCCAGGTCCGCTGCCATTTCGGCGTAGGAGCCATAGGAGATCGGCATCTGCATGTCCTGGCGGAGAGCCGCGTATTCCATGTAGATGTTGCCGTAGGTCAGCGTCTTGCCTGTGAGGGTGCTGGAGAGGTCTACAGTAATGGCAGCATCGACCTCTACAGTGTTCTCATCTACCGTGATCTGACTGGCAGAAAGTTCGATGTCATCTACTTCACGCTCAATGCGCCATACGCGCTCTGCGGCGGTTGCGGAGTTAGTCAGCGTGAAGTCATCAGCCATACGGAGACAGGTTTCGTTGGTGATTGCCAGAGTCTGAACTGCAGGGGAGTAGCCCGTAACGGCAACACCGTCGTTGTCCAGGAACTGGAGCGAGAGGGTAGCCCCAGACAATCCATTCACAGTATGGCTAACCCAAGCCTCACCCTCGGAATTGATGGCGTTTTCAATTTCCAGAATAGTGTTACTACGCACGTTTGCTACCGTATATGTGCCGTTGCGTTTGGTTCCTGCGTGGGTGTCTTCCGTGATGATAACGGTGTAGCCCGCCAGGATCTTGCCGTAGGTTATATTACCTGAAAGGAAGTCCAGGGTATGCCCGGTAGTATCGTTGATCGTAGAGCGTACAGAACTGACTACCGAAGTGATATTCGTTGTCGCGCCTGTATTGGTGTTGAGGATGTCACCCGGAGCAACACCTTTGGTCACGAAATCAACGTCACCAGCTACGGCATACGCTTCGAAGAGGTTATCCCCGGCAGTGTATGTGGCCAGATAGCTTGTATCTCCCACAACGATGCCGTGGATCTGTACCCTCGCCCCATCAATGAACACTCGAACGCTGTCTGCAGACAGGACGCCGGGCTCTCTGAGGTTGGGGGGCGAAGAGATCAGGACGGAAGCCGCAGGCGAAACGGGATTCATGCCATCAAGTGCACCGTATTCTTGCTCGGTATTGCATTCAGTCTTGTCATCCAGGTAGTCCAGCAGCTGGTAGCAGGGGCCTACCACGAGAACTTCCATGGCGGGGCTATTGGCTACGATGCTCAGAGAGGCAAATTCCTGGTAAACGACAACGTTGGGTCTTGTAACAGCCATGGTAACGCTCCTTGTTCAAACCACTAAGTAATATCCATCAACCACTTCAATTATAGGGCAACCGGTTCAGCGCCCAACACTTTGTGTGGCTATGTCAACAAAAAATTCCGATGCGGAGGGTGCCCGGGCATTAATACGCGCCGCAATATCCCGCAGAACCGGCGCAATAGGCTCCGTGCCCCAGCGCTGGTCGAAGATAACCTCGAACTGAACAGCAGTAACCCAGACGTCTTTGTCCCTCTTGGAGTACTGTGTGTCACTGAGCGAGGGCTCAATGATGTCGTGCAGGCCGAAGTCAGTCCTGAAGATATCTCTGGTAGCCAGGATGAATCCCCAGATTGTCTCAGCCAGGGCACTGGACTCTCCGGCGTTGTCCGACTCACACTCGATCGTTATGGCCATGGAGACCATGCAGTGATACGCTTTAAGACCAGTTCGCTCCCGAGTGCTGGCCAGATTGTCCACAGAGGTTTTCATAACCTTCAGCGACCCACCCCCACGGCCCACGTAGATAGCGGGTCGGTAGTTACGGACAGCCTTCTCAGTGTTGTAGGAGGACTCAACCACGACTTTACGTGGTGAACCATCCGGTGGCGGAAAGCCGTCCTGGTCATCCGCCGGCCGGTAGTCGGGATCATAGACCCAGGGCATCGGGTAGGCGTCACGCAGGGCCAGGCGTTCTCTTATGGCGAACACCCACAGGCCTATGATAGCCAGGGGGCTTCCGACAAACACATCGGCGCCTTCTGCTTCCAGGCGGGGCAGGGCGTGGTTACGGCCGTCTTTACCTGTGAGTATCAGGGGCATCTAAAACCATCCTTGATTTACCCAGGGATCTACCGGGATGCTGTATTCTACGGAAGTGGTGGCTATCTCAGAAACCCTGAGCTCCTGGTGTACCACCTGAGTCTGTATAGAGGTGTTCATTTTACTGTCCACTATGAAGCGCCGGTTATCCCGCAGAAACACCAGTATGTCTTTGGGCTGCACTTCCGGGATGTAGGGCAGCATAACCTGGAGGTATCGTGTCTCAACTGTGCCAGCGGAAGCCACCTGTTCATCAGGGCCAGCCTCTGTGCGAGAGCCAAAGGTGTATACAGGGCTCCAATAGCCGGTCACAATACCTGTGCCGTTGCAGGTGGCGCAGTGGGAGCGGGTAACTTGCCCTGTAGCACTTTTGCAGGTGCAGGCAGTGCCCCACCAACGGCGCTTCAGGATAGCTACTTCCGTACCATTGCCTTTACGCAGCGCCACATTGGCGTCCCGGCGCAGCTTGCGGATGATACCTTCCCTGCGCTGATCAGCAGCGCTACCGGATAGCTGCTCTATCACAGTAACTACACCCTCATCGGCGTGGGTGGCAGTGACCTTGTAATAGTGTATGTTGCGGAGATCCATGAGCCCGGGGTGCGTCCTATCCGCAGGCGCCGAGAAGGAATCGTCCATGTAGTAGAAGGTGTCCGTCAGAGGCGTTGTGGTTAGCAGCTCCCACGGCCCTTCAGGGCTGGCAGAACTCTCCACTGTGAAGGTGTAACCTGTGGCGTGGGTTATGCCGGACAGTGTCCACTGCAGGTAGACCTTACGTGGCCACAGCCCCACTAACCGGGTAAACTTTACAGCGTATTGTCCGGTCTTATACTTCTGCCGGTTGACGCCATAGGTCTCTGAGAGTGGGTGTACCATTTACCGGAACCACCGTGCACAGTAAGCATAGCCGGATCCCAGACCGTTGCTGATATCACGCCCGTCACCCATGATGGACTCGAGATTCTCCTGCACTTTGATGCGCTGGGCGTAAGTGGCGAACTCTTCCTGGAAGTGCTGCGCCCACCGCATGTAGATGGTCTCTTTCTCATCCAACCCCACAGGCTCGATGTTGCCGTCCCGGGTCTGCATCTGATTACGCGCCTGCCTCAAGCCCTCGGACTTGAGCAGAAACCCGCAGGTTCCGCACAGCAGCACATAGCCATTGATGATGGTGGGGTCCTCGATGAAAGAAACAGGGGGTATTGCATTCCACTTATACACCGTCAGGCGGATAGCTCGCTCGATGTCACTGTCGAGGAATTCCACGTTGTCGAGCAGGATGTTATGCTCCGGGGTATCCCGCAGAAACATCCGGATGTCATCTGAGATCAGACCAATATTATTCTTCGGCACAGTTACAGGCATCAGCGTCCCTCTTTCAAGGCCCTGCGGGCACTTCAGGCTCTTCCGGCGGCGTTGGCTCTGCAACCACCACTGCGACAGTCGTCGGCCCGTAGGCATTGGACTTGAAGATATATATTACCCAGGAGCCTGCGGAAGCCTCAATGGGGGCCTTCCAGTCTCCATTTTCGTCAGTTGTTGTTTCCCCGAGCCAGGTGTCGAAATCCCCAGCAGCGTATTGGATAGCAGAAAAAACACGGACAGTGGCGTCCTCTATAGGATCGCCAGATTGATCCACAACGCGTAGAGCATTTGCAATGGGGTAATTATGGGATAACGCTGCCAAAACAAAACCTCCCTGAAACTGAGAAACAACAGCTTAATTATAGGGGATAAAGTAGAGAAGCGTGGAACTAGACTGTCGGTGGGTAAACAGGCTGGTAGGAGGGGGGCTCAGAAGAGCCGGTCATAGCCGACCCAAGAGCTGCACCGCCAATGCCGGTTCCAGCGTAGCTACCCACACGAAGAGCCTTTTTGGACTTGGGGCTCAAATCCCTGAGCCACGCCTTGAGCTTGGCCGCAGCACCGGAACCTTCAATCGGGGCAGCAGATGGAACCCCCCGAGAAACTTCCGAGCGGCCTCTTCGTGCAGCGCGGCGGGCAAAGAATTTAGGGGACACTTTCATAGCGGCCTCTTTCTTTGTCCGGAAATTCTGAAGAGCTTCCTGTGCTTGTTTAAGCATGATACTTTACCTCCGAATTAGAAATCAAACTCAGAGGAATTATAGTGTAAAGTCAGGGGGTGGAGAATCAGGAAAGTTGGGTTTTAGCCCAGGAGAGAATCTTCTTAGAAGCCGACGCAGACAGACCGAGGTCTACCAGTGCGTCTTTTGTGGAGTTTGCAAGAGATTCGACCGAGTCGAACGCCTCGAGAAGAAGATCGATATTAGTCTCCGTGACTCCCGGCACCTCGGTGAACACGTCACGAAGTGTTTTTCCGGCCGTCTCAGGAGCGGGCTCTTCCGCGGGGGAAACAGTCTCTACCTCTTCTTCCGTAGCAGTGTCCGTAGTGGCCGGGGAGATCTCTTCCTCAACTGCAGGGGCTGGTTGGGCCTCTACCGTTACGGGAGCAACTTCCTCAGGCACTTCTTCCATAGCTACTACGGGAGGATCGACTACTTCAACCACTTCCGGAGCACTCTCCCGGGGGATGGCGGGGGCAATAGGCTCCACCGCTTCAGTGATACCTTGAGTGACCAGCTCGAGGCTACTTCCCTGCGGAGGCATAAGCCTCCGAACAGCAGGATGCGCAGCTGTCGCCGGGTGCACTATGATGGTCTCACCGGGGTTTACACGGAAACCACGGACTTGACTAACAACGACAATCCCGTCCGTTACGTTTTTGATCTCTTCGAACTTCATAGCAAACCTCACAAGCCTCAGGTAAAGCTGATTTCCTGGATCGCCAGACGGTTACCGATACCGAGACCGAGAGCCTCATAGCTCCAGAACTCAATAACGTCCGCTTCCTGTTTGATGTACAGAGTAGCATCCTGCAGGAGGTAGTAGTTACCCAGGAAGTTGTTGGGAGCCTGGGGAGCAAATACCCACGCCTTGTCGGGCGAGTAGATGTCCTTTTTGATCGTCGTAACGACCGGGAGGCCCCACAGTTTCTGAGTGGACTCGATACCCTCATCGAAGTGCCGCTTCGCGATGTCGTGACCGACAGTCGTGGCCGGCAGGTCAAGAGCGTCCATGTAGCGGGCCTTCGTCATGAGCATTTTGCCCACAGGAAGGGTGCGCAGGAGCAGCTTCTTGGCCGCATTCTTGAAGGTAGAGCTTGCGAACGCCCCGGATGTAACCTGTTCGGCCACGTTGGCAGAAGTGATCGCAGTGATGAGTTCCGCGAACTTCTTGTCTTCCTGGTCGGCCATGTCTTTAACCGAGTTGTCGGACAGGATCTTGCGAATGTCAGACGTGTAGGTCATGAGCTCGAACTTCGATTTCGTGAAGCGCTGTGACTCGATTTTACCGAAGTAAACCGAGTAACGGGGCCCACGGAACCAGGTCCGACGACCGGTGCCCTGGAACTGTACGAACGTCGCTACAGAATCGGGCTCCTTGTCGATGATCTTCTTCGGCTGGTCGCTGTTCTCATCGCGGTCGAGCTGGTCTTCCGTGATTCCTTCCGGAACGATGATTTCGCGAACGGCCGCCGACTGACGGAGTTTCTGACGAATGAATGCCGAACTTTCGGCTTCGGCCTCTTTGATCTGTCCTTCTTCAAGCTTACGGATGAAGTTGGAATTGATGAAGGAGGCGGAGACTTCCGGGTACTGTGTCATGTAATCCATGATAGACCTCCTCCGATTATGGTTTCGCAGGGTTGATGCCCTGCGGAACGATTACGTTAACGACACCTTTTACAGTGTCTGCGCCATCTTGACCAACAAAGCCCACGATCTGTTCGCCCTGGGCTGCCACTTTCCACTGACCGGACGTACCGGCGGAACCGACGCCGAGAGCCACACCGGGGGTCATGCCCGCGGAGGTAGCGCCAGCGAGGTTGTCAGCGATGCTGAGCTGGAACTCACAGCCACCCTGGATACAGGTGATCTTGTGGACCAGTGCACCGTCGAAATCCACGTCGCCGTCGATCGCAGTGAACATGACCGAAGGGAAAGCTCCGATCAGAGCGGTGGCGCTGGTAGCCAGAACGGCCTGACCGGCCGAGTTCATGGCAACCAGAGTACCGGCTTTGATGGTGCCAGCGACGGGAGAGCCCTCGCTGTCAATCCATGTAGCCGCAGGGTTTCCCGGGTATACCGGGAGGACTACCAAAAGCCCTGCCTTCGCATTTGGGTGCGGGTCCCGTCCGATGATATCGAACTTAGAGTTAAGAATAGTCATTTTTGCATCCCTCCTAATTGAGTGCGGTTTATATCAATCACGCTGGACTCATCCTCCAACGTAACCAATCAAATATTAGCTCATTATGAAATCCAACAAACGAGAATCGGCATCATATCCGTTCTGAGATGCTACTTTTTCCGTTGTAGCAGGCTCTCCCATAGACTCCACACGGTCTGAGCGATCCCCACCGGCGAGCTTCTGAAGCAGTGAAACCACTTCCGGGCCCATCTCGGCCATCTTCGTAACCGTCTGCGGATCCACCGAACTCCCTACCATCCCCGAGAGGTTGGAGGCTATCTTCTGTGCGGCAGCATTCTGCTGAGCGGTAGCGATCTGATATGCAGCGGCCTCTGAGGACTCAATGTGAGCCGCAGTCTTCTCCAGAAGTTCAGCTGCTTGAATCAATAAGTCGTAGTTTTGCATTTGTCAGTTCTCCTTAAAACAAGCTTCCGCCGGTAGCATCGCCCGCGTTCAGGTCGATGGGGGGCGCATTGGTTTCGGCCACAGTCGGTGCCGGTGTCGGAACTTTCTTTTTCGGGTCGAACACCATGCCCTTTATGGGCCTATCCTGCTTGTCCATGTACTGGTAGTAGGTCTTCTCATCTACCGGGAAGAACTTGCCACCAGGTCCAGGCAATTCAAAAGTATTCTGCGCTTCCTGCACAACCTGATCCCCGTAAACCTGACCACGGGCCTTAGCGGCCCTTTCGGCGTTCTGTTGAGCAAGAATAGGGTCAGCCTGATTACCAGTAGTCCCCGCATCGGCGCTCCGTACAGTCTCACCACGAGCCTTTGCAGCAGCAGCTTCGCGATCGATAGCAGCCAACCCCGCAGCGTCGCCACCCACCGGCACCGGGGGTGCTTGTTTGACAGGCGTTCCGGTAGTGGGATCTTTGGCGACCATGTTCGGGAGCACCGTGGGCCTCGGCTGTTTAGCCTGGGGCGGAGGTGCGGGAGCTGCCGCGGTCTGTCCCGTAGGGGCAACAGGAGCTTTCCCCGCCGTAGCAGGCGCTTGTGCGGGTGCTTGAGCAGGAGCAGCGGGCTGCTGCGCCATCTTATCCATGACACTCGCCAGGCTGATCAAACCCTTAGCCCCGGCAAGAACCTGTGCACACTTGATAGTATGCGCATACTTCTGCTCGGCGGCTTGTTTTCGCAAGCCAGCGGCAGCTTCACGGAGTTGGGTGACCATATTATTGTTGTCAGCCATCTTTGCGCCCCATCAGATTCTTGGCAAAAGAAAGGACATCTTCGTTCGTAACATCCGGAACCGCGGATTGGCTTCTAAGAAGGTTGGCCACCTTCTGAAGCTCTTGCGCCAACGGAACGGTCATGCTCTCAGTTGCAGCTGCCTGCTTAACCAGAGCGGAATCCGTTCCCTGGATGGCGGCTTGTACGATGGCATCTATGTTCAGTTTGCGTGACATGTTATCTTACTGGCGATTCGGGTCGAAGAGTTGATTCAGGCCTTCACGAATAAGGGGCCGGGGAGCCGGGTTCCCTGCCATACGGGTGTCCGGCTGGGCTTTAATCGTGGCGTTTCCACCGCGGATCTGCGGAGCCTGATCCATGTTCACAGTGGCCAAGGGGCTGTTTGCAGGCAGTGGGTCGTTACCCTCATCAATACCGTTAACAACGGCTGACTGCTTCAACAGCTCAATCATGATCTCAGTCTCAGCTGCGCCCTTCAGGAATTCTTCCTGGAGTTCACTGGCGATTTTGTCTTCAGCCTCTTTGTAGCCACTTTCGTACTCTTCAGCGAGTTTCTCGAGAACCGGCATCAGGTTTTCCTGCTGGGCGAATTTCACGAGATCCTCTGGGGAGAGAGCTTCAGAAGCAGCCGCCAGTTTCTCAGCGCCGGACTGGAGATACTCTTCGTACTCGGCCTGTTTCTGCATGTCGCTGTTAGCGGGGGCGTGGCCCTGCTCCAGGCTATCGAGATATTCCGCGGCTTTCTGAATACCAGCTTCGATACCGGCGTTGTAGCCGATACGGGTGGCTTCTTCCACGTCGCTTTCACTGTAGCCACCAGCAGCCGAAGCTACCTTGGCCATTTCACCTTCGTAAGAACCGAAGCGGGTGATGATAGCATCGGCCATCGCCTGACCCATCATGGAGGCATGGGCGAGCTCAGCCTGCTTCTCGGCGCCGGAGAGTTCCGCGGCGATCTTCAGGAGATCATCGACCGCGTTATTCTGCGTGGCGGGCTGAGTATTCGTTACTTGAGGTGCCGGGGCGCTCGCTGTCTTTACGCTGCCCGTGCGTTCCTGTTCAACCTGATTCAGAATAGTTTGTAAATCCATCTTGTTTTTCCTCTCCGTCAGAGTGTTACGCACCTAATCATAGGGTGCGAGTTATAGTTCAACAACACAAAAAATCAGCCATCAACTATTATCCAACCCAGCCATTCAGCCAATTTATCAAGGTCAACTTCGGGTAGAGTTACCGCGCTGTCCGGGGTAGCTACCATCTCAGGCAGAATACTGGCGATTTTTTCTCCAGAGGCCAACTGTGAGAGTTTAACTGATGCCGTACCACCTCTAAGGCCTTGTAAGGTGCCCTCAATAGAAGGCCGCACAGCATTTTCAACACTACGCACAGCCTTCTGTACGCCTGTTCTACCCAGACCTTTATGCAGTAAAGCCGACCCACCGAGCAGGGAGATAATGGGATGGTTACTGGTGAATTCACCGGCAGTATCCATCATGCGCCGCGGCAGCGGCAGGCCCGGATGCCCTAGGGGAACACCATCATAGCTACGACGTTTCTGGTCATATGCCAGAGCAGCCATGATGCCCAGCATCGTCATTGTAGGGATAGCCACGGGGTACTTACCCATAGTGTTGGCTACCGTATTTGCCACAGAGGACATCTTGGACAGCTCTGTGGTGATAGGCACCGGTACACCCTGGTCTGTCATGTAGTGCTTGCCCATTGTAGGACGCGCAGCATACCCTGCAGCAGCCAGGCCGGCGGCAAGCAGCGGGTGTTTGATAGGACCTACCGACATACCGCCCTTGGGCAGTGCACTACCGATCAGCTTGTAGGCGCCACCCAGTAACGCCGCTCCCCCCAACGTCTTAAGGAGGTTGGCACGAGCGATGTCATCATGAGACCTTATAGCAGCCCCACGGGTGGTAGCATAAACCTCTCCCGTAGCGGGATCTGTCAGTGTAAACTGTGTGGTCTTTCCGGGATCCTGTTTCCAATCTTCAGGAATGGCACGACGCTTGAGGTACTCATAAACACCCCCGCGTTTCTCAACGAAAGGCGTAAGGGTATCAGTCAAGTCTCCACGAACGTATTCCGGGCCGAAAGCCAGAGCGCCGGTCTTAGCTAACTGCTCCATGATCTGAGGATGGTCCTCCAGCAGTTCAATAACTCCGGACTGGACGACTCCAGCGTTGTCGAGCATCCGCTGTGATATCTTCTGAATATGCCCCTGCTTGTAAGCGCTGACCTTCAGGAACTCAGCAGCGCTTAACTGCATCCCCCCAACGGCCATCGCCGAAGAGACGACCTCAGGAAGGGAGTAAGAGGCGAGCTTCTGTACAGTCTCCTCGGGGAGATCCGGGGTGTTCGCCGCAATACCCTGGGCATAGGGGCGCATCTTGATAAGGTTCTGATACTCTTCGGTGGACATATTGTCCGGGATAGAGTCTACAGACACTCCACGAACGACCTTATCAATAACGGCCAGCTTCTTTGCCGCCAGTTTCTGCTGCTCCATCCCGTCGAGATACTCCCCCGCCGCGGCGCCGGAAATAACCTCGTAGGCCTGGTTGTTGGCAACCTTCTTGAGCATGAATGCTGTGGCGTCTGCTGGCCTGAACACCCAGGAGATATCAAAAAACTTGGGAGAGGGATTCAACGCAGCCACCTTCTTACCGTCGATGACTTCTTTCATCTGAAACTTGAGGTGGTTGCAGTATTGGGCGCGGGTGGGAGCCGTATTCCCACAAATCGTGCAGCGATCGAACGGGACCCTGGTGCCCATACTCACAGGCGGAAACTCACCAGCTGCAATGCGCTCTGCGAGGTCAGGGGCTTTAGAATTATCCAGATCCACCACGAGTTCTACGCGGTGCATTGTAGGATTCCAGAAGGCCCTGAGAACTTTACCCACAGCTTTTTGCGGGTCTTTATTTACATGGTGCCGGAAGTTGTGCGCCGATTCAAACGACTTGTAGTGCTGCACCAGCGTCTCTTTGTCGCTGATCCAAGGGGGATTCAGGTGCGACATATAGGGGCTCTCAGGAAACCCATCGCCATTGCGGTTCTCACCGTAAAACTCCCACGACCCCAACGCCAGAACGTAGACAATACTGTGGCCTGGGATGGGGGTGATAGTCTTGAAATAGTCGTTGGCCACGCTGGCATGTTTGGTGAACTGCTCATAGCACGGCTTACCATTGGCCCAGAGAACTACGGGCTGGATGGAAGCTTCCCCGGTAGGGAAGTAGGGATCTATTTCGACTATCTTATGCATCTATCGCCTCTTCCTATTTGCCACTGAAGTCGATGGGCGGCGGTGTGTATCCTGGAAAAGAATTACTGAAAGGGGGCGCCATGCGATTCGTGGAGTCCTTCTGGCCCTTCTGCTTATTCGCGGCATCTGGCGCCGGTGCTGGAGCCGGAGCCGGAACCGGAACTGGAGCTGTAGCCGCCGCTTTCTGCAACTGATGCAGAGCGATCAGGCCATCGCCGATACCCTTCCAGCGTTCCTGCCGCTCTGCGACTTTCGTGCACAGGTAGGCAGTGACGTTCTCCAGGGTGAGCTCTTCACCAACCAGATGCTCGGCCAGCTTGTGGGTGCCATAGGTGGCTACGGCAACCTTGATGCTGTCGGGCATATAGGCCATCATGATTCTGTCGAGTTCCTGTTCGTTAACCATTGCCGTTACCTCCAGCTTCCGCCGCCGTGAGCCAGCGCTTTTTTAATGGCCGTCTCAGCAGTAGCCAGGCCTTCAATTGTTCTGTAGTCGATCGCGCCACCCATCATAATAGCGTTCCTCAGGAAAGACAACACGGCGTGTGGGTCCGTACTGAGGGTGGGCGCAAACCGGGACATCGTGGCGTAGAGCTTCTCCAGGTCGCCGGGGTGCTCTGTCTCATAGCGCTTGAGAGAGGGCTCAGTTTCCAGAAGGCGCTGGAGAATAGCCACCCGTGCTTTACGGTGTACGGTCATATCCTTGATGTTGTTGTGGGCCGCTACCATTCCACCGATGCCGGCGTTGGTAAGCTCAGCACCTACGGCGCCTGCAAAACCACCCGTGAGGCCCATGAGCATTCCACGTCCAGCAGCCTGGCCCAGACCCATTTGGGGGTTAGAATCGGTTGGACGGTGAGCAGCCTCTTTGGCCATAAGTCGGAACTCGTTAAGGGCCAGAAGATGTGCGTATTTCCCAGTATAACGTTCCATGAGTTTCTCCTCCTCATCTTTGATCTTGTCTTTAGTGCCGGACACTGAGGCTCCCACGCCGGCAACACCGGTGGCCGTTACCACTTTAGAACGCAGAGAGCTCTTTGCTCCCGCATTCCCGACACCCTTAACAGCTTTTTCCCAGATACTCATCAGCCCACCTTCGGTGCCATTTTTACGGCATTTTCAATACCCACCGCCAACCTCTGAACAGTCTCTCTGTCGGCCCTGGCAGTCTTTACAAGATTAAGTATATCGCGGCATTCCGGATCCTGTACAGAAACATGATACTCGATAACGTGCGCCACCTTCTCCGGGTCGCCCAACAGCCCTGCGGACATATCCATGCTGTTGTAGTGGCGCAGCATCTTCAGCTCGGGAAGCACATCTGCACCCAAAGCCGCCACGGCGTTCTTCTCGAAGTTGTCTACAGCCATCTTGCCGACGTAAGTTACGCGCATGAGCTGTGCCGCCTTTTCCAGCTTATCTCCCCAGGCAATCTCAGCCTGACGCTGCTGATCCCGCATGATTTCACCAGCACGCTTGAACATGGCTTTGAGCTCAACCGGATGTACATCCGGACCCACAGCACGTTCCACGCCGATGTGCACCGTTTCAGAGGCGGTCTTTGTCAGTGGGGCTTGTTTCATGCTCCCGTAGTAGTCGAGGGCGCGGTCGTAGGACTCGTCAGAGGCTACCTTGCCGAGACCGGACGTGTCGGCCTGAGCCAAGCCTCCCAGTTGAGAAATGACCTGCTCGGGATCCCCGACGGTGAAATTGAACATCCTGTCCGGAGCGCCCTCCGAGGCGGCCTTACCGAACATGTTCTCGAAGACGGCCACATTGGACAGACGCACCAGTGTACGGATACCTTCGGGGTTAAGCCCGTTATGCTGGGCCAACTTGAGAGCGAGGTCATTAACGCTTTGAGCCCCACCCGAAGAGGTGTGTGTGTTACCGATCTCCTGAGCTGCGCTTTCAAACTGTTGTCTATTCCACATGGCTTAACTCACTTTCAAGGCACCTTCTCAGTGCATGATATCCGTTAAAGGTACTCCGAGCTCTTTCGGGTTAACTACATTCTTCCGCTGTTCGATGGCCAGGACAGCGTCCATAGAAGTGTCATTGTCGGTCTTGGCATTCCGCAGTTCCATCACGGACTTAACAGCAATAGCTCCCCACTTGAAAGCCTCTTTCGCCGCGGCGGAGTTCACAGAAGATCCACGAGCTACCATAGCCTTGGAATAAGCTGTCATTGTCCACCTGGAAAGGATCTCTTTCTCGGGGATCTCCATCACGTCATTGCCCATGGTCCAGTAATCCATCAGCACGGAAGGCCCATAGGCCAGACCCACTTCAATCTGTCGCCGGACGTCATCGGTAGCTTTGTTGGCAGCATAGTATTTGCCATACAGACGCCACTCCATCTTGTTCTTGAGCTGAGTTCTGTCCATGAACAGAGACTCAAAAACACGCAGGACTTCGATCCGTACGCCGGTGCCGTAGAGTATCTGATTAAGGGTAGCCCCGCTGAGAAAAAAAGAAACAAGGGTGTCCCTCTCATAGGGGACATGGAACAGGTAAAGGGCTTCACGGATAATATCGTCCGGCTTGGCACCGGTGATAACATCGTAAACTTCCCGCAAGAATACCTCTTCAGGTGGCGTCTTTTCCTGAACTGCCTGTTGGACCTTTTCCCAACGCCAGTCCGGCGGTAGCGGGGCGGAAAACTTAAGCATCAGGTTGCCTGCGGCTGTTCCTCTGATGTGCTCTGTGCCGAGCTGTACTTATTCAGCTGCAGCACCAGCTCACCCATGTTTTTAAACAGGTTACGCAGCCGATCTTCCAACTGCGTGAAAGCCTCATCACCGACGTTCTCTTTGGTCTCACGCTCTTTAACCCACAGGGTGAGGAGCACACGACCCAGGTTATCCAGAGCTTTCTCAAGCTGTGGGATATAGGAAGCTGTGATGTCCTGGAACACAGGGGCGGAAGCCACCATGGCAATAGCCCCGGCATCCATAGTTCCCTGGTCCTGAAGACCTGCAGCCTGCTCCACAAACGAGGGGTTAACCTGCTGCTGAACCTGTTCCGGAGAAAGGTCGCCTTGCTCCATGAACGCCGGAGGAGGCGGCTGGGGCGGCGGAACCGGTGCGATCGCCTGTGCAGCTACCTGCGGAGACTGCTCAGCACCAGCGGGAATTTGACCGTTGGAGGCTCCCGACAAGGCCATCGAACGCTGCTGAATGCCTTGCAGAACCTGCATCAGCGCTTGGTTCTGCTGCATTTCCATGTCCATCTTTTGCTTCATCTGCTCCATCTGAGCCTGGTTCTGCTGCTGAGTCAGTTGGTTCTGCTGAGTCAGATTCTGCAGAGCTTCCCCGATAGCAAGATCTGTCGGGGAGATGGGGGCAGGCGCTGGCGCTTGCTGTTGAGCCTGCTGAGGATCCCCACCCTGCGACCCGGGTTGATCCGGCTGTGCTTTGATAGGTGCCTCAGAACTTTGCGGGGTTTCGGCCGACAGCTTATAGAGCAGGCGACCGAGGTTGTCCATCGCTGTTTTGTCCAGGATGTAGGTGTTGGCGTGGCCATACTTCTGGGCGTTATTCAGCACTCGGGTAGAGTCATCAATAGACAGGTGGTACATTGTAGCCACCTTCTGAAGGGCTTCGCCCAGGGTGAACGCATGGCTGTGGCCATCGATCCACCACTCATTGTGTCCTGCGTGCTTCACACCAGCTACCGCGGCGCCAGCATCTTTGAAGATAGACTTGAGCCATGAGCGGAAGCGGGTGGGATCCGTGATGATCGACTTAACGAACTGCGTCATCTTCCGTTTGTATTCCCAAGCCTTCTCACCCTTGGCTCCTGGGATTTTCACGAAATGAGCATCATTGGGCAGGAACACACGGGTGCCGCCGGTCTCTGTGTGGGTGACAACGATCTTACCCTTAAGGGCCTGATCCTCGGCACCCCGAACAAACATAGTGGGTTCCCCGTCCGCGGTTACCGTGGAGATGCCGTTGGCTTTAATCACCTGCGATACCACAAAAGGCTCTGTACACTGCAGGCCCCGGGGAGACGGGTTGATAAAGAAGCCATAGTCCTTCGGCGCGGGGGTATCACCCTCGGTGAAGTATTTGGAGATCTTGGCTTTCAGCAGGCCATTGCTCTCACTGGGGAAGAGGGGGTCTCCAACCACTTTGTCAGACACAAAGATCTTGGCCATGTCCTTGCTGATAACCAGGAACTTCTTAGCTTTCTCTTTAGGATTGAACGGGTCCGGATTATGATAGGCTTCTACCTCCATACGCCGCTCTATGGCGCTGGGGGTCTCTACCAGCGGAACTGCCAGATAGTTCTCGGCGGGACCGTCCAAGGAGTAGATTCGGAGCCAACCGGCGCCGGGGCCCGGAGCCGAAAGACTGACTGTACCCTCCACCTCTACTGCGATCTTATCCAGACCGACACGGGTGTCTTTAATGGCCAGACCGTACTGCCGGATCGTCGAGAAGGCCTCTCCGGCCATCTTTCCGAACACTCTCTTGAGGTCTTCTTTGGAGGCTGTCTTGGTCAGTACATCCAGACTCCCATTAAGCTCCAGAACTGCCTGTTTGATCTGCCCACGCATTGTGTGTTCTGCAGCATTTCTGGTGTAACCGCTCTGCATAGCTTGAATCAAAGCGGTCTTCCCATAGCAGCTTGCCAGCTTGGAGAACATGCTGGGGTTTTTCTCGAAGGCCAGCTTGAGGCCATCCAGCGCAACTTTGGGGGCAGCACTGATAACGTCCAGGAAGTGCATCTCGGAGGCTTCGGCCCGCTTGGTCAGCTGGCGGAGCATCCGCGGAATATCCGACTCAGCATCATCAGCATAGCCTACGCGGCCATACTCTGCAGTAGGAGGCTGCACCAGATTTCGGATGTTAACGTCGGTAGCTGCACCGGGAGGCATGTCCTGACCGCGGCCCATTTCCGACAAGGACAGACGAGCCAGCTCGTTGATCCAGGCGGTGCTGAGCGGGAGGAAGATTCCCAGGTTTTTACTGTAAAGAATTTCCAGGGGTTTAAGGCGGCTATCCCCGAGAACTGCCGGGATGTAGACCGTCAAACCATCCTTCACCAGGATGAAAACACCCAGAGCATCACCCTGTGTAGCATCCATGTTCAGGATCTTAAAGGTAACGATACTGGGGGCCAGATCAGCGAAGCGGGAGAACATGACCTGATAGGCCATGTCCGAGAAACGCTGCTTGAACATCTGCTCCATGGCCTCAGGCCCTTGGGGCTGCTGCTGGTTGCCGTAAGCCTGAACTTCAGGTGACATTTGAAAAATACCGGGCATATCAATCCTCCAAGGTAATTGAATTGGGCACTAAAGCAACTTAATTATAAGGGCTTGAAAGGGAATTGGAAAGCGTTTTCGGGTGGGATAACGTAGGACTACAGAAGAGCAGCGCCTACTTTGCGCAGATGCTCGCGGCCTTCAGGTGTGGAAAGCAGGTAGTCCATCGCCTGTTTGGTCCCGACATCGGCCGTCAGCTGATTGCTGACAGGAGCAGAAGCACCGGGCTCACCGCCGGGATGACCGACGATAGTTCCCACATTGGCTCCCTGCGGAATACTCTGAGCACTGTGACCCATGCTGCTGGCAACGGCGCCCGGAATATTGATGTTGTCCGGGAGATCCTTGCGCGGGGCCGGAGCTTTACCCAGACCAGTGTCGCCACCGGAAAGAGAAGCGCCATCAGCAGCGGACTTACCGAGGTGAGCGAGGATCGCGGCAAGCTTGGACACGTTGCCCATCGGGGCATTTTCCTGTGCGCCAGGCTGAACGTCGCGTTTCATTTCCTGACCAACGGCGCCGGCTGCGGTGTTGAAGCGGGTGCTTCCCGGCTCGCCGGTGTATTCCGCCGACGGGTAGTTTTTGGCGTCGATCTCGGCCTCAGCAGTAGCACCGAGTTCAGGTTTCGGAGGGGTCTCACCCGGAACCATCGGTCCACCGGTCGAAGAAGACTCCTCAGCAACTTTCTGCATGAGGGTATAGATCGATACCGCGGCGGCATCAGCATAGTCCAGAGAAGCAGAAGCTTGTTTGAGCTCTTCTTCTTCGGGACCGATAGCCGCAGGATCGGCGTGCTCATTGATTGTCTGAGCTACTTCCACGATCTGATCCAGCACGGCTTTAGCCTGCTCAGGAGAAAGACCATCCGGAGGAGTGAGTTCAGGAACTTCTTCCTCTCCCATATTATCCGCGATGGCGTCCGCAGCTTCGTCTTCAGCAAACTTGGTCGGCCAGGAGACGATACCTTGGCGGGTCAGCTCGTGAACCATTCCACGGATATGTGCGCGTTTATAAATTCCCATAATAATCCTCCCAAGTGGGTTTCGGTGTTGCTCACCGGCTGTTACACTGAACCAATTATATAGCAGTTTGCCTGGTCACCCAAGCGCAATTCAAAAATTAATATCTCACCGGGCCCGGTTCCCCACCATGCTGTTCCGGGTAAATAGTGTTACCGGCACCAGTAAGATGCCCGACACCTGTACCAATAGCGCCACCGATCTGGCCCCCGGCCATCCCACCACCGATAGCACCCAGAAGACCCAGCGGCCCGAAGGCAGCCAAGCTGAGAGCACTGCCACCGAGGCTCTCTCCCAGGCGCTTGGCTTTATCACCCTCGGCATCCCCGGCAATGCTGCCCGCTTCATAGGCCGGAAGGCCGTAGAAGAGCGCCTTGTTAAGGAGCCCGGGTGCTTTGAGTCCTTCACGAATCAGTCCACCTTCGCTGAGGGCTTTGCCACCTTTCAGTTCGTCATAGAACTGGCGAGGTTTACCGATCATAAAATTCTTAACGCTGCTGCCAACATCTTTGAGTTTTACGTTTCGACCTTTTTGTATCAGGCCGCTTATGGCATCGCCTATGGCGTTGAGGCCTTTACCCATGACTGCGCTACCGCCGGGAACACGCAAGGCCACCTTCTCGATACCGTAGCGGTCATATGCTGAATCTTGCCCCAGTTTGTAGAACATCTCAGTAACGGCCATCTTCACCCTCTCCAAATTCAACACCGTAAGTATACGCCGGGACTGGATGTGTACCATGGATATTTGATTCTTCACCATATGCAGCGGCTTGCATAATGGATCTCTTGAGACCCTGGTGAGCCATTCGGGCAATCCAATCGGAATGTTTCTTGGGGGCGCTGGTGGCTGACATCATCACAAACTCAACCCCCGGAGCCCTCGGTGATACTATCACCTGATCTATACCTTTTTCGATCAGCTTGCGAGACACCTCGTGGGTTATATGCGTTCCAGCCGTGTAGCCTGGATATGCAATACCCAAGGTTTCTCCAATAGCTGCCTTGGTGGGCAACTGCTTGGTGTCCTCTCTGAGCACCTTCCTGAGAGCATTGTATGATACAGTGTCCCCCTTCAGAAAGTGGGGGGAGTTATCATCAGTGATCAACGCATGGCTCATTACACTCTTGGCCAGCAGCTCGAAGTGGCGGGGATCCATATTCATCCCCTGGCCCTTGTACAAATTATGCAGGGAGCTGACCATGTACCGTCTACCCTCATCCAGACCCTTCAATCGAGTGATGTCGGTGGGGCGAATGATACCTTCGCTGAGGCGGTCGCCCTTAGACACCTGAGCATCCTTCTTTACAAGGATGTCCAGCCCGGGTTCGATGTAGTGCCGTGTTTTTTCTACCGTAACAAAGTGGCCACCCTGCGGCGCCACCTCTACCTTCGTAACTTTGCCCTCAACTTCAGACAGGATAGCCCGGTTCTCAAAGTTCTCCGGCGTTTCGATAATCGCTCGGAAGCCTTTGATCCCCTGAACCTGCTGTTTGTCAGACTTGGCCGTGTGACCGCCATGCTTGGCACTCAAAGCAAACTGTGTCAGTGGCTCCGCCATAGCCTGAGCCGAACGGATACCCACATTGATACCTTTATGGTGTAAATTCCCCCGCTCGTCCAACCCCTGACAGTGCTTACAAACGCCGTCGGGCGCTTCACAGGTCATAGGAGAGCGCACCAGGATCCTGGCGCTCAGCTTGGCTATGGCCGGCTGATTGTTGGGGGTTATTAATGTATTATGTTTAAAGGAGTGAACTCCCCGGGCAAGGTACCTGTCGATAACGTCCGGGGAAGAAGCATCCATCTCCAGGCCGTTGGTGGTTCCACAGTCATCCTCGGTGATAACCTGGTCGGACATATTGACAACCAGCTTCTTTGCCAGCTCGCCCGGCTCAGAAACAGAAGTCATACTGGCAATCTGGTCTTTCATGGATTGCCCGGTGGTCGCCCAATAATCAGCGGGTTTGAGGCCCTCCGAGTAAGTCTTCTCTACCAGCCATGGGATGGGATTGCCGTCAAAATCTCGTACGTAACCAACCCCACCGACGAGGTTGTTATAACCGACCATGTTTCCGCGGGCACCACTCTTGACCTGCAGGGTCAGCGACCCGGGATGCTTATCTGTGAGGTCCATCAGCGCCGTATGTGCCCCGATAGCGGCGTCCTTCCGCTTCTCATCTGTGTTGGCCGCCTTGAATTTTGCAATGTGCGGGGCCATCATCTTCTTACGCTTGGCATAGTCTGGAGTGATATCGTCCAGCCCTATGGTGAGACCCTCAAGAGTAGCTATGCGATCACCCTCGTGCTTAATCTTTTCAATAGATTCAGCATAGGCTTCGGGATTCTGGTGAGCGTATGTCATCATGCTCTTCTTGAAAGCTGACTTTGTTACAGGCCCCCTGAGCTTGTGCTCTTCAGGCAGGTGCTGATTGATCAGATAGCGTCCGTAGGTTTCAGACTTTTCAGCCATTGCTGCGCCCTCGGAAGGTATCGTAGTGGAGACCCTGACCCATAGCACTTACCGCGGTAGACCAGCTGACCGGAGAATTCAGACGCTGCTCAGACGCTGTTTGACCTTCAGTGCTATTATCGCTGTCTCTACGCGGACCCGGCGCTACCATCTTCTGCATGGCACCTACCAGATCTTGCACAGCTTCGGTATCCCGGGAAGGTTCATTCTCAGCAGAGACTCCGGCGATGTCCAGACCCATTTTTTGAAACGCAGCTTCGTACCCAAGCTGATAAGCTGATTTTTCCATTGAGGTGCCTCTCTGCAATAACCACTTGTCCCCGTGAGTTCTGAATATAGTATAGCTCTCATTGGAGGATTCGCGCTTGAATTTTACAGTGTCATCCGTGACCTTCTCTACCAGGATAGGCTCTTTAACAACGATCTGTACAGTGCCTTTACCGTATCCCTTACCTATCTGCTGCGGCCCCGCGGCCCCGAAATTCATAGCATAGTGTGATGTATGTGTCGGAGTCCTGACTGCCAGAAGTTTCTCCCCCGCGGCAGGCAACTTCGCTTTAGGGATAGCCCAGGAGTGCGCATAGGAGGTTCCCGGGTCTACCAGGCGAAGGTCCCAGTGTAGTCCAGCCTTGTCGGCGTGATGTTCCTGGATAACCAGCGTCCATGTCTGCCCTGTACCTTTGGCCGGAAGCGCGTACATCCTTCTGGACCGCGGTACCCCCGGAGCGAACTCTTTCTCTTTCAGGATCCTTGCTACGTCGGCGTGATGGGGCTCGAAGTTGCGGAGTTCCCGTTCAGTCAGTGGCACAGCTACCCGGCCAGTCTCGCTGTTGAGGGAATATTCAGCCCTCAGCGCCCCCATGTTGTGGAACGTGGAGGTGTCGAGCCGTATCTGGTTCGGCTTTGGGGGCTTCAACACCAGCGGCCCCTTGGCCAGCGGCTTCAAGGTGGCTTCCACAATAGCCCGGACTTTGTCTGTGGGCATCTTCCTGTGCAGATCCCCGCGCACATGAAACCCGCGCCCACCCGAGTACGTTATCCGGGTGTCTGAAATCTCAGGAACAGTCCCCAGCGCCTGGGCCACCTGCTGAGTCACGCGTTTCGTCTCATCAAAAGAAACGTCCTTGCCCGGATCTATATCCACCCAGGCTGTCCGTGTGTTCCTCCCTATTGATGGATGGAACTCAGAGTAACGCCGATCGGTGTACCAAGCCAAATCCTGGGGGTTACTGGTATCACCCTTGGCATCCAGAATCTTGATAGGCTTCCCATCGGCGGCGTTGCGGCGCATGATGAGATTATTGTCCCCACGATCCATCACTGCCAGCAGGGGCCTGTTCTGAACCTGTGACAGAATGGCTTCACGTACATGTGGGTCTGAGTAGTACTCAGCGATATCGTGTTTGGACAACGCCATCAGTCTTCACCGGTGATACGCACATGAGTTCCCATGTCTATCTTACCTTCACGGTAGGCCTTAGCAGCTTCCCCCTTGTTCTTGAAAGTCTTTACGGGGCCATGTTTATCCTCGTTAGAGGCATGAGCTATTCCCATGATAGCTTCGTGGCCGGGGAAGGCATATAAGTCGGACTTGTTCTTGTCCCCATAGAGCAGCTTGCCCATGGTGAGGCCTTTGACCTCTTCCACAGCTTTGGCGCCGACGGGGACGTGAATCATCATTGTATCACCGTCGTAATCAGAATTGGTACCCGATTCAACGAAAGGACTGATACGTATGGTTTTCCCGGGTGCAATCTTCGGGTATGCTCCCACCAAGCTGTAGCGGTGGAGCGTAGGGGCACGATTCATCAACACCGGCCGCTCAGCCATCTCCTTCAAAAGGATCTGCTTAGCGGCGTGATGATGGGACTTGACCATTTCTTTGGCTTCAAGCGCGGGATAGCCATTGGCTACAAGACCCTTCACTATGAAATTGGCATACATCTCCCAGAGCATCGATTCAGGCAGACCGATCTCGTTCATACTCAAGGTGTTGTCCGGGACGATTGTACCGCGGCCGGCGAGGTCCTGTCTCCGCTTCATAATCTTGGAGTTGAAGAAGCCTTCCTTGGGAGTATTCTCACCTGAGATGTACGTCAGGAAGCCCTTGTGTTCTCGAGCTTTGGATTTGGATGATATGGGATCATCCGTGCCGTATACAGCCCCAACAGCTTGCTGCAGTGCTGGGCGGAGTTTCTTCTCCTCGGAGGGCAGGAGGCCAGACTTCTTGAGTTCTTTGAACTGCTTATTCGTGTAGATCAGATCTCTGTACAACGGGTTGATATCCCCGTACATGATCTCTTGATTACCGCGACCTGGAATAACGGGGCGCATGACCGGAGGCACAACAGGCACTACGCTTATCGTGTAGGCCTTATCCGGAGACAACTTCATCTTCTGCAAAGCGTGAATGTACTTCAGCTGCTTGACCTCATCGTCCAGAGAGGTGGCCGACTTGGTCTTCATACTGGCCCGGATCTCTTTTTCCTTCTTAACCAGGTCAAGCTTGCGAAGCTGGTCCTGAATGTGGCGGCCACCCTTTTCTTTGAGAACGTCATCCAGTTCGGTGCCGGTCATCCCGAGCAACCGACGGACGGGCTCCTTGAAAATAGGGTTCACCACTGGCTCCACCAGCTTGATATGCCCCCAATTGGTCCCTGAGAGTCCGCCCGTAACAGCGGGGTCGAACAGACCACCGGTCTCGGGGGCGAAGTTCTTGGCTTTAATCAGGGTAGGTTCTTTGATCTCCCCCATCGACATCTCCATGACATCGGCATCGGTGAGAGGTGATGCGCTGAGCACGCTCTTATCCCGGGTGACTTTGACTCCAGCACCAGTCAGCATATGCATGAGCTTATCATAAGCGAAAGGCGCCTTAACCGGCGGCGTCGGGTAGCCCAACTGAACCGCTCTCCAGTACTCATCGTTCTTCTGGCTTTTAAGTGTCGCAGCTTCCTGCAGAACGTTACGTGCATTGTGGGCTACCAGAGCATCAAACTCCATCTTACCATAGGCCTTCGAGCTCTCGGAACCACCCTTGATGGGCTGCTGATTTACGTCGTAACCACCTTCAGTACCGCGGCCACTGAAATTGGACTCAGTGGTCTTCATGAGCTTAAGGATGTACTGCCTACCCACAAACACTTTGGGGATAGTCTTCCCCGAGCGCGGGTCAAACATATCCTCTTTGTCTTTGATATCGTGCTTTTTGAGAAGATCCTTGGCCCACTGCACATTGTCACGGCCCGTCAGGTTCTCCACTACGATGGGCTTGCCAGTCTTCTCGACGACCTTGCCCACTGCGTTCTCTATAATCTGGGAAGGGTTGGCGCGGCTGACAACGCCGGCGGACGTCAAGATGACATCCACGGTGTTACCCGCCTCATCCTTGAGCATCTGGTCATCCGGAACTATCTCGGAAACAACCCCTTTACCACCATACCTGTTGGCTAATTTATCCCCGACTGATACAGGTTCCCTGGTTTTAATCGTAATGGCGACACGCTTAGGGGTCTTCACCACGTCGATAACTTCGCCCTCGTGCTCATGATCCCAGAGCTGCATCTGCTCACGGTAAGGCTTCACCAGTGATTTATGGAGCCGCCCCAGCATCAGGTCGTCGGAAGTCAGGGTGGCTTTACGCAGACCGGCTACCAGCGGGTCGCCCGGCTTAACGATGGTTCCCGGTTTGATAAGACCATCGTCTGTAAGCTTGCTATACTGATCAGCCGTGTACTTGTGTCCGTAGTAGGACCGGTGATGTGCGGCGTGCAAAGACAGGTCGGCGTCCCGGGGAATCACGATCTTGTACATGCGCTCAGAGGTCAGCTTCTTGGCGGCACCCTCACTGACAACGATAGCGTCATTGGAGTTGGCACCGTAGTAGGGCATGTAGGCTACAGACAAATTCTTACCCAGAGCCATCCGCTGATCTTTGGTGAAGTTTGACTCTGTGAGCTGCGTCTTCGGGGTGACATCGTCACCCACCTGGACGCGGGGGGTCTGAGTTAAGTGGGTCTTGGACGCCAAGGGGAAGTGCGTCATGTAAGGCACCTTCACAACGTCATCGTCCTTCTTGGCTGTCTTTTCATGCGCTTTATGCGCCCCGGCTTTGTGCGGCTTGATGTGAATATGGCTGCCGTCAATGTGCACCACTTTACCGTGTATGGGGGAGCGAGCATTCGTGTGCCAGGCCAGCTCCTCTTCCATCGGTCGGCCATTGGGGCCCATAACCTGCACATACGGAGCCTCTCTGTCCACCAGCCCCAGAGCCTGGGTCTGCATCTTGGAGCCCATCACCGATCGGTTCCCCTGCAGAGACTCGATGAAGGGTATCAGGTTAGTGGTCGGGCCGTAGGTGTATGACGTGTGCGGCATCTGATACTTAACCTTCGAGGCATGCACATGGCGAATCTGGCCATCCTGCAGGGCATCAACCATGCCCTTCAGCTCCTGATTGGGGAACGCCACAATCTCATCCTGCATGGCGCCGGCACGGACAGCCCCCAGCTTACCCGTCTTCACGTCGATAACCGGGACGTAGATATTGTTGTCCTTGTCCTTGGAAACACCCAGAGCCGCACGGAGGTCAACACCAGCACGGAAGGTGTCTGGGGTTCGGAAAGGGTCCAGTGCGCCGATGTGGGTGGGGTGCTTCTGCCGGGCTTCCATGGGGATAGCCCGATCGGTACCGATGCCACCCTCTCCCATAGCAGTCACGCGCACCGCGGAGTCCCAGAGGTCCATGGGATTCGTCTGTGTTGGGACAGTCACCAGCTGTGAGCTGTTGATAAAGCGGAGGATGCCCCCGGTGAAAGGCCCCGCCGGCAGAGCCTTGCGGAGCTCGGGAGCTGTTTCCATTTTGAGAATAGCTTTACGCCCGACATCACGAGCATCCAGCTTGATACGCTCTTTGAAAAAGTCATCCGGCCCGTAAATGCCCTTGAAGTCCAGGTTGTCGCGGTCATCGGGATCTGCCGAGTTACGGTAGATGTCGATCAGTTTCTTGGAAGAGTCGAGAAGAGCTTCCGGAGTAACCGACTTATGTTCCTTGCCCAGAGTTTTAGAGTTAACGTGCGGATCCATACCTTGCGTCGCATAACGTGCAAAAATCTCCTTAGCCATAGCCTCGGTATCAGTAGACTCCCGGTGGTATTCCGGAACCATCTTCTTGTACAGAGCGGCGACAGCCTTGTCCTGTTTATGTCCTGTTTCTTTCTCATTCTGGGCGGCCAATCGGTCTCCCCAGGCACGCGAAATGTCCTGTTGAGAAACCCCACCAGCGCGGAGGATCGGATACAACGGAATCTTGGCCGAGGCATACTCGAGCTGAGGTGTACCCTTGACCGGATCCATCACGATATTGAAGTTGGAACCTGTGCGAGTGTTGAAGTTGGACTCCAGAACACCATTGGCCCGCTTGCGGGTATACACCCCGGCCTTGGGGCGCACCTGGTTGGAGATGGAATATTCGTTACCCCCCACGATGATGGTGTGGCGATCAGTAAACCACGGGATCCGGGCCAGAGTGAAGTTGGGCACCTTGTCCACAACCTTACCTTCAGCGTCCTTCATGATCAGCGTTCCGCGGACGTTCTCATAGAGGGTGTCCCCCTGGAGGATAGCTGCCTTCTGCTCCTCGGGGCTGTAGTCCTTCTCCTGATAGTGCAGGTCCTGAACCTCAAGGGACTTCGAGCGGGACTTGATAGGAAAGGACTCCTCCAACCCCTCAACAACCTTCTTACGAATCTGCTCCCGGCGTTTCTCCGGATGGTCAATTATCCTTGTCAGTTCTTCGGTCATGCATTCCTCCGCGGCACACTAAGTATAGAGCCTGGGGCCGTAGATGTAAAACTAAAACAAGAGGCGGGATTTGGTATAAGATAGTAGACAGCACCCACAGGATAATCTTGTGGCGGCAACCCTACGGAGGTGTACCATGTGTACACTGATGCTTCTCGCCGCTTTGGCGGCACCCGTTCCCGCACAGTCCCCTGCGCTCGAAACCCCCTCCGCCCAGGTGGAAACAGCGAAGATGAAACTTCGCAGCAACCCCATGTTCTGGCCCGCCTGGATGTTTCGGCCCTACACCCTTGAGGTGTGAAGCCGCTCGCCTCCTGGATGTAAAACAGCCGGTCACCTGTGTGATAGGCTGTTAACACCCAGGAGGTACTTACATGAAATTTGAGCCTCTGACACCTGCTATCCCGCCCATCAAACGGTGATAGCTTTGAAAGCCTGGAGCAATCCGGGCTTTCTTTTTGCTCAGTCTTTTTTGAAAGCCTGTTCGACGTTGGGAGGGTAGATCTGATTTCTTTTGCGTTCTTCCATCAGTCTCTTTATGCGGCGAGCCTCGTCGGGATCCACTTCCATCCATTCCACATGGACAAAGCGAGCCCCCTCGGTGGGGAAGGGTTCTTTGGAAACGATGGTGCAGTCCCCCTTGAGGTACTTGTCCATGACAGCCTTATATTCTTTGGCCTGGGTGTGGGGGCATTCGTAGTCGCCATCTTTGACAGGCAGGATGGCATGACCTGAAGCCAACGCATTCTGGCAGCGGGCGCAGGCTTCCCAGTCACGCCATATACAGAACACTTTGCTGTACGCCTGATAGGAGCTCTCAACAGAAGCCTTCTCGGGGGGAGTATCTTTCCGAATATGGGGGTTAACCATAGTATCCAGATCGGTTTCCACCGAGAACATGGGCCCCAGTTCCAGGGTGTCACCCCCCGGCCCACCCTGGGAAGGCGCGGGTTGGCTGCGGGCGTTATTGGCAATCGCCAGATAGTTGAAGCCTGAGGATGTGGGTTGTGGCATGGTTTATCTCACCCCTGTTGCGGCTGACCCGGCCCCTTAGCCTGCTGCTTAAGAGCTTGAGTCTGCTGCTGCTGTGCTGTTTCCAACCGTTGAACAACCACAGCATACATGACAAGGTCCTCCGTTTGCAACTGTTTAAGGCGCGATTTGCGTTCACCCTGTTCAAGACCGAGCAACTGTTGAACAACCTGGTCGGCCTGAGAGATGACCTGCTGCTGGTTGTAACCCGAGGGACTCTGCTGCGCTTCGGCGTCAACGCGGATCTGCTCAACCATACTGTTCTGGATGTCCCTGACAGCACGCTGAGTCTCAATTTCAGAGCGGGATCTATCCAGGGTTTCCTGCTGAATTTTATCACGCTCGTTGTCCAGATCCAGCGTCAGGAGCTCAGCCATGGTCTGGTCAGAGATCACCTTGACACCGCTCTGATAGCCGCCCTGCCACAGATTGGCCAGAATCTGCTTGGTGGAGAGGTCGTCCGTCATGCGGAACTTCGCCATACCCACTTCAAGCTTCTCCCACCCCAGAAACGTAGCGCATTTGTCGTCCACCCACTGCAGGAGGTCCAGCAGGTCATTCACATGGGTTTCGAGTTGGTTCTCAATGAGGCGTAGGGTAGCTTCCATTCCAGAGCCCGTCAGCCCACCATAGATGAATTCTTGCGGGATACCCAAAGCCGAAATGATAGCCTTCTCCGCTTCTTGAATTTCACCCAGGGTAAGCAGTGCGCGGCCTTGACCACCAATCTGCACAACGCCAACAGGCACCGGAGCAAACATCATATGCAGCGGGTCTTTGCGCCACGCAGCCATGTTGGAAACCATGTTGTCTTTCCACTTGGAAAGATTCATCTGGGTTACCGGGTCGCCCACGCCGGAGGCCTGCGCCGGGTGTATCACGCGGAAAGGCACCAGGTGGTCCAGGGCGATCGCGGTGTTTGCCTTACGCAGAATCGCCGTGTAGTGGAACAGCGACATGACCGAAAGCAGCGGGGGAAGGCCCCACTGGGGATTGATACCGGCTGGGCCGCCCATCTTCATATGGAAGACGACACCCTTGGAAAACTTGAACTTTTTGTTGGTCTTGACGGCTTCCAGGAAACCAATGGGGAGTGTGTCAATCAGGAACTTGTGTCCACTGTTGATGCGCGTGATTATGTCTCTCGGGATGGTGTAGTAGTAGACGGACTCCCCCGTGATAGGGTTGTATTCAATATCCATCTGCTTCGGATCCCACCGAATGAAATTGACGTGCTTGGGAGAGGTCAGCTTCTTGTCAATGATGTTGTCTTTACCTACCCGGCTCTTCTTATTGCAGCTCGGGCAGTCAAAGATGAACTTCAGTTCCTGAATGTTGAACGTGTACGTCAGCGTTTCGATATTGGTCAGGGTCTGACAGTGGGGGCACCTCAAAAACCGGATGAACGGTTGGTACATGGTTAAGAAGGCGTTCCCGTACACATACTTGTCGAGAGTCGCTTTGATCAACAATTCCCGGGCACGCAGTGTCTTTTCCAGAAGGTCTTTATGCTGGCGACGAAGCGACACGTTGCTTGTGTCGTAGGTCACTTCTGTGATAGGATACTCACCAAACTTACGGAGGGCTGAGTAGATTTGAGGGCTATTGTAAAAGAGGTACTCGCACCACTTGAAGAGATCCTTCAGCTTTTTTGGTGTGAACGACTGCGTGAAATCCTGATAGGGGCTGGGGTGGGTGGCAATATTCTGATTAGTCCCCAGCAAACTGTATGTCTCATTTATAGCCATCAAACGCTCCTTGGAAATTTTCTAACACATGAGATTTTAAATGAAACGTCTCTATATAGCAACAAACATCGAGGTGACCGCTAAATGCTATTTGACTTTACCAGAGTGAACCACACTCCAGTGCTGTTCGTCAAGACAGATAATCCGGAGTTTGGGCGTATCCTGGGTGCTACGCAGAGCAGCACCATCAAAGGTTGGCTCTACCCGGCATATCTCCCCTTTCTCCCCAAGGTGCTCGCCGACATCGGGATCCTGGACAAACAGGCGCAGTATACCCCCGCCGCGGAGGCCTACCTGAAAGAGGTCCGAAGCTACGAGCAGTGGCGGGATGTAGTTGCAAACACACATTTCCCTACACGTAGCCGTGACCATCAGCTGGATGGCACCGCCGAGCTGCTGACGTACCACCGCTGGATGCTGCAGTGGGGCATGGGGGTCGGCAAAACCAAGATCGCCATAGACACCATCAATATCCTCAGAACGCCGACGCTGGTTCTGTGTCCCCGTGTGGCGGTGGACAATTGGATGCTGGAGATCGACAATCATGGGGGTGGTCAGCTGAGGGCCATGACCCTCAAAGGTGCCAGCAAAGAAGCCAAGATGAAAGAGCTGCTGGAGATGCCCCTGCATGACGTGGTGATCACCACCTATGACACGGCGAGGCTCTACGGCGTCCCATCGATACCTCCGGCGGCGGTCACTCTGCTGAAGAACGCCCATCGAGCACTCCACCCTGATTTGAGGACAGCATTGATGTCCTTGAACGACGCCCAAGCGCAGGAGCGCCTGATCACAGAGTGGCTGGCCGGGCGCAACAACGCCGAAGTCATCGCTGAGATCCGCCACCTCAGAGAAGGGCGTAGTCACCAGTGGCTGATGGACTGGGACTACCAGACGCTCATCTGTGACGAGTCGCACCGTATCAAACGCATCCAGAGTAGCCGGACTGCCGCAGTGCTGCAGATGTCGGCCAAGGCATCCCGGAGGATCCTGCTCTCAGGAACCCCTATCCAGGGCAATCCTCTGGATGCATTTCCCCAGCTCAAGTTCCTGGCCCCCTATATAGTCAAGGAAGACTATAGGAAGTTCAAACAGAAGTACACCGTGGCATCCCCCTACAACGAGAATGCTGTGGTGGGATACAAGAACCTGCACATCTTGAACAGGCTTATCAGCAGTATCAGCAGTAAGCGAGAACTGGAAGAGTGTCTCAGCCTCCCCGAGCAGGTCTTGACCAAGGTGAACTACAGCTTATCCCCCGCCCAGAAGCGTGCCTACAACCAGGCAGTGGAAGCCTGGATTGTGGATCGAGCCGATCGGAGTGCTCAGGATATTGTCAATGCCGCAAGCCGGATAAGCAAGCTACTACAGATCTGCAGTGGTTTCGTCTACACCCAGACTGACACGGGGTGCTGCGACACTTGCCCACATTTGACTACATGCATCGAAGGAAAGATAACCCCCGGAACACCTCGTTGTTTCAGAAAGGAAGAGATTGGCGAAATCCCACGTGAGACTCAATGGTTTGACCCTAACCCCAAAATGGAAGCCCTTAAGGATCTACTGGAAGACATCATTCCTACAAACAAGGTCATTATCTGGGCCGTCTTCACCGCTGAGTTGGATCTGGTGGAAAAACTCCTACAGAGGGAGAAGATAGGGTACGTTCGAGTAGACGGCTCCAACACAGGTAAGGTCGCTAATATGGCCGCGAAATTTAACAGTGAACCTGAGTGTATGGTATATCTGGCCCAGATCAGCACTGGCATCAGTATCACGCTTAACGCTGCTAAATACATGATCTACTACTCTCGCAACTGGAGCCCTGACGACAGGGAGCAGTCTATGGCCCGTAACCATAGACTGGGGCAGACACAGACAACAGGTGTATATGACCTGTGTGCTTTTGGAACAGTAGAGGCCCAACAACTTACCGCTTTAAACTGTAAACAGAATATCACCCAGTTATTGACAGATAAGGTTGACTGTCTGGTTTGTTCTCGCTATAGTGCCTGTGTAAATACAGGAATAGAACCGTGGGATGACGGATGCATCTACAAGAAAAGCGTAAGCAAAGTCACGGCCAGAGCTGAATCTTTAGAGGAGGATTGACATGCAGATAGCACTTACCCTACAGGAGTTAGCTCAGATCCTGGAAGCTCATTGGGGAATTGAAGTACAGCCCGAGAACCTAACACTGTCTCCGGACGCCGGGGAAATTGTCATCAAAGATGCGTCGTTCAAGATGTTGTTGCAGGGGGCGGATAAGCCTGCAACTCCTGCTGCCAGTCGCAGTAAGGCCGCCTTGCCCCCCAGAGAGCTTCTGGTCGCTCCTGCCCCGACAGTAGCTACCACAGACGATGACGATGATTTTGGTGAGGATGAAGAGAACACGCCTTTGACTATGGAAGATATTCTGAACATAAGCAAAACGGCAATGGTTAACAAGAAGGTGCTGACGCATCCCGAGATTTCTCGGGCACTACGTAACAGCTATGAAACCGACGAACCGCCAGAAATGGACGAAGCCGAGTTAGCGGCTAACAGGAGATAACTTTGACCGAAGAAACCAAAAAACCGGAGCGTGAAGGCCTCGTATTCCCCTATCCCGAGGGTGACGACTTCTTTGATCCGGGTATTCCCAAGGGCGTTATATCTCCCTCAGGGTTTACGATGTATCGCAAGTGCCCGAGACAGTTTCAGTATGCCTACGTCCTGGAAATGAAGAAACCTCCAGCGGTAGCTATGCTCAAAGGTACCGCTATACATAAGGGGGCTGAAGTTGTGCACAAGCACACCATCGAGCACGGCAGTCTCCTGGGGATGGATGCTGCTGTACAGGCAGTGGATGACCGGTGGGAAAAGGAAGTGGGAGATATCGAGGACTGGGATGATGGCGACGGCAACATCCTGGCCGCCGGTGTTATCAAAGATATCACGATCTCCAACTTCAGGGCTTACTACGTTCAGGCTGTCCCCCTGATTAAGCCTGTGGCTGCTGAGAAGCCCTTCGCCATGAAGATCGGGACTGTCCCTATCCGTGGCGTGATTGACCTCATTGACTCCATTCCGGGAGAATACTCCCTCGAGGACGACCCGGAGCAACCCCCACCCAGCATCGAAGTGGTTGCCGACCTGAAAACCACAAAGATGCGGTGGGCGCAGCAGAAGCTCGACCACGATGTGCAGATGACGATCTACTCCTATGTAGAGAACACTCCGCAGATCCGTGTAGACCTCCTGCTGGATGCTAAAAAGGGTGCCACTTACTGTCCCATGCGCACGACGCGTTCTCGGCAAGAGAAGAAGGTGATGGTAGAGGACCTGGAAGAGACAGTGGACCTGATTAAGAAAGGTGTATTCCCGCGCTGTGATCCCACGTCGTGGGCTTGTACACCTAAGTTCTGCGGCTATTACGAAATGTGCCGCGGTAAGAAAGGCTGATAAGCATGAGACCCCTGACCGATTACCTGAAATTGTCCAAAGTGGCTTTTTGGAAAAAAGTGGATGCTGAAGGAGCTGCAGCGGAAACGCGCTTCCTCGCAATGTGGAACAGGCTGGACGAGGACATCCCCTCTCAGGAGGATGCCGCCCAGGCCCTCGACGACTTGTTCCTGTATTCGCACAAGCGGATCCGGGAGCACAGCAAAGTCGTCGCCAACAACTATCCGACCACTCAGGTAACCAAGAATCGGCTCGGGTCTCAAAAGGCGTTGTGGTGGGTTGACCACTTCACCGCGGGCATCAGCGAATGGTCCACACTGAATTGGTTCAGCGCTGGAAAAGTAAAGAAGAAGAATGGCTCCATGGGGCTCGCCGGCGCATCCACTCACTTTGTGATGGGGTACGGCGGTGAGCCCTTTTATATCATCCCCCTGATGCATGGCGCCTGGCATGAGCCGCGGAAAAACAAAGATGGTCTCAGCATCGAGCATGTCAACTCTGGTGGTCTCAGTCTGAAGGATGACGGCTGGCATTACTGGGCCAGAAAGATGCCGACAGAGCTTGTCCAGGAGCTCCCCCCAACGCCCCTCGGCGAACCGTTCAAAGGTCTCAAGGTGATGCAGCCCTTCACTTTGGCGCAGATCATTGCGAACATCAAACTTAAACGGCTCGTTATCGCCGCTCTGCCCAGTGTCCTGACCCTGGAAAGAATGTCAGAGCATGACGACTGGCGGGAAGGCAAAACAGATATGGGCCCCCTCTGGCCCCGGGAAGATTGCAACCAATCAGCGTTTGCCGTAGAGCCTCTTCCGGAGCTTTCTTTTTTGCAGAAGGAAGGCTACACCGGGGGCAACATCAAAGCCTTCGAAATTTTTGATGGGAGGATCGACGATAGTGATGTGGATCTTTCTGCCAATCCGTCCTACGGTTTCGACGCCCCGACGCACGATGATGATGAGGATGAGAAAGACTCCCCCATCTGCAAGAACCCGACGGTAGAGGATCTGCAGAAGAAGCTCTACGCCAAGGGCTACATGCTGACGGTTGACGGTATCTACGGTAAAGAGACCACTGAGCAGGTAAAGCGCTTCCAGGCAGATACCAACCGCAAAATCAATGACATCAAAGCCCGTCTGAAAGTAGACGGCATTGCCGGCCCTCGAACGATGGCCTGTTTGTTCAAGGAGTAAAATCACATGGATGTAGTAGTAACCAAGGAATGCCCCCGTTGTGGAAAGAAAAGTGATGTGGCTGTTGCTCTGGAAGTGGCTGTTGCCATGGATCAGAAACGTAAGGAAAAGGAGAACGAAACAGCTGCCCTGGAGCTGGACCTGGCTGAAACGCTGGGCAATATGCAGAATAAACCCCTGTTACTGGTAGCGGCGCTCAACGCTGATGGCGCAACCTACACCGTTAAGGCCATGAGTGATCTCTGCTCCGGCCAGCGCAGTTGCACCTCACGGATCACCACGCTGCTCAATGAAGTGTTCGTGCCTGTGAAGCAGGTTGTGAAGAAGAAAGAAGTTCCCAATGAGCGTGAGATGACAGACCCCCCGGCAATGACACTGGAAGAACTCCGTGCGGGCGGACCTGCACGAATGAGTGAGGATGACAATGGATAAGTACGGTGTAGAGACGCCCCTGCCGGCGGAGAAGGTGGCAGAAGAGAAAGAAAAAGAACCTGTGGCACGCTGCCACCGTTGCGGGGCAGTAGTTCGGAATGAGGGTAATACCCTGTTCTGCCCCAACTGTGGCACTGAACCATTTGAGGCACCGTAAGCCATGACAGATGTGGACAAGCTCAGAGTAATACGTGCCCTATACATTATGGCATACACCTCGGAGAAGAGCCTTGTCCCGATCGCTGTAGAGTTGTTTCACCTGTTGGGGGACATTCTGGAAGGGACGCCCATCAGTGAGCTGGAGCTGCACAGCATCGATCGCAAGGAATTACTTTTGACCCTTGAGGAATTGTCGCCTCAAGAAAAGGCAGGTAACGATGGTCACGACTGTGAAACTGAATCAGATACGTGTGACTCACGATTGGAATCGGGAGGATGTGGGCGACATCAGCAGTCTGGTAACGTCCATAAGGGAAAACGGCCAGCTGCAGCCTCTGCTGGTATGGCAGGATTCGTCGAAGAAGCATAAGCAGCCCGTCTACTACCTGATAGACGGCCGCCGAAGATTCGCGGCGCTGCAGATGCTGAAGAAGGATCCATTGGTGGTTATGAGCAGCGCTCAGGATTCCGCCTCAGCCTTTCTGCAGTCCATGGCTGCAAACCTGGTGAGGGAGGGGAACACCGTATACGAGATCTCCCGCTCCTTCGACCAGCTGGTCACTGAGTACGGTGTGCTGTATGACGACATCGTGAAGACCTGTGGTAAGACAGCCGGCTATGTGAGCCAGCACGTCACGGCTATACGTGTGGCTCGCAGAGATCCCCAGTTACTGGAGATGTTCAAAGCGGGTGGGACTTCCCTCTACGTGTTCCGCTCACTGTGCAAGCTCGACGAGCATGCGGACAGGCCACAGTTCAAGCGTATGGTCAAGCTGCTTGCCGGCGGAGCCACTTCGGCTGAGGTAGGTCTGCAGGTGGACCAGTACCTGAAGAAGAAAGAGCAGCGCCTCCAGAACACGGCGAAACGCACGGGGGTCAAACTGCCACCGAAGACAGGTAAAGTCGCTGCCGACGCTATCCGCAGGAAGTCTTTGACGGACTACCATTCGACTGAGGTCCGCAAGACTATCAAGAAGCTCTCGGTGGCCGATTTGATCAAGAAGGCATCTCAGTATCAGGACAAGTTCATCGCCGCGAAGAGTGTCAACATGCAGCGCTACTACCAGGGCTGCATAGCTGCTATTGAGTGCGCCCTCGGCATCGCTGAGTAACTCCCTTTAATACCCCAGGCTATCTCCGTGGCGAGATCGGCGCTTCATCTCCCGCTTCAGCATCTTCACGGCTTTCTCTTTGATCTGCCGGACTCTTTCTGGAGTGATCTGGGTGATAGCAGCCAATTGGGGCAGGGTCTTATTGGCGTTTTTGCGCTCTTCTTCGGGGATATTGAAGTACCCCAGCACAATGTAGAGATCTCGCTTTGATTTGCACACCCGGCGCAGAGTCTGCCGCACCATGAAAGACGCATCATCGCTGATAGCAGTATCTTCGGCAGTCCCCACAGTGCTGATGTGTGTGTCATCTACCTGCACGGCCGGATGCATTATCGCCGCATCATCGTTGAGAGGGGCTTCAAAGTTGTGACCTCCGGGCGACGTGCAGGGCAGGGAAGCGTCACAGGCCTCTGGAGTCTCACTGCGTAAGCCGCAAATAGTGCACACGTACCGCCCCTCTTTATATGACTTCCTTAAGTCCCTTTGCCGGTGGGTGGGTATATGCACCAGGTGTGAGGCATGGATCTCATCCAGCATCTCTTTACGGATCCACCACTCCGCATAGGTCAGGAAGCGAGTGCTGCGGTTCATGCTGAACTTATCCAGAGCTATCACTAACCCCACGTTGCCCGCCGACACCAGCTTCTGAAAATGCTCAGAATCCTGTGTTATTTTTTTTGCCCGGCGGATAACAAAGCGGAGGTTGGCCTGGATGATCTTTTCCCGGGCTAACAGGTCTCTGGAGGAGCCACATTTGGGGCAATATACCGGGGGTGCCGAAATTTCAAATTTGTCCCCACATCTGGTACAAGCAGTTGCCTTATCCCGACTTTCTTCGGGAGTGGGCTCCCCGCACGTGGGGCAGTTACTTACAAAGGCTTTTGGCTCAAACAGGTGCGTGCAGTTGGGGCACGTGTAGTAGCGTCGCAAAAGCTCCCGCTCTTCAGCCGCGGTGAGGACCTGATGTTTACCGACTTCATTGTAGTACTGTGTATAAACCCGATCCCGTGTACTATCGTGTAGCATGCAGACCTCCGTGTAGCCGTTTATCCTCCAAATATGATTGAACATCGCACAATTAATTAGACATTGCAAGTGTGCTTCGCTATCATCGGTGACGCACCCAACAGATGGGCCACTAAGGCCCGTAGGAGAACAAGATGAAAGAGAATAAAAACACCCCTGTCTCTGCGCCCCCCAAACCCGAAGTGGCTCCGGTCACTTCCACAGAACTGGCGGTCACCAGTCATGCCTTGACCCCTCTCGCGAACAGCGCCCCGAACCTGTTCATGGAGTGTTACAGTGAGAAACTCGAGATCGTAGGCTTCGAGTTGCCGAATCAGCGGGAGATCCGGAAGATCGCGGCGGAACTGCCGGCCGAATATAAGAAGCAGATAGAGCTTCTTCTCAGCCGCACGATGGGCGACGACGCCGGCGGCTACGGTGGTAGCTCCGGTGGTGCCAACTACGTGGAACTCCGGCTGTTTCACGGCACCGGCAATGATGCCAACCGCCCGGAGGACACGATCCCGGGTCAGTTCTACCTCTCTTCGATGGAAGGCGTGGGTAAGACGTTCGAGGGTACGCCTCTGGTATGGTGGGAGGGCTGCACGATGTGGCCGAGCAAAGAGGACACCGTACGCGTACCTCTCTGTCACTCCATGGATCAGAGGGTCGGCTCATCTTTCGGGATGTGCAATCAGTGCCCCAACATCCAGTGGCACAACAACCAACCTGGCCCATGCGGTAAAGACGTGGTGATGTTCATGCTCAGCAAGAACCTCACAGACATCGTGATGGTGCGCTTCGCCAAGACCTCGACGAAAGCCGGGGAGAAGCTCATCGCGATCGCCAAGCGCAATCCGCCGGCGTACTCCAAGTGGTACAATGTCACCTCCAAAGTCACTGTGCACAAAACGGATCCCAACAAACGTTGGTTCCTGTTTGACGCGGTGCCGCAGACTGGTGAACAGGCTATCGTTCCTGAAGCCCTGCATCCCCTCCTCAAAGCCCTCAAGCTGTCCATTGAAGCTGCCATCATCCTGCCGCAGATGGCGAACATCTACCGGCAAGCTGAGCAGGCACTGGCCCCCGAAGGGGAAAGCGCTGCGTTGCCCGCTTCGGCGGAAGGTGAGCAATCCCTCGGTCAGTGGGGCGGATCCGAAAACGTCTAAGACCCAATAAGTCTGGCAGGGGGCGGCACTGACGCCGCTCCCTGCTTTTTTATCTGAGGAGGTTTCTTCCATGGCTATTATCCCGTCGCAATTCGTAAGGGACCACGCTCCCTGGTCTATAAGTAAGGCTGAGGTAGCTCGGCAATGCCCCAAAAAGTTCTTCCTGCAGTACGTTGACAAGGTAAAGACAGGGCAGGGCTCTAACTCCGCCGCACGTATCGGCAAGGCGGTGCATACTGCCATGGAATACATATTGAAAGGGAACCCAGTGGCCCAGGCCTTCAGGCTGGCTGCCAGTGTGCACGAGTTACTGAGTGATGAAATCAACACCATTAACGACTACATCCCGGCGGCTAAGAAGTTCATGGCTCACTACAAGAACTACTGCGTGCAGCATAGAGCACAGCCCCCGGAAGTGGAGCTTAAGCTGGCTGTCGATATCAACGGTAAACCCGTTAGGTTTTTCGACAACGCCAACTGTTTCCTCCGCGGAGTTATAGACTTGGCCGTTCAGTTCAAAGGACGGTCTGACGTTCTGATCATAGACCACAAAACTGGTGCTGAAAAAGAGTTCGACCACTTCAAACATCAGTTCGCGGCCTACCAGCTTCTTATCAAGGCCAGATACCCGGCCCTGCAGGCCGCATACGTAGGTCTCAACTACCTCGGAACGGACAAGGTAGTACTTTTACCTACACCATTTTCTTTAAAAGAGATCGATCCGCTGATGGATAGCGTAGTACAATTTCTGAACGACGCTACAGCGGACGCTGACAACTTCGAAATGACTCGGTGCGGCCCCCTTTGCAATTGGTGTGAATATAAAGCGTCAGGGGATTGCCCGATTTACCAGGTGACTAATGGCAAAACAGAAGAATGATTTTTCGCTGACTCGCTCCGCCCTGAAGTCTCTTTGGTCGTTTATAGGAATAGCACAATGGGAACAGCTTCTTAAAGAACATAAGCGCCCTCACGGTTTTCAACGGGTAAGCAACACTAAGTTGCGAGGGCTCTGCCTTAACCCGGATCACCATGATACCTCCCCGTCGTACTTTATCGACGTGGAAAAGGGGTACGCCAAGTGCTATGGCTCATCCTGTGAAGCCTATGAAAGCGACCCGGTAAGACTCCTGTCCAGCATAATGGGCAAGACGATACCAGAGACTCTCCGTTTCATCGTAAACACTTACAAGCCCCCGTTTATTTCTTCTAAAGCTGCCGAGAAATTCGAGAAGTTCCAGCGTCATCAGGAGATGAAATCCCAGATCTTCCTTGCCTCCCAGCAACTCATGCTGCAGGCGCTGGCAGATATGGAACACCCGGACAACGCCTGGGCCCGGCCGTCGCTGGAATGGCTGATCAACACTCGAAAATTACCTGCAGACTACCTTTATGCGCTCCCTGTAGCCCTTCTCCCGGACATCCATGCTCTGCAGAGCGTCCTTATACAGGTCTATGCCCTGAAGAAAGAAGAATGGCTGAGTATCCCCACTATCCACCGGGGGCCTGAGCCGTTTGACCACAGCGGCAACGCTGTGAAGTATCTGGCCGATGCCATTAAGAAGGGTCTCACCGGGGCTGTCATGTTCCCCTTGCACTCTTCCCCCCAGGACATCTGCCGCTTCAAGCTCAGATCTCCGGACGTTAACATCGGTGACCCCAAGCTGATTTATATTGTTGACGACCTGCAAGATGAGCAGCTGGGCCTCTACGGCCTTGGGTGGGGACCTTATGCGGCTATGCTCAGAAAGCATGAAAGCACCCGGGAAGTAGCTATCACTGAGGGGGAGTTTGATGCCCTCAGCATCATGGCTCATTGTGTCACCCATAAAATAGAGCCCCCCATACCGGTACTGTCTGTAGGTGGTACTGGCGGAGCCAAAGAGATCGAGGCTGTTCTCGACAGTGTAGATGCCTCCAAGATCTACATGATCGGTGACGCCCCGGATAAGTCAGGTAATGAGGTGATTCAGACCTGGCTTAAGTCCTGCACGAAGATCCCCATCCAGGTATTCACTGGCTGGGAAGATCTGTCTCCAGCTAAGGACCTGGACGAAGCCGTCAACATGCAATCGGTGGGTATCGAGAAGGTTCTGGACACTATCTTCAACCGTAGAGAAGACACCTACACTTCGGTGTGGCGTTGGCTCTACGACTTGACCTGCCCCCAACTGGACCTACTCAAAGAGGACGATGTACGCGGTAAAATAGACGTCGTCTCCGGCTTCAGTGGTGTCATCAACAACGCCATCGAACGCCGGCAGTACACTGACGCCATTGCCGAGCATTATGACCTGAATCCCAGCCTTGTCTACCGGGAAGCCACCACCAAGAACGACACTCCTATGGGGTTTGTTGTGCGGATAGCTGAGGCTATTCTGGACATCATGACCGTTGTAGGCACCCAGGTCGTGGGTGGTGGCCGTGAGCTTGTGCTATTCAACCGTGGCAGAGAAACCTTTCACACCGTAACACTGGACAGTGAACGCTCCATTATTCAGGAGTTGGCTCCGGTAACCGGTGTCCTCCACAAGTTCATCGAAGAGCATGTGGGCTGGCCTCCCTTCCTGGAGCCGCTGGACGACGCGGACCCCCTCACTTACAAGAAGAACAGCGAAGCAATTCGTTCTTACACCAAGGACGCAATTTTGTATTTAGCGAGAGGTACAATGGACATAAATGCAGGCCGGAAATACCGGCAAGGTTACTATCGAATAGAACGCCATGATGGCGAAGTTGTCGAGGTTGTTGTCTGCGGAACTTCCGTGTTCCACCTGATCCGGGATGGGGTAGATGTTCAGTACGAACTCCTTCCCGGGCCGGTGTATAAGGACATCATCTTTGACGTGGGCTTCACCAACAGCGCAGATACCCGTCCGTGGTTTCCGGGCGGACTGAACGTTCCCATGCTGAACAAAGCCTCCAAGATGGACCTCAAGAGGCTCTATCTGGATCTCGTCAAGGTCTACACTGAAGGTTGGTCCTTCAAAGACCACGACATCACTTGCCAGATGCTGGCGGCCTCGGTGATGTGCTTTCCCATCATGGATGCCTTCTTCCGTCCTATCGTACTGTTCCTGACGGGCGACTCCAACTCTGGTAAAACCAGCTTCGTGTCCTCTATCTCCCCTATCGGATACGCGGGCCTGAGGCTCCTGTGGTGCTCTCAGGGTAACGACGGCTACACTGCCGCCGCCACCGCCCGTAACATGGACGGGGACAGCCGTCTGATGGTCCTGGATGAGTTTGAGCGCAATGATGACTCCAAGGGTGCTCACATTCAGGCCATTCTCAGTATGACACGCGGTCTCGTCTCCGGACACGCCACCCGCGTGTTGAGCAACATGGGTGGCACCAGCAGTACCGGTGCCGGAAGCACCACAACAGACCAGTACTTCCGTCTGCCAGTGGTGTTCGCCGGTATTCAGGGCGCCGAGCAGCTTCAGGATCTCAATCGACTGCTCATCGTCACCACCCAGAGAAAACTGTTCCACACCAACCCCCAGCAATCCGTTTACGCCGCGTTCACCATCGAGCGCCTCGACGAAATGCAGGTGGAACTCAACGCTGGTATTTATGCCTACGCAGATGATCTCCGCACCATTTCTGAAGATCTGCGCAAGAACTATCACAAAATGTGCATCCGCCTCAACGTTCAGGCCGAAGAGCGTTGGGCCACAGGCCTCATGCCGGCGCTGGCGGTCATGAAGCTCATCGGTCTTGATTATGAAGCCTTCTTTCAGGCCTACGTAGAAGCCCATAAGTACACGATCAAGCGCGTTGAAACCACTACCGAGTCCCACGCAGCACTCACCTCGATCATGCACAATGCATGCATCAAGCAGGTGGACGGCCCAAATATATCTCTGGCGCAGCTCCTGGTTATCCCGGAACGCCGCTCAGAGGTTAACTCGGCAAACAAGGGCGTCTTCTACGACCCTGAGACGCAACAGATCCTGTTCCTCGCTTCTACCGTTTACAACTTACTGCCCCCACATATGCGCCGTTCCCTGGCAACAGCACAGCACGTGCGCACAGTCCTGGAACGCCATGACTCCGCTATCAAACCGACCTCCATCGAGGAGTCCGGAATTCTTAAAAGGATTGTGAGCAAAATGGGTGCCAATATCACTCTTAATGACGTTATTGTGCTGGATGCCATGAGCTGGCTCCAGGCTGCCAAAGAAAACCGCATAACCGCGGAAGACGGAGTGAAGAATGTCGGACAAGCCAAGCTGGATGGACCTGCTTCCAAATCCCCAACCCTTACAGCAGTCGCTGAATCTGACGCTGGTTCCAGAACTGCCGATGGCCTTATTGATGGAGCCACTCTCGGAGATGCCTGGGGCGGAGACGACGACTCCGACGCCTGAGGACGGGGTTAAACCCAAGGCGAAGAGGGGACGAAAACCCAATCCCAATGGCCCCAAGCCTAGAAAAAGGGCTCCGGCTAAAGAGGGCACAGACAAGATTCCGAAGGAGATCATAGAGTGCTCCCTGTGTCCTTCGGATTCCTGCTCCCATGAGGAGTGTGCTGCGTGTCCCGGTAAGGGGCACTACCACTACGCTCCACTGCCCAAGGACCGAGATGTGGATGTCTACTACGTGGGTATCTCCCCCATGTCCATGCGCGGGCCGTCACCGGATCCCAAGAGCCACTGCTACTGGGGTTCCTCCGAGGAGTCCTTGACGATGAGCGTTGTCTCAAGGGCTAAGAGCAAGGTGATCGGGGCTGAGACCCTGCAGGGCAGTAAAACCTATGCCGTACGCTGTGACAAAGAACGTCCCGGCGTACGGTTACTGGACTGCTGTCAGCATGTTCTCCGCAGAGAGATACTGGAAACGGCCAAGCCGGAAGGTCCGATATTTGTTATGGCCTTCGGTCTGGAGGTCGTTACGGCGTTGGGGTTCAAGGTCCGGAAGTTCAAAGAGGTTCAGGGCAAATTTATGGAGGGGATGCTGGGAGGGCGTAAGATCTACGTCTTCGCAGTTCTCTCTATCAAACAGTTGCTCAGTAAGTCCGGATACATCGATCTGCTGGAGAAGCAGGCCGAGAACTTCTTCCGTGCTGTTGTGAAGCAACACCGGAAGGGTTCTTCCCCGGTGGAGCACATGGCCCTGCCCATCGCCCAGCTGGCCGTAAACTACCGATTCCCGAAAACCTTGAAAGAGGTCGAGGAGCTGGTAACGGATATCATCGAATACGCCGGGCCGGGGATGTCCAAAGAGAACACCCCGATCGGTATCGACACAGAAACCAATACACTTAACCCCCACAAGGCGAAGCTTAAAATTCTCACCCTTGTTGTCTCCTGGGGACCGGGGCTGGCCGCCTCAATACCGCTGGAGCACTCAGAGTGCCTCTGGGCACTTAACGATGTGTTCCGGTACATTGACGCTCTTCTGACCTGCCCGAAGCCCAAGGTTGTTCACCACGGAAAGTTCGACTTGCGCGTTGTCATGGCCAAGGGTTTCACCGTCACTAACCTCGCATGGGATACACTCATCGGTGAGCACCTCCTGTGCGAGGACAAGACTGGCTACTATGGCCTGAAGGCCCTCACCACCACATACTTACCGAAGTATGCCGGCTACGAGGACGAGATGAAGGCCATCGACAATGCCCATCACACAGTAGGGCAGGACGAAGATAACGGCTTTGCGCATATTCCCCTCAAGGAACTTAACATGTACGGCGCCTGTGACGCGGATGTTACGCTGCAGCTGGCGATAACACAGCGGCGCAGGATGGCCAGAGAGTGCCAGGAGCTTGAGGATTTGTGCGGTAAGTGGCGTAATCATGGGGTGCCCAAGATCCGTAACAAGTGGGCCAAGGGTTCTCCCTACAGGAATCCGGGAGAAAACCTTATGCTCTCCCTGGCGCTGCCCCTCACTTATACACTGGCTCGTATGGAGTCTCATGGCTTCCCCGTCGATCGGGAATACGCCATAAAGCTGGCTGTGGAGCTGGACATCGGTATTGCCGAAGCCAGCAACAAAATATCAGCCATGGTGCCGTCGGACCTGTTCGCCGACGGTTTCAACATGAACAGCGGCGCCCAGCTTAAACAGCTGCTGTTCAACACCGGCTATATCCACCCCGTCTCTAACACGGTGGTTCACTATAGAGATCTTCCCCCCGAAAGGATCGAGCGCACCGACAACGGAGACATATCCGTCAAAGCCTCTTTCCTCAGGTATCTGAGGGACTCCCTGGGATGTGTGCTGTCCGCCGCGTTGCTGGACTACCGGTCCTTGCACAAAGCGCGAAACACGTTCATCAAGAACATCATCGCGCAGAGTGAAGACGACGGCCGGATGCACACCACGTTCAACATCACAGGAACAGCTACGGGCCGGCTGTCATCCAGTCACGAAAATATGCAGAACATCCCCTACGTGATCAAAGTGGGGATGGGGGATGACCGCAAAGAGTACAACATCAAAAAGATGTTCGTACCCACGTCCCCGGATATGCTGATATGCAACGCTGACGCCAAAGCCGCTGAGGTCCGCATCTACGCGGCATACAGCAATGACCCCAACCTGGTTAAAGCCCTCAAGGACGGGCTGGATCCGCACAGCTTCTTCGCCTCGGTGGTCTACAACAAGAAGACCGTTCTCGAGGGTGTGCCCGCGGCCATGCATGATGACGCCCTCAGGGCTATCGGCATTGATCTGGCACACGACTGGAGCTATGACGACTTCCAGAACAGGAAGGACTTCAAGAAGAGCGACCCAGCCTACTACGCGCAGCTGGACTTCCTCCGCGGCGTTATCAAGAAGGTTGTATTCGGTATCCTCTATGGTGCCAGCAAGAACAAGGTGTCATCCCTTGTGGGCATCTCCGATGAGCAGGCACAGGCAATCATCGAGGTGCTGTTCCGTATGTTCCCGACGATCCCGGACTACATTGACAACGTTAAGTCCCAGGTTCGTGACATCGGTACACTGGAAACGCTCACCGGTCGGCGCCGACGGTTTACACTGAAAGGCGCCTCCGGTAAAATGAAAGCCCGAGCTGAGCGGCAAGGCGTTAACTTCAAGATCCAGTCCACGTCTTCCGACATTGTGATGGACACCATGTGTTCCATCGAGCAGCCTATCAGGGACCTTGGCGGTAACCTTCTTATCACCGTCCATGACTCCCTGGTGTTCCAGGTTCCCAAGAAAAACGTTCACTTAGTCCCCGCTCTTATCCAGAAGTATTGTGTGGATCGAGTCGCTGAGAAATATCCCTGGCTCCCCGTCCCCTTCCTATGGGACGTCTCAGCCGGACCTTCCTATGGGGAGCAGTCCGGCATTGAGACTCAGGAAGAGATTGAGGCCATGGACATGGAAGAACTCGAAACTCTAAATACTCTCGAATCCGAGGTATAACAAAGTATGATCGGCCCACCAGTTTGTTGGGGATGTTGAAACGGCATCGCTGATGGTTTCCGGGTAAATGAGGATGATCCTCCTGGTGGACATTCCACCTGGAGGATAATGAGCGATCATACATCAAAAAGTAACTGGCGGACTTCAGGGTCCAGGTGCAGAAACTGCATCACCGAAACCTTGCAAGGGCAGAGGACAAGCCTTAAACTTCCAGCCCGCGGCGCATTTCTCGAAGACTCGAGATGCGACGCCGGTGCGAAGTTTGAAGCCATTCAGCAGTTGCTTCCGGGGTGCTAACCACACCCCGGTTTTTTTGCTACTGGGTGAACGTCAGATTGCCTGTGAGGATTTTGTGAGCAACCCACCCAAAGATCGCAGCGTGGAGACAGTCATCGGGTTTTGTGGGGTGTCTGTTCCAGATTTTACGCCCGGCCTTCGTGACCTCTTCAAAGACAGCCAGCATGTCATCTATGGCTTTCCCCATCAGAGAGAGGTCTGCAAACAGCATCTTCTCGCGCTTAAGCTCAACGAAGAAGCTGTCTATCAGCGTGGTTCTGTCCGCCATATAGCGGTCGAGATCATTCCAGTTTATGGCCTTGGTCTGGGAACCATATTGAATCTGCAGGGTTCTGTGCGGGCCCAGCTTAGAGCGCAGCAGGCTGTTGGCTGTGTGCCCCTCACCCGCATCGCCCAGAACCATGGCCACGCCCCAGGCGTTGCACAGGTGGGCAATGTCATCGATAATATGGATAGGGTTCTTACCCTCGAAGATCTCATAGTACATTGTCATGAGCCGCTGGTCGCCGGGGCAGTATCCCCAGATCCACAGAGCTGTTCTGGAGATGCCCGTGGTGCCGCCGCCGCTCCAGTCCACTCCCGCCACATACTGACTGACCAGCTGCCGGTCCTTATCGTCAGGGCCCGTACGCTTCAGAGTCCTGCCAGTCATGCACAGGGCCTCGAGCTCTTCCTTGGAGATCATTCGAGCGCCCACGGAGTCGGACATGCCCAGAACCTCGTTCTTGAACATGGTGGGCGACTGCTCACGGTGCTTGGTGACAATACGATTCCAGCGGCGTTCCGCGGCGTCTACAATATCCTGACTGCGGTAGATGGTCATGGCCGCCGGCACGTTGCGGGGCATGATCAGCTGGCTGAGGTGGAACCCCTGAATCTTATCCGCGGCGGTCTCCCCCAGGTGCGGTTTCAAGGGGTTCATATCCACCCAGTGGCCTTCCCGGGGATTCAGGTACTTACCGCATTTCAGACAAATGGGACCCTTGATGCCCATGGCTCGATCACTGTCAATGAACTGGTGCGTACCACACCCCTCACACTTCATCACCCACTCGGTCTGTGTGGAAAGGTCCCACAAGTACTGAATGGTGTTCTCTGTGGTCTTCGGCGTGCCGGCATAGGTCTCAAAACCATAGTCAGAGTTCGACAGAGTTTCGTTGCCCACAGTGATGATCGGGTCGTACAGGAGGTCCTGAATCTCATCGTACATGTTTCTGTGGGTGGAGGGTCCGCGGAGGCGATCGGCGTTGTCGGTACCGTAAGCGAATAACATTTCGGAACCATTGGTGAATTGCTTGTGTAACACGCGATCGGTAAGCTCTGAGGTAAGGAAGATTTTATTCAGTATAGGTGAATAACGCATCGTCTTACTAACGCGTGTTGACGAGAACCGAACCGTTTGTTCTTTCGTGGGAGATACGAACATCGTCGAAAAATGTGGTATCAGAGCACACTCAGTAATGGAGAAGTTTGCCAGCGTGGTACTCTTTGCAACCTGTCGGCTTGTCTTGAAAAGTGTCCGGCGGTATCTTCCATCATAGAAAGCCCGGTGGGTGGGCCAATCGTCCAACCGAAAAGGCTTACCATCCAACAGGACCCAAGCTTCGGCAATAACACTGAGTGGGGCATTCATATGCTGCATAACGTTTACATGTAACACATTGAAAACAAAAACACAATAGGAGGGCTTTATTAATGGCTTCAGAAAAGAAAGCAGACGTCAAGTACACCGAGATTCTCGACATTCCGCAGGTGACCATCAGCGAAGCCGAAGCGCATCTGCGCCTCAGCCTCGATTCAAATCAGCACCGCGGGGCTGTCATTCTGGTGGGAGAATCCGGCCTGGGAAAGACACAGATTGTTCAGCAGATTGCCGAGTCCACCGGACGCCGCCTGGCTATGTTAAATCTGGCGCAGTTCCTGACCATGGGAGCCGGTGTCCCACAGCGAACAGAGACCGGACACTTCACCATCGCCGTTCCAGATTTCTTTCCCAAACCGGGGGAGAAAGCCATCCTGTTCTGCGATGAAGTAAACCAGGGGGCTCCTCACTCCCTGGCTATGTTCTACAATCTGATTGAGGATCGTAGACTGTACAACTACGTGCTCCCCGACGATTGTTTGATCGTGGGCGCCATGAACCCCTCCGGAGGTTCCTACGCCGTGAGCGCCATTGAGCGCTCCCCCGCCTTCCGCCGGCGAGTGAAGTTCATGTACGTCATATCGGACTTCCGAGGATGGCTGGGACATGCAGCATCCACAGCGTTCCACAACGGAAGCAAGGGGCCGGCAAAGGGCAAAGCCTGTCATCCGAATGTTCTGGCATTCATACGCGCCCACCCATCGGCACTGTACGATGGCCGCGCCAGAGACGCTGGCAAGCAGTACACCTGTCCCGCCACCGTGGAAACGGTATCAGAGGACTGCTGGAATATGTTGGCCAACTGTGCTCATGCGCTGGACAGTGACTTCGCACACACACGATTCGCCTCGTCGATCGGTAACGCCATGGCCACCCAGCTGTGCGAGTATATCCGTGACAGCAGCACCACCATCGGCGCCGACGAGGTATTGACGAAGTACAAGACTGTGCAGGAAAAAGTGATTCAACTCCGGGACAATTCCGGGCAAGCCCAACTGGCGGACCTCTCTACAAACGTGGTGCAACTCATGTTCGCGACTACGCCCGACGTGGAAAAGACCGCGGACAACTTCCTGGCCTTTCTGCGAGATCTTCCCAGGGATCAAATGGCCTCAGTCTGCACGTCCTTACGCACTGTCGCCTCAAACACCAACAGTATGGTCTACTTCCGACAGTTCATTATTGAGCTTAATGGGCGCCCGGATTGGTGTGCAATACAACAAGACATGGACCAGACTCACAGGTCCATTGCAGACAGTCTTCCGGCTTAATCGACGGAAGTCAGTCTACTCACCTCAGCAGCCATGTGCTGTGCCCTCAAATTAACGTACAGATAGCAAGACGCCAATTGTGCTAACTGAACGTCCAAAGCGTCCTCTCCGAAGCGTCGTTCGGAGAGGGCTTTCTTATCCAGATGTGCCCAACTCTTTTTTACCTCTCGGGCAAAATCTCGGTTCTCTTCCGGGAGCATATCCAGGAGGGCTTCCTCGGCCGACTCCAGGCTTCTGGGGGGTGTCACATAGCCTGCCCGGAGAAGGCAGACAGCGATGTACTGCTGAACGTCCTCATCGACCTCTGGCCGAGCCTCACTGTCCGGGTCCATACCTCGCAGCAGAATAGCTTCGTACATTGCCCAAGACATCTGCGCAGGGTGGCATTCCAGAAGGCATTCAGGATCGAACATCTCCCCACACAGGGACTTAACTCCGCGCTGAAACACCAGATTATCCCAGAAGAATGCCGGGTTACGGATGATAGAAATGGCTGCCATGATCCTGTTGCGGTCTTCCAGCGACAAGTCGAGCACGTGGTCTCTCAACAGTGTCATCCACAGTGTTTCAGGTTCCCAATAGAGAAAGTCTACACCGTAAAGAGCCCGCAAGGCCATGATTAAGGCAGTGGCTGTGGAGTCATCGGACGTTCGAAGAACTTCGACAGCTTGCCCGTTGGCTGACGCCAGTTTACATATCTCAGGGGCAGCGGTTGGCATCCACTCAGTTATGCTGGCGAGATCCTCTTCAATCATTTGCTGTAGGCTGCCAGTTGGCGTTCCAGGGTAGCTTTCATATCCGCGGGGAGCGTTGGGAGGATCTGCTCGAGAGTCGCCAGGTCCACATGACCATTCGGGGCAATCTCCTTCGCAATGTCTTCTCCCAGAGCGTCCTGCCAGAAGGACAGTGGCAGACCCATGAGAAGTGTTTTATTCTGCAGAGCACCCGCGGCCTTTGTGAACTGGGACGAGAACGCCGCCGTGTTGAACACCGTGCGGATGGGATCGTACAGCTTCTTGTCATAGAAGCCTTCCAGCCCCGCCTGTTTGTCCAGCACATCGATGAGCTTGGCCAGCTTGATCTGCTCTGAGCGGTCCATCAAGTAGGGCTGCACGCCGTTGACATCTTCAGCCAGCTTGGCAAACACCGGGGCGAGGGGGGAAGCAACCTTGATAGCAGCAACCTCACGCGCACGGATGCGATCGCGCAGAACCTGGGTGTCTGTGATTGTAAATCCAGCAAGTTTTTGGGTATCAGGCTGTAGCTCGACACCATAATGTTCGGCTATCTTCAGGAGGTTATAGCCAGCCTCGGTGCGGTCCTCAACCGTCATCTCAGCATACTTGTAGTGGTACGCCCCCTCGACCTCTCTGACATCCGCGGCAGATTTGACGGCAAAGCGCCTCTTCTCCGGGAGGAGGTAGTCCTCATGAGCTGCAACTTTGACCTGCTCGGACAACGCCGGAATATCGTACAGCTCTACGGCGTCGTTGAGTGTCTGCCTGACGTGGCGGGGAAGCTCTGAGGCCACTTTGCTATAGCCATAGGAGAGCGCTGTATGCTCCCGATTGTGAATGGGGAACATGCGCTTTTCCGGCCATGCAAATGCTTCTTTGGGGAGTCCTGCGAAGTCCTCGGGCGCCATACTGGCGGTCTTACACATCTCACGAATCTCGGGAAAACGATCAACTACTACGTGCAAATAGGCGTAACCCGGATCTTTTGTCTGGTCTACTAACATAGTCACCTCACGGTTGGCGAAACGCTAACTACGTGAATTATAGCTTTGCAAACATTGTAAAGCAAGGAGTAATGAATGACTGCTGAAAACGGTAAGTCTCTCTTCAACATCCCCCCTGATGAAAAGCTGAGCGCCTGGCTGGCCTGGCTGTTCTCCCCACGTGGCGGCAGCAACTTCTGGGGGCGCATCCTGAATGGGTGCGACCGCCGAATTGAGCGGGGCATGGGAACCATGGCCGTGGCAATGTCCAAGAGGGGAAAGTACACATTCCTGTGGGATCCGGAATGCGTCAAAGATATGCCCGACGCGGAGGGCATGATGACTCTGGTCCATGAGGCTGCCCATCTGGCCTACTGCCACCTGGAACGTATGCTGACCCTAAAGAACCGCCTGGCTGATCCTGCGAAGTTCCGGCATCTGATGCCCATCTATAACATCGCAGCCGACATGGTTGTCAACGACATCGCCGTGCGCCCAATGCTCAAGGACTCCAAAATCAAGGGTGAGCAATACAAAGATCGCTTTGTGTTTCCCGAGAATAACGACCCGAACAACCCTCGACGAAGTTACCCTCCAGGAAAAACCTTTGAAGAGTACGTGGCTCTTCTGCTGGAGGACCTCAAGAAGCCCCCACCGCCGCAATCAGGTGACTCCAATGATCCTGGGAAGCAATCAGGTGGCGCCAGTAGTTCTAAGAAGCAATCAGGTAACTCTTCTGCCACCAAGAAGGAACCTTCCAATGAAGATGGGGAAGGTGGCAGTGGTGAGGGTAGTGAAGATGACGAAGACTCAGACTACAGCACAGAGCTGGCCGAGAGTCCTTCTGAAGAAGAGTTCCCTCAATGGTTACTCGACGAGCTGTCCAAGGGCATGCCCCACATTGCATGGGAGAAGGTCTTTGAAGAAGCTACTGACGGGGAGGTTGAACGGGCCATTGATAATGCTCACAAGCAGGCGCAGAGCCTCGTGCGTAAGGCTATAGCCGCACACGAGAAAAGCTGTGGAAGCCTCCCACTGAGTATACGCACGGCGACCGACAGCCTGCTGGAAGAACCTAAGGTTCCATGGCAACAGGTGCTCAGGTCTCATCTACGGTCGGCTGTAACCTACAAGATGTATGATAGCCTGGTGATGCCCAGCATGGCGCTGATAAGCTGTGACGAATATGAGCCTTATCCAGGCCTGCAACCCGAAATGATCTTCGTCATCAAGGCCTACTTCGACACCTCCGGAAGTATGTCACACAGTGACTTCCGGGATTGCTGCAGTGAGCTGGCCGGAATCATAAGGGACGTAGAGGGTGTCTCTGTCCGGCTCATCATGTTCGACGCCGGGCTCCAGTTTGAGGCCAACGTGAGTAGTGATGATGAGGATCTTCAAGAAATGCGCACCAGGCTGCGCTACGGTGGGGGTGGTACTTCGTTCAATGAGCCAATGAAAAATCTGGCTGGAATAGACACCGACGACGATTGGGTGCGGGGAGCTATACGCCTCCCGGAAAACCCCAAAGCAGACATGGGGATCATGTTCACTGACGGATACGCTCCCATGCCTGAAGACTTACCTGACGTGCCTGTTATCTGGTGCCTTACCCGAAACGGGAGAGAGGACTCCGTTATGAACATTGTAGTCAGAATGGAAGACCAATGATCTACTTGGTCAGATCCAGGGGCGTAACTCTCAACCGGTTGCGCCACACACCAGTCATCAGATTTCCCTTCAACACTTGCTACATCGCCAAGACCGGCGCCCCCGATACTCAACGACTTCTTAGGGCCCTCAAGTACGCAGTCACTATTCCGGTAACCTCCGGCATGGTGAGTGCCCTGGGAGGACTCCTGTCGTGCACCATTACCACGTTCGAAGGTATGGGTGGGTCTCGACCGGTGATAACAGCCGACATACGCAACATCCTACCCCGCCTGGCAGAAGAAAGGGACGACCCTTCGTTCATAATCCCCCTGTATCTTCAGGCAGATGAGAATCGGGAATACCGTGGCAGACGACCTCTGACTAAGGCCTTCCGTCCCGGATACTGGGTGAGGGAAAGCCTCCCTGAAGTCGTCCCGGAGATGACACTGCATCAACTCAATCAGAAGCCAATCAGTGCCTGCTCCAAATGTTTGAATGTCATTGACCTACACTCAGGAGACTGCTCACCCGGCTCCACCGCGTGCCAGCGCTCTATGTGTATCATTGTTACTCCGGAGAAGCCATGCACAGAGTAAGTTTCGAAGAAATAGATCCCACTGGATTTCCTGAGAATCTTCCCTTCATCATAGACGACGTAACGCTGGCAACCACACTGAACACTTCCCTTAAGGGGCTCTGGAGTGTGCTGCACAACGTGAATGGACAATATCGCGTCTTCCCGCTGGATAATGGTAAAGGCAAGATCCGAATAATCCACGCCCCGTCACCATTCATGAAATGGCTTTCCACAAATCTCAGGTACACCCTGCTGGAGCCCCTTCAGGAAGAGCTAGGGGAACACGTTACTGCCTATCGGCCCGGCCGCAGGATTGTAGACGCTGTAAAACGCCACATCCCCGCCTGCCCGATATGTGATAGGCCTGACCCCTGGTTGCATCAAACGCATTCGTGTCCCCGTGACGGATCCTCGATACATCTGGACCTCAAGAATTTCTTCAACAGCACCCGACGGGCGTGGGTCAGGGGATACTTCAAGAGCCTGGGTTATGGTCATACCGCGGCCAGCTACATGGCTTCTCTGTGTACCTGTGTTCTCAAAGAGAATCCGGATCGTTGGGGGGTTCCGCAAGGGTCCCCTCTGTCGGGAGCCATCTGTAATCTGGTGGCGGACAGCCGCCTGGATCCGGGGATCCTGAAATACTTAGAGACCCTCAATAAGTCTCCGCGCTATCAAGGATCCTTCCAGTGGGTGTATTCCCGCTACTCCGACGACCTTGCATTCACTTGTGGTCACTCACTAACAAAATCAGAGATCAAGGATTTCCTCAGAGATATTTGCCGTCTTATACGAAAAGCCGGATACGACGTAAACATCCAGAAAACACGATGGACACATCGTGGTTGGAGAAAGCATCTGCTTGGTGTGAATATGAATCAGTCCGTAAACCCCGACCCGTACCTGTACAAGAAAGTACGTGGGATACTTCATCGCTGCAGCAAAACCAGCCTTGAAGAGCAAAGTGCTCTGGCAAAAGAGCTTCATGACATCGACGACCTGCCATCATGGCTTATGGGGCAGATCAATTGGATAGCCCAGCTGAACCCCGTTAAGGGTGATCGCCTGAAGACCCTGTATCAGTCCCTGAAAACAAAAGAAGGTGATGCATGATGCTGTCAACAATGTTTACCATCGCCACTCCTCGAGAGGACAGCTGGAGGAGTCCCACGCTGTTACTGTTCTTCGATAGTGAACACTCTTTCCCCGGGGAAGGAGAGTTGCTCGACGAGGTCGCAGAGATCGTCAAGGATGAGGCCTTCCAGAAAGTATTCCCAGAAGGTGCCTACTTCAGGCTATGCGTAGAGTGCAGCGGGGATGACGATGTCATCATTGCGGAGAACCCCCCGAGCAAACGGCTGATCGGGGATATGGAAAATGGGAACAAACTTACCCTGATCCATTGGGACCCTTCAGGGGGTCTGGAAGTGGTACTACTCGAGGACGTTTACTACTCCTGCAAGAACCCTGTGCGTACGCTGATGGGCTGCCAGGAGTGTGTTAAAGATCTGGAGCAGAGCCGGCGTCGGAGTCTGTACGATGACGACGAGAAGAAGGAGCCCGAGTTGCCCCGCTGCCGGATAGCACATGATGCTTATGGACCTGTACAGGGCAGTCTTCCAGCCAAAGAGAGCCTCGAGCTTTTCCAGAACAGGAGGAGCGTCATGGCATCTTACACCTACATTTCTCCAAAGCTCACTACTGAGGATGAGTATGTATCGACGAAAACACTGCGGCCTCCGAGTAAGCACAACTTCTACAGCGTGGACGAGAACAGCATAAAGGTCGGTGATGCGCTGCGGGAACGTGGAAGGCGCAATGTCTTCCGTAAATCTGACTGCAATCGTTGCCCCATGGAGGATGCCTGCAAGAAGGTTCACGGAGGCCTCACCTGTGCCAGATGGTGCGAGGGGCGTTACATAGAAACGGACGAGGAAATGCTGCTGAAGCTATCCTCAAGGGGTTACTGGAATCAGTGGACTGATCCGCAACTCCTGGCTATCCTGAGTAACTCCGGGGAACGGGCAAAGCGTTACAAGCGCTACATCACCTGGCTGACTCTGCAAAAGGACGGTTCTGTGGCTCTCAAATACGCCCGCACCGGGAAGGTCATCGAAGAAATGACAGACTGGGAAGACGTTGAGTACTACATCAAAGAGGAGAACGAATACTTCGATTTCTCGGTATTCAAAGACCGTGTGGTAGACAAGACCCTGCGTGGCAAACTGGCTGCGGCACTATACCACCCAGAAAGCCCCCGGATACGCTGCACAATGGGTTCTACCAGCTACCCCACAATAGGTGTTTCTCTGGGGTACAACGGGACGGTTGTTACCCGTCACATCAACTCCCACGGTGATCGTTTGAGGCATCCCACCTACACTTATGACTCCGCCGCAGATCTGCTCCTGTATTATAACAATCTTCCGGGTATATTCACCCAGGAGACCTCGCCGAACAAATTGTATGGTAGTTAGTTCTTAAATCGTGGAGAAGTCGAAGCCGGGGCAGACAGCAATAATGTCTGCCTTGGCTTTGGCTTCTTCTTTTTCTGAGGCCTTCAAATTTTGCTCAGCCGCGATGCGCTCCTCGACCGCTGTGGCATAGTCCTCTTTGAAGACATGAAGTTGAGCTCGCCAGGTATCGAGCTGAGCACGGCAATAAGCTCTGTATGTCTCAATGTCACCTGTGACCGTGCCTTCCCCGGAAGTCCACAGCGCCGCAGCGTCTCCTTCATCCACATCTTCGGAAGTCAAGTGGGGGATCAACTTGCTGTTGTGGTAGGTATTCAGGAGTGTGATAAACCCGATGTCGTTGCCCGAGTGTGATTCTTTCTTGAGGAACACCACACTGTAGTACCAGGCATCAACGAGCTTCTGAGCATAGCTCATGTCCTTGACAGCACCGTCTACAGTCAGAAGCGCCTGGGCCAGAGCTGTATTCGCCGCGGCGTGGTCGTCACGGGCTGTGGTGTACGCCGTTTTAAGATTGTCGGCTACGGTCTCAGAGCCATTGGGGAAGACCATGCTGGTGTCGCTGGACTGGAATGCAGCATTGTAGTCCACCCAACCTTTTGCCAAATCATTGATGCGCTCTGTCAGGGTGGCCTTCGCCTGTATCGCAATGTCCAGCGTGGGATATGTAAGACTGACAGTGCTGGAAATATACTGAGACTGCTCAGCGTGCACCGCCTGGTGGCGACTGAATTTCAGAGTCTGTACGTCGATGGGGGTGGCCACTCGGGCGAAGGTATCTTTGTCGATACGCTCCTTGCGCACGATGTTGTACACGAAGACGCCCGCCTCGGGGAGCTCCCCCTTCGCCGATACCGCAGCATCGATTTTGTACAGGGGGCTCCCATCAGTGTTCTGACTGCCGTAGCAGTTGTATGAGACGATCGTATAGTCCATCGGTTAGACCTCTTCCGGGTATGTGTGGCTATCGGTGCCTTCGAACGCTGCCTTGTACTCGTAGTAGGCTGGCTGTAACAGCGATATGCGGCTGAGGGTGTACGCGGCACAATCCTCCGCCGTCTGCAGAGACAGACTGGATTGCACAGCCTCGTCCAAACGGTAGTAATGAGCCCCATCCTGAACCGCCAGAGATTTACTGGCCGGGTAGGTGTCCATGTCATACACTGTCGCCACATGCTGGTAACTGTCATCCACCACCGAAAAAACAAAGATCTCTGCGGCAATACCCAGGGTTTCCGTGACGGTGGTTGTCACTCGATAGACATCCCCTGCCGTGGTAGCACGCACTTGCTCTACAGTTATACGTACGGGTGTAGGCGCAGTGTCGTCCACGTACAGCCCATTAACAGGCAAAGCTGTGCGGGATGTAGGTAGCGTAGAAATGTCAGTGGGGGTGGAAAGCCTTACAGGATAGTCCTGCAACGGGTCGTCCACTACCAGAACCTTGTATGTTACGGGTGTATAGCTCATGGGTATTCGTAGACCTCTACCTCGGCCCCACCGGACTCGTAGGTTGAATTATCATAGGCTTTCACGAGATCCCAGGCATCGGAATCTGCACTGATGCGCCATGCTTTTGCCGCCGCCAAGTCCTCTTCAAAAGTCATAAGACCCGTAGATGCCCGGTAGGCTGTAACAGACGGGGTAGCAGAATAATCCCGGTTAGCTGTCCCGTCGGACCCCTGACATATGATTGTTTCCCCCCTCCTCACTGTGTAAGACATACCTCTGCCGTATGCCGGGAAGGGGGTAGCTACTTTAACACGGAATTGATTGCTGAGGTCCAGCTCGAGAACTGTCGCACCGTAAGCTGTACTGGCAGGGTGTAACTCATAAACTACCCAGCGCTCCGGTATCTGCTCTGCTGGGATATTAATAACATCCCCCACCGCTATGTCCTCAAGAGCTTCAGATTCGAAGTAGTTAACCGTCGCCGGCAATTCCAAAAGCACACCGCCGGACACGATCTCTGCGTAAGTTCCCACCCCGCGGATCCTCTCATCAGCATCCATGGACCCCGGCGTGACTACCAAGCAGGTCTGTAGAGCCGTGGGGGTAGTGAGGCCTTCCACCGTGGTGTCTACGGTAGCCCGCATGAAATAATTAGTCTTGTCGCTATCTGTTTTGGGCTCGTAAGTAATCTGGATTCTTGATGTTGCCATAGTTTACTCTTGACTGTTAAAGGGTTTCCCTGTTCAATAGTAACCTATGAACAACCCCAATACAAGCGCTAAGCACTACATCGGTGTGGACCCCTCACTGAACGGAACAGGGCTGGCGGTGCTGACAGATATGGGCGGCGTTTTCAAGAGGGCCACTCTGCTGATTGCACCACACAAGAGCCTCACAGAGACTGCCAAGCTCCTTTATATCTACCGCACCGCTACCGAGTGGCTCACAGCGATCATCGCAGAGGGCGCCTTCCCAGTGGCCTGCATGGAAGGACCCTCCTACGGCAGCGTTGGGCGACAGGACATCCTGGGGGAGGTGAGGGGTGTCCTGAAGCTGGTTCTCTGCCAGCTCCACGCCGCGCCCATTATCATACTGGCCCCCGCTACCCTGAAGAAGTTCGCCTCAGGATACGGCGCCGCGGACAAAGAACAGGTGGGCGCCGGCATGAGGACCTTCGGCTGGTTCGCCCACAGCTCCGACGAATACGACGCCGCGGCCCTGGCCGAATACTGCTATGCCCAACGGAATGAGAACGCCACCCTGACCCGCCCCCAGCGCGAAGCTCTCAATCCAAAAAAGAAACCAACCCGCCGGTGGACAAAGTCCAAAGGCATCAACATCTGACGAGGTATAAATCATGGGATTAACGTGCGACATGTTCGAGTGCAAAGAAGAGATCGGCCCGGATGGTATTGTGCTGCGCCACAAAGGCGACTCCTTTGTGATCTGCTCCAGTTGTGTCTCTGAGAGCAAGCAACTGAAGGTCATTCTGAAGAGGGACAAAGATGGTGTGTTTGAGGTTGCGGAGATGGTGGGAAGCTAAACCGATAGCCTCAGCTATACAATGGGGCTGCCGCTAATGGGATACCAGTAGTCCGAGAGATAAACCCCGTCGCCACGTAAAAATAAACCGCCAGTTTTTTTGGCCAAGACACATTCACTGGTGGGACCCGATCCACTTTCATTCTGTATCTGAAGCGTATAATCGGCGCTGTTATTTACGATAACTACCAATGTCCCGCTGGCTCCATCGAGGCGGAGGACGGCATTTCCGAACGTATTAGTCACGACAACAGTGTTAGCGTGTGTACCTTCCAATAACGAATAGCTGCTTGGGGAGCTTGTGATATCTGTAGTGGCTACACTGCCCACATTCAGTTGCCCCGATAGCCCTATATACTGTGCGTTGATATCCAGCGTGGTAGCTACTTTGGATCCTGAATAAACTGCGGGTCTGGTGCGCTGTGTTACACTTATCTCCGCGCCCGTGGCCCAGGCGGAAGAATAGACACCCTTAAACTGTATCCGGCCTAAGACATCTGCACTACCTGTATCTGTCACAGCCCCTGTGTCACTCGCGGACTTACACAGAGCTAACGTGGACGTCTCAGCGTTATTTGTAGCATAGGTGGCCAAACGGTTCTCGAGGGGGCACTGTACGCTGGACAAATCTAAGCCGTACACGGTAGTGGTTGCTGGATCGAAATAAAGGGTCGAAGACGCTGCCACCGAACCCTTGAACAGGGTTAATTCTTGACCGTCACGCAATGCCGCGTCGGTATTGATTCGAGCATAAAATCCTCGCACTCCCGTTCCCGAGGGCATGTCGCTATTTACTGAAACCGTACAATAAGCCCCGGTGATATACGCAGAGGTAAGCCCCGTGGCATCACTGATAGTGGTAGTGCTTCGGAAAGCGTGATTCGTATAGTGCGTAGCATCCGAGGGTATATCTACAGTGCCTACGATGTTGAGGCCATTTACGGCATTATTAGCGTAAAGTGTTGTGCCATAAAGAGACGCTTGCCATCCCCCTGTAAAGTTTGTAACAGCACTGTGTGTCCAAACCCCCGTAACAGTCTCCGCCGCGTTCAAGCTGCCTTTGTTGTTGATCTTGCTGCAGATAGCTTGTATCTGGGCCACCAAGGGGTTAGCACTCAGACTGATCGGGTCCGCTGTAATAAAGGGCCCTGTGGGGTTGTAGGCTGCCTGTTGAGTAACATCAGCATACCCATTAATTCTCCTCACCGTCGAATCGGACTCTCCGAAATAAACCGGATTAGCCACCGTCACAGTATCCGTAACGATGGTGCCGTCCAACCAGTAGAGTGCTGTGCCGATCCGCTTTACCAGGGGGATGGCGAGGGGGATGAGTTCAGGCTCATCATTGGTGTAGAACAAGTAGCCCTTGCCCGCCGTACCAACGGAACAGTAGTTGGGGCGGCAAAGCCTGCGATCTTCCAACGTGTCAAAAGCTATACCGATGGTATCGCCATCGCGAGTGGCGTCGAACTCATTGCCGCTCATCTCTACAAACGCCTTAAGAGTAGAGGCAAGCAGGAAATGCATTTCCCTCTCCGCAGTGCCCCCAAACGCGTAATCTTCATCACCCCCAGTGGGAAGGGTGATATCAGGATTTGTACCTACGGATGGTACAAAGGATAGCCCGGCGTCACCCAACGTTGTGCATAACGCGATAGCTGCTACCAAGTCATCAAATGTCACCGTAGTAGCCGGCTTCAAAGAAATAGTGGTGACATGCGGCGCATAACCAGAAGTAGTAACAAGACACTTTTCCGACTGTCCAGGTGTTTCTACCCAAAGGATTCGCGTACGATTAGCTGACGTGGTAAGGGCTGTAGTGGCGGTGCCCGCATGCCTCGTCGTACGGAATGTCGCCGTGGCCAGTGTGGGGCCCGTTCCAAAAGTATACACCTTACTCTCTACTTTGTCCGCAGGGGGCGTATTCAAAGGCTGTATTACAATATTAGACCCAACCTCCAGTAATCCCAGCGTCGGATTCCAAAGACTGACCGTGGGGAGGGTCGCAGCGCTGGCGCCAGCGGCCGTACCACCCCCAATAATCCACTTCATATCCGCGTCGGCGCGGTACAGACCATTCTCGACGAGATCCCGAAGGATCTGCACGCGGTTCTGGAGATTGACGCCGGGGCGTTTAAGAACTACAGACCTTACAGGTTCTCCGGGGTTACTCGGGAGGATGGCGGCATCGTCGTTCTCCCCAGTATCTCCACCAACAAGAAGTCCACCAGTAAAATCCACCAACTGTTTCTCGGTCATATCGGCTCCTAAGACTGCAGCGCCATGCCCAGCTGCCAGTTATACGTTACGCTCATATCCGCCCCGATAATTATGTCTGTATGGATCTGACGGGCGTACAGCGCAGAATCATCTGCCGTCACCAGCCCCGCCTCACACAGTACAGTCCCGTCGGGTAAGTCACCAGCCTCGATCGTGGCTGTGACGTTGATTGTGAAGCTGGAGTTTTCCACCTCTACAGTGGTTCCGTAATTGAGAGCAGGGGATTCCCACACAGGGACACCCCACCCGCTTATTGTGTCATTGGGGGTGGGTCGTAAGGGGCTGGAGCCAGCAATCAGCTTGCCCAGACGCTTTTCAGCAAAAACAATCGCCGGATCCGGTGCAAACAGGTGCAGCAGATTCAAGCGACCTTCATTGGTGATCTGGTTCTTTTTGGTTACCGAAAAAACCTTGACCGGGCTACCAGTTGAGTGGTCGTGCACCGTCAGGCTGAAGTTTCCAAAAAGGGTTATTCCGTCTTTTGCGTTCATGATGGCTCTTCTCCAACAAAGGTAATTATATACAATGGGCGGTCAATGCACTCAGTTCTTAATGCAGCGAGCTGCGTCTGATAGTCAGTATCATCTGGATTCAGTGCCCCGGCCCTGTAATACCAGGGGTTATCCCCGTCTATGGTGAGGGGATTCCAAACGTTCAAGCCTGGATTCGAGAAGTCGTATGTCCCCAAACCATCGTCATTTACACGCTCAACATACCAATAACTGATGTCCAAGTCTACTGAAAGGGCATCCCAGTCCCTCAGTATCGTGATCTTGCCATACCCTACAGCTGTGGTGTCCAGCCCTACCGTATAGTCCAAGCCTTCGCGCACTGGAAGACCGCCACGAGTAGCTGGAACCAGGACATTCACAATTCCCGCGAAGGTCCCGTGATCCTCATCATAAGGGAGCGTCATTGTAAAGACGCTATCCTCAGTTACATCTTCCCCGACGTGAATTGTCAGGGTGGCTGGAAGACTGGTACTATCCACTTTGAAATAGTCATCCAGACAGAACTCAGCAGGGTCGTCCAACTTGAGGGCATTGTCGGCGACCATCAGATCACTCTGGTGCCCGCCGGTAGCCCCTATGAGATTGACCCCGACAACCAGCTCTAACTTCTCCTCAGTGAGTTCCAGCGTGTCCACGTAAATGTCGCTGGTGCCCACCATCGGGTAAGTGTAAGAGGGCTTGGCTATCAGGATCAGGCTGTGGAGATCCTGCTGGAACTGCGGTAGCAACGGCACGTCCGCAGCGATGGACACTTTGAACGTGTGCATCTTTAGGTATTTATCGAACAGGACGTAGGCTGCGCTGTGCCGGAGCACCGGCTGGTTTGCCGGGAGAATCTGCTCGGTTTCGCTGGCATCCAGGTACAACCCGGGGTCATCTATCTTGGCTGTGTCTTCAGGGTCCAGGACGTGTTGCACAAGGGATGTCACGGCGCGGCGACGCACGGCGGAGTCAATGTTCCACAGCTCCTTGGGGATGATAGCATTGTGCCACCAGAGGGGGTCCTCCACGTAGTCTACAACGCTGAACACGGTGGTCAACTTGTCAAATGCGTTGAGCACCAGAACGTTTCGGCTGGCAATATTGGAGATGTCGGCTCTTACCGGGATCCCGAAGGGCAACGTATACACCTGGGCCGAGGTGGTGATCACCTGTTTATCTTCCCGGGTGAGCACCCAGTCCAGACCCAGTTCGCTCAACAGACCGTACTTGGTGGACACTGTGGCACGGTTGTTCACCGTGTCGATGCCCGTGATCTGGAACTTGCCTATATTGCAGGTGTTTAGTGCCCCCGAAAGAACAATATAGCCACCATAGTCCTCCTCGGTGAGAAGATAGCTGCCTAGCCCTATTGGCAGAGCCACACTGTCGATACTGGCAATGGTAGCCGCGTTGGTACCCTGCGCGGTAACACCAGAGTCGTAACCCCGCAGTGTCTCCCCGTCAGAACGCACCACAGAATACCCCGCAGCGACGTTCAGTGCCGCCTCCATGCGTTGCAGCACAGGTCCGGAGGTATACAGGGCCATGATACCGCGGATATACTCCCTGTAGGTCTCCGACGAAGCAGCGAAGCGGTTAATCAGGCTGCCGTAGTTGTAGTACAGTGTAAACCTGTCTACCGACACCTCCGGCGCCCACAGAGACAGCTGGGTAACTTCCCCAGTGGTGAATGCTTCCACTGACAGGCCGGCCGAGTAGAAAACCTCTTCACGGTAGCGGTAGCTGCAGCGCCCGTTCGAATATATGTACCAGGGGGTTACCTGCGTGATAGTACCGCGCATGTAGTCTATAGTGTAGTCCGTACCCTCTACCACGGCATCCTTGCTCAGGTTCTTGGCGTAGATCGATACACTCCCCAGAATCAGGTGTTTGTTGGGGAGACTAAAGGTCCTCGGAACGTCTATGAAATCTGTGGCGAAAGCTAAGCTGTAGCCCTCCACCAGATTATTGGGGACTTCCCGGATAACCGCATAAACCCAGCTGTTGTCTTGTACCACATAAGGGAACGGATTACTCTCCGGCCCCATGAGATAGCGTCCACGTTGGTATTCGATCTCGCAATCAATGGGGAGCTTGGGGTAAACCCCCTGATAGACCCTCCACGTAACAATCCCTGTGCTGGTGGTCGGCAGGCTGATGGGGATAGCGGCGCCATCCAAGGTCAGGATATTGGGTACGGCGTTCTCAACAACGTAGTACCCCCGGTACTCCACATCATTGCCAGACACAACACTGGTGATCTCCAGCATATCGCCGACCTGACAACGGGCCATATCTGCAGTCAGATCCGTCAGGGTATAGTCCCCGGTAGGCCCCGCCACCTGAGCCATCAGGCCAGCGCTGCCCGACGCTACTACGGTGGTTCCCCGCTGCCCCATGAAGCGCAGTGTGTCCCCGCGTCTGATGCCCTCGTTGTACCAGTCCCATGACGTAGGGAGATAGGCCATGCGGCTGTCAGAAACCCGGTTACCCACTGTCTTCTGGATCTTTCTCCAGGCCACACCCCGTTGGGGCTCATAGTTGCCACCAACAGACAAGGAGCGGCGGAAAGGATCCTCAACGAATCGGACGATACCATCATCCGGATTCATGAAGAACTCCACATTCTTGTCCATGACTATCTGCGGATCAAAGATGGTGTTCTGCAGTGTGTTGACGTTCATCACCGCGCCGGGGGGATCATAGATGTAGCGGTCTTCTGACCCATCCTCGCCCTTGGCGTAGTTGATTTCAGTCTCGTCGATCAGCCATAGCTTCCACAACTCACGGTTGAACACCGGAGTGTCAACGACACCCGTAGCCAACACGTTGGACATCAGGTCCAGATACACCTGGCTGAGGTAGGTCTCGGAGGCCTGATAGAAAGCCTCCAGGTCTTCTGTATCACGGAAAAAGCGTTGCCAGAAACCTGACAGGCTCTGAAACAGAACAGAAGAAGTGTCACCGGTAAACGTACCCATCTGGATTCTAATACCTCAGCACGAACGTAATAAGGTCTGCTCGTGTTTTGTAGGATGTCGTCCTGTCTGTGATACCCATCCAATTGTACCACGTATTCAACTCCGCGACAGTGTCAATGTTACCGCTGAGTATCTTGCCATTGGCCAGGAGCTCTGCGGGGGTTACGAGGTCCGAACCATTTGAAAGCGTGACGCCATTGCTCTGGTCCTCCACGGGGAAGATCGACACGATGTCCGTGCTTTCAAACATTGCCTGCTGCCCATCCGGGGCGTTCAGGGTGAAGCGTAATGTGACGGGATACATCGTTGAAATCTGAGCATAAGTGCTGCGCAGGAACGTCGTGATGTCCGACGAATCCAGCATCAGGTTGTCATTGAAGGCGTTAATGTAGTCTGTCAGCCCGACAGCCGCGGTATCCGTATCGAGGGTGGTGCCCTCCTGCAGCTTGTAGTCAACCTGGAAGTTTATCCACACAGGATGGCGTGAGCGCACCAGATGATTAGCAACAGCTGTTCGGCGGCTGCGACTGACAACATAGCTATGAATGGGAGCAAAGCCCTGAAGACTCTCATAGGTCACCTGCAGTTTCTTACCGTCGAAGGCTGCAACCTGGGTTCCCAGATTGAGTAAATTGATTGCCGCCAGAGACTGTGCCTTCTCGGGATTGGTCACCTGAAGCTGATATTGGGTGTCCGAAGGAACTGTTGTGGTCGTGTTTACAGGCGTGCCATTGACCCTCGTGACAAACACAATTTTGCCTGTAATAGGATCCGCCATGGTGCTGCCAGCCGGCGCATCCAGCATCTCAACCCAGGTTACGTCCAGAATCGGACCCGTCAGTGCTACCTTACCGGGCTGATGCGTCAGATTGGATGTCCCATAAGGCACTTCCGGATAGTCTACATGCGCCGCGGCGATCCTGGTAACTGTCGGAGGGTCCCCGGGTGTGAAATTGATATTCTCATAATCGGGAGGCAAATAACCGATGGAATATGTAATAGTCTGGGTAGTATCTGACACCACCGGAAACGGGTTGCTATCGCTGACGGTCAACTCATGGGCTGACACACTGGTGATCAGGTACTCCTGGGGACTGTTAACCAATCCGGACTTTACCTTGAGAACATAGCCAACCTTCACGCCGAGGGTGACATAATCATAGCCAGTCTCATATGTCAGCCCCGGATCCCTGAAGGTATTGATAAGGCCATCAGCGCGTGGGAAGTAGCCCCCCACCGTGCACATTTCGGTGACGCTGGTACGGGGAAGGGTCACGTAGGTATCATAGCAACCACCCACATGCAGCAACATATGCGCCCCGAGCTCCTTGGGCACATCACGGACCATCTCTGGTTCACCCATACCCACCGTCATCGTCTCCTCGATAAGGGGGAACTCGTTCTGCAGAGTCACATCACAGGACCGATTATTCACCAAGTTCCGGACAGAAATGACCGTATCGGCCCTCTGTAGCAGCTGATCAGTGCTCTCGACATCGTTGCCACCTTCAGAAGAGACCACTGTCTCGGCATATATGAGGTCCGACAGGCCTATGGGGGCCACTACTCGCATAAAGCGGCCCGGCTCAGTCTTGTAGCTGGCCCCGGGGGCGCTTGCTCTCAGGGGAATGTCGGCGACATACTCAACCAGCTGCCCCTTCGTGTCATACACGGGAAACTGGGCGTCTTCAGAGATCGCGAAGTCCGTACCATCCGTGTTCAGCACGAACTTCTGAGCCGCTGTCTTAAAGAACTCGGAACGTACAGATATGGTACGGGGTATCCGGCGCTGCAGATGCACACGAGCACTAACCGTGACGTAGGTGCCGCCTTTACGTGTCACGAACCAGTTCGACAGGATCTCGTTGACGGACTGCTTGATGTCCTCCTCATCAGTGAGTTCTTCCTGAATACGCAACAGGGACTGGCGTGCAGATACGCGATCTACCTCTCCGCGGAGGAAAGCGTACATCGTGGCGAAGCCGGTAACCATGAGGTCCCTGATGGCACTGCCGGCTTCATAGTTACCCTCAGGAACTTTCTCTTTCAGAAAGCCCACCAGGAAGGCTTCGGCGTCCCTCAGATCTGTTTGACTGATAGTTGTTTTGTAGCCGTCCATTTTAGTATTTGGATACCCCTATAGTCGCTACCGCGGTCTCCGCAGACTCACCGGCTTTGTTTTTCAACCTGATCCACACCTCAAACCCGGTGTCCTTGGGTTCATAACCGATAACCTCGGCACTCATCAACTGCTCCGTATCGTCAAAGCCACCATCAATATCCTGCCGACGAACCTGCGCCGCGGCGTCTGCTACTGACATTTCCACCGTGTCTGACACAAGGGAATTCCCCCTGGAAATGTTGGAGCCTATCAACCCTCCGAAAACCGTACCGTAATCTTTGTTGAGGATATCACTACCCACCGGAGTCATCAAGGTTTTAGCGAATCTATTGATAAGAGCTTGCAACCCTGTCATTTTCAGTGGGGCTGCGTAGGCAAACTCGAAACAGCGAAAGCCGTGCAGATCATCTGCCGAAACGCCCTGGAAATGTATGTCGTACCTTGGCATCTTCGCTCTACACCACTACTACCCCCACAGAGGTGTTCTCTGTGGTTGATGGCAAGCCCGTCGGCTCTGCGTTAAGCGCTGCTCTTTTAGTCTGAGACCGCGCCGCTTTCTCTTCATAAACGATCGCACGTTTCTGTGCGCTGTTTGCCGCCGCCGTGTTGTAAGCCGACTTGTCCCTGTTCAATAGTTTCTCAGCACGCTTACGTGCCATCATGTCGATCTGTATCTGCTCAGTGACCTTGCCACCATACGAATCCTCGGGATCCTTACCAAGGAGCGTGGTGTTGGGGAGGGCCCCGACTCTGTAAGCAGGGATAGACTCAAAGACCATCTCAGCTGTGACGTTTGTATAGCTGTCTACCTGCACAAACAGGTCTGCCCAGGCTTTCTCAGTATTGAAGGTGTGCTCCGTGCCTATGAGGTTACCCCCGGACAGGGCCCCGGCGTCCACATACCCGGAAATGGCGTTACGTGCAGACCCGGGAGACAGACAGAGGTTGCGAGCCTTCAATGCCGGATACACCAGCTCCAGCTTCCGAAGAAGGATCGCCAGTGTGCGCAGTTGCTGCTCGCTGTAGTCAGCGTAGACCACATTTTCAAAAGAGTTCCCCCAGATAGCTTTATTGCCCGAGCTGCGCGGGTTATTGCGCACAAACAGGGCCTCCTCGAGAAGGATAGAAAGGCAGGTCTCCTGTACCTCAGCACAGTTCTTGAACGCGATGTTACAGTCTCCCACAACATACAGATCCCCCAGCCGACTCACAAGGAAGTGCGCTGGTTGGGTGGCTGCCCTGCCCGCGTGCTTCTGAGATTCAGAGGCTATCCGGTAGCCATGAAACAGCGTGATCGGATCAGAGCCACGGGCAATATAAACGGTGTCAGCTTTGTACTCAACGGCAATAGCACCCTGCCCCGCGGAAGTGGAGTTAAGCCACCCCGTCCCCTTGGTATCGGCGTGCCACCCCTGCCCGAAAGACCCGAGAACAACGAAGGAGATCTCCCGGGAAGTGCTGTACGGTATGTACATTGTGCTGCTGATTTCAGCCTGTATCAGCTTACAACTGGGTGGAAAACCCTCTGCAGAAATAACACTTCGCGGTGTCCCGCTGTATTTGCTGAGCGGCCCGGAGGACACGACGCTGTTATTCACGTACGCCGCGGCGTTGTCATAATGCTGCCGAGCCACCGCGTTCAGATAGACAGAATAGTCATCTGTCTTATCCCGGGTGTAGGAGCTGCTCTGGCTGCGGGTATCCACCATTAAAAGGTCCTCTTATGGGCTTCCAGGAGCCCATCCACCAGCTTGCGCCGCTTATAGCTGAGTTGCCCCTGAGTAAGCTTGTACTTGGCACATAGCTGCGCATTGTTCAGCTCTTTGGCGCCATCATAGCCCGTGATGTCCTTGAACATCTTTTTATCCTCGGCATCCAGTCCGTGGAAGAACATATCCATGACTGAGGCCCCGCCACTGCTGGGCATCTGTGCAGACTGGAAATCCATGGTGGCGCCGGCAGATTCAACCAGTTCTCGGACGCCATAGGCCTTGCCGAACTCGATAACTTTTTTGTGCGACCATTTGAGGTGGTCGGCCATCTCCTCAGACGTAGGATCCCTGCCCAGATCATCCACCAGCTGGTTCTGCGCCACGCTGTATGTATTGTAAAGAAGCTGCTTATTCTCAGGCAAACGTGCTACGTTCTGGTAGGGGTACACAGACCGCGACAGTTTTCTTAACCGTGAGGTAACATGCGTGCCGATGGACGCTCCGCGGTTGGGATCGTAGGTCTTGAGGGCTTCAGCCGTAAGCAGGCGAGCTTTGGCTTCCAGCGCTGGCCCGGGGACCGACGACTGCCACTTGCTGACCTCACGATAAATCAACGGCTGCAGGCGCGTCAGAAGAGCCTCGAGCTTATCAGCCCTTCCGGTCTGCTTCCACTCACGCCAGAGCGTAAGATCCTGGTCTTGTCGTGCACTAATGTCCATGATCACCCTTGGGGGTATTTGTATCCAGCTACACTCAGAACAATTTTACGATATTGCTCAAGCCTGTCGTCCCAATTATCACGTGTCTGAGCCATACCCGTCTCCGGGCCGGCCTTTTTAAACTCTTTAACCGGGGGGTATTCCTCCGCGGGACCCACGTTAGAGTAGGCTGGGTCGGGAGTATTACCCGGACCTTGCAACAATTTGTAGATTCGTGACCAGTAAACGGCCCCCTGGCTCCCCTTCGAGTCACCCGCCTCGCTGTAGAATCGCATCTCTTTAGCTCCCCGGACACTCTCAGCTTTGGCGGCGTCACCACCATGCCAGATACTGATATAGTCCTGCAGGCTGCACGCCGGCCGCGCCGCAAAGCGCATGGCCATTTCATAGTTCTCATACAACGGCGCCAGCTTCGCAGTGGCCTTCAAGAAGCTGTTATTTGTCAACTTCGACAGGTCACCCGTGAGTTCTATATCCTTCCCGGAATCATCCGACGCGATGAGAAGCTCTCTCCAGTTGAACACCGCCGGCTTCGTGGAATTGGCGTCGCCGTACAGGAATTTGGCATAGTTGGTTTGAGCGGCTGTCAGGTACTGGAAAGCCAGCGTAATATCCGGGATAACCTCTATGGGGTACATATCAGCTTTTTTAATAGGTATCCTGACCTGATACTCCTGGGGCTCCGACGTAGGAGTATTGCTCACCCCCGTGAAGTCCGCATCGTTATCCCCGCTGTCCTCGATCACTTGCCTGACGGCCGCTGTCTCAGGGTCTCCTCCAGTGCCCGTCGAAACACTGGTGGGCTTAAGACCCGCCTCAGCTTGCTTCTTCCACATCTCAAGGTTGTCCGTATCATTCATAGCTTCTGTGTGGGCAACATTCGGGGGATCCAGATGCACCCACCGCTGAGTCCTGGCACTCATCTTACCGTTATTCGCTCCTCGGATATCCACATGTGTGCTGCCGCCACCGTAGGGGTAGTATCCTACGCCATGGCCTGTCGGGAAAGCATCCAGACAAAACAGCCAGAGCTCCTCCTGAGAAACACCCTCCACCTTAAAGTCGAGAGCTATAGCTCCTGAATGAAGCCCGCCCTTAGGGGCTCCATTCTCGTAGTAACCCTTGGTATTCTCTGTCGCTGCAAACCTATAGCCCGACACAATGTTTATAGCTTTACCGGGAAACCCCTGTGCCACGGTCTCAATGATGTTGATCGTTGCGGGGTTCATGGGTAATGCCCCCGGACGATCTGCTCTACAAAGGGTATTCCAGGTATCTTTCTGCTCCTGCGTCCAAGAGGCCCAATCGTTACCTGGCCACTCCAGCTTCTTACCTTTGCCCCTGATGATAGTCTTCTTGCCGGGCTTAGGAGCCTTGGTGGCAGCTTTTGCAGCCTCCCCCTGTTTCCCTGCAGTTTTTGTGGGGGGTATAGTCATCGTGATTAAACGCCCACCACCCCCGCCTTGAGCACTATCTGCCTGCACCTGCGCTGTTGTAGCGCCGGTAACCCCTGCAAACTCCTCCAGGCTTCTGGAGAAGGAGAAGGAGACCGTTGTCGTCATGCTACCCTGGGCGTTCAGGTTGTGGGACACCCCGGTGATGTACATGAAGATGTCCATCCCGGATTCATCTTTGTCGAAGATTACACCGGGGAACCCCGGTAGGACGTAGGGGTTAAAAGCCATATTTACGGTGCCGCTGCGCTCGCAGTAACGTCTGCGGTAGTACTCGTACTGAGCGTAATCCTCGAAGATCTGACTGAGGGGTCCATCAGATGTCTGAGGGCTCTCGACGTTACCAGTGCTCTTCAGATCCTGGGCAAGCACGAACATCCACTCCGGGGCACTGGCCTGAGCCGACGTAGGACCTATGAAAAACTCCTCGGGGAACAGAAGCATATTCTTGGAACTCTCGACACCACCTGTCAATAGCTGCTTCATGCGTTTACGCACAGGCACAGGATAACCAGTAACCAGAACTGCACTGATGAGCGCCGCACTGGATGCTGCTTCATCTGATTCCCCGAAGAGTATCGTTTTGGTTACAGAGTTCTCATTGAGATACAACCTTGTGGGCTGCCCGTTGTAATTCTCCGAGTAGCCCCAGTCTGTTATCTGGGAAGGGAAAAACACGTTGCATACCGGAGGAAGCGCGAAATAAAGAGAGGGCTTCACATAGTGCGACGCAATCGTGGTGTTGGCATCCGCTTTGGCCCCCACCAGGCCATCGGCCATGTGTGTATCTTTGTTGAGCTGCACCGCGGGAGGCGCCGGCACCGCCAACACCTCCATATACATGTATCCCAGCACAGCCTGCAGCAGATCCCATGCGGACCCCGAGTTACCAACGCTCTCACCAACACGGGTCTGCAATACCTCCAGGATCTTCATCTCCTGTGCTGCTTTTATGAGAGGGAAGCACCCACCATTATCATAGTTACTGGGGCTATCATCGATCCCCGGGAAGCCGGCCCAACGCTTATAGAAGCCGGTCATCAAAAGCCACCTACCAAAGAAGTTGCGCCCGGGAACCGATGCCGCGGTCTTGGGGAGCTTTACCTCAAAATTGGAGATGCTGTTATTATCCCCTGCCACAACTTCAGGAACATCCGTGTTACTGGTACTGATCTCGGACAGTAGCGCTCTGAACACATTCAACACAAACTCGATGGGCCGCTTGATGGGGTTACCCACAGAATTGCCATCGGGCTTTGTCAGCCCTTCATAAAACAGGCTGGCCGGATATAGTACTTTCGGCTCTGTAAAGTATGACGCATCGGAATTGCCCACAGCACTAAGAGCCTGAACCATGTCATCTACTGACGATATGTAGAAGAACTGCAGCTGTCTGAAAATAGCCGCCTGTCCCAGGCAGTTCAGCTGCATCGATCGGCCACGGGGGTTGTTCTGATATGAAATACCCACAATCTCATATTCGCCCATAAGGCGCAGGGTGGGTTGTTCATCCCAGTGATAGTCCAGATAAAAAACAACCACTTGGATGCGATCTTCAGCCCCCAGGCGACGCAATAACCTGTGTGGTGTGACTGTCAACGTTGCCGTGGGAACTTGCCAGACGCCGAAGGACGTGGACACGTTCTCAACGGGGATCTCCAGGCCATTGATATAAACCAGCCAGGCGCCCAAATGAAAGTCGCTGCTGCTGTAGTTAGTTGCCATTGTTGTCCATCTCCATGTACGCTGCCAGAAGCACAACCGCCGACATGCCTGCTACACGGAGAACTGGACTGTTAGACTCGAGAGCAGCCAGGAGCAGAGTTACCTGAGAGGTCGGCAGATTGTATCCGGCGAAGGCTCTCGCTGCATTCTGGAAAAAGGGCATATCCGAAAGGAGGTCATCCGCGATCGCCTTGCTGTTCCGCTTCTCACATATTGGAACCTGTAAGGCTTTACGGCGGGGCAGTAATCGGAGAAATATGGGTGAAATATTGGAGTCGAGCACTCTCAGAATGGTCTCACGGGTACTTACCGCCGGGGTTGTGGTATTCACCACCGTCTTCAGGAACTTAACCCGGAGAGCCTCAAAAGCTTCCATATACTGGAAGCTCCTCGACATCACCACCTCAACGTCGATCATGGGACCGCGGTGGCACCCCCTGAAGGTTGTCGAGGTTCTGTCCCCGGTGTTGAATCTCCAAGTAAACGCCATGGCTACGGCCACTCCACTACGGCTGTTTTGGTTGCTTCGTTTCCGAACTCATCGAGCTGTGACACCCCGACAACGATCGTGCTGTTGCGGCGCCAGGCCTGGCTCTTACGTATCTTTATCCACATGCGCTGACCGTCATAGGGCCGAACAACGATGCTGTAGGGGGAATCATGTGCTGGGAGGTACGTAGCACCCGCATCCTCGCTGATGGTTGTGCTATTTGCCAAGTCATCGGGGGAAAGTGTGCTGCTATAGCAGTAAATGTAGAACTCAATCCAGCTATCCAACAGCACATTGATAGCACCGTCCACAGGCGATGACAACTGGAAACGCGGCTCTATATTGCTGGAAGGTGCACCATTCTGGTGACGCCCCCAGGCCAGATTACCAAAGCCGCCCGTTGTCATGTAGAAACCTCCAGAGCCTCAACAGAGTTTACACTCCAATAATACTACAATTTCCTTCGCGTTGAGGATACCATCGCACCAATCAGGCTCGATGGGGGTAAGTTCGGCTTCGATTTCTTGCTCCATCGCCTCTGGGAGGGTACGCATCCGCTCATTCTCAGCACTGATAGCCTCTGCATATTCCGTGATGAGAGGCTGAAGGTCCGCAGTATAGGCTTCGGTGTCGGCCAGGTCATAGCGGAGCGCCTGCCCTTGAGGGGTATTAATAACCTCTGTGATGGCTTGCCCCCTGTCATCGCGCTTGGCATGCTTCTCAAGGAGCTCAGCCTGCTTCTTACCGTATTCCACATAAGCAGATACACTGGTGTTTACTTTGTCAACAGCCTCGGCGAGGGGCTTGAGGGCGATCAGATTGCGGGCTACCTTGAACGCCGAACCAGCCGCGGGAACATCCCCGAGCTTCTGCATGACCTGAACCAAAGCCTTGACCTGTGAGTATTTGATATTGATTTTCATTGAAATCTCCTGTTGTTGGTGGGAGGAATGTAACACGAGGCAGGAGCGTAATCAAGACTTAAGCGTGGAAATCAACCCGAATCTTTCCGGGGAACGTCTGAGCCCACACATAGATGTTCACGGGGGTGGGGTAATCGACGTTGTGTGTCGGGTAGTCCCAGACAATACCGGTCTCTACGCCGGTCTCCGGCGGATCGCTTTCGGGAGTCCGATACGTCCAGTAATACTGCGGAGCATTTGTGACGCGGGGGCGGAGGTGGAGTTGCCCTTGCTTGATGCCTTCTGCGACGCGCACCCACTGCTCTTGAGGGATTTCTACAATTTCAGGGTTCTTCATTTTGATTCCTTAAACCATGTCCACAAGGACACGTCCATCGAAAGGTGTAGAATACACCCAGATGTCTGATGCCTCATTCACATTCAGGCTGTTGTTTTTGTCCAGGTACACCCGCTCGTTGTCCACACCGTCGGTCATGTTGATGTGTGGGACCGTAAACGTGTCGAGGAACAGCACCTTACCCGCCAACACCGCTGCGTTTCTGTCTGCAGAGATGTCTGGATTCACCAGGTCCGCGGGGGAGGGGAGGCGGTTCCAGGTGTCATCCGCCGGAGTGGCACCCAGATTCCATACGTCCTTGGTGCCCGTGTCTACGCGGCACCAGATATACGTCGGAGCAGCCCAGGCTGTTTCTACCGTATGCAGGGTTCCAGACTTTACACCAGCGGCTACTTTGGTCCAGGTGTCCTTGGGGCATGTTACATAAACGGGATTTGCCATTTTAATTCCTCACTTCGAGTAGAGAGTGCGGCTTCCCAGCGCGTCAATCTCGTAATGTGTGCCGTAGTTGATCAGGAATACATCCCCGGGGAACGTGTCCTGGCTGCTGCGCGAAAATGACGTCAGGTTCTCCTGCGAAACACTATTGCTCACGGGCTGGTACCCTGTCAAGTTGCTCCAGTCAGCTGAGTCATCAATGGGAACCAGATAGTGTCCATACGCCGGGTAGGTCATGGAAGCTGTCCAGGTCACGTCGAACGTATGCGTGTTATTGGTGAACACCCCAGTGCCTACCGGATCCACTTCTGTGGCTCCAATGTAGTGAATACCCGCCGAATAGATCTCCACGATGAACCTGATAGTCTGCCCAGCTATGATGTCCTGGTTAGTCGTGATATGCACATGTGGATATACCTTGCTCCCCACCAGCCAATTGTGCTGCATAGGCACATTGAAGCTGGCAGACTGCATGATTCCAGGCTCGAAGGCCAGCAACTGAACGCCTCGGGAAATATCGTTACCTACAGGGCCCACCACCCAGCTGGGAGATCCGGCCAATACCAGAGCACTGCCGGTCAGGGTGTTGGCCACAGACGTTCCAGCGCCTTCTTCCATGCGCCAGATACCTACCGCGGTGGGGCCCGACGGAATAGTATACGTGCCGTGTCCATCATTGTAGCGGCTCAGAACGTTTGCGGGAGACATCACCGTGGAGTACACCGCCACGTTCGTGATAGCCGCGTCCGCCGAATACTGCACAGCGCCACCATTGGCAGCAAAACCACCCACCGTGATGGGCGAGTTGAAGTTGAACGTAGCCGCCGTGAGTGCTGTGGACTTACCGTTCACGTAGAGCAGTGCTGTGTTTCCGGTTGTGGTGAGCACCAGGTGGTTCCAACGATTGAGCGCCAAAGGATAAACTCCGTTGACTGCCGTGCCACCGTTGAAGCGTACATACGGTATTCTGGAGTTGTCCGGGGTTCCGATCTCAAGCCGCGATGTAGAAGCATTGTTATGCGCTGCGAAGTATACCTGCTGCCCCCGGATGTTAGTTGGTCGGACCCACAGGTCAATACTGTACGTGCCGCTGGTCAGGGCGTTCGTGAGCGCCGTGTATAGGGCAATGGTTCCGTACTTGCTGGTGGCGTTGAAATTAACAGCGTTAAGGGTTGTCCCCGAGGTCTGCAGTACAGTCTTGTAAACCGGGGGGTTAGCCTCATCAGTGGTCATTCCAGCAGCTGCAACGTAGTAGTCTTCAAATGTAGTGGCCTTACCATGCAACTGCATGGATCCGTCACCCTGCACTTCAAAGTAGTCCGCGCCCACGCCCACTTTGAGAATAGGATTGCTGTTCGCCGCGGGGGAAATAATCTCGTACAGACCCGTCGCCGGGTTGAACTTGAGACGTGTTGAGGACGTATACGGCGTAACCACGCCGTTGATCGTGGTGCTCATTACAGGGTACAGATTCAGGTTGGCCGAGGTGTCTGTACCGGACATCGTTGTGCCTGCGGGGCCTTCAGCGCCCGTAGCCCCAGTGGGGCCCGTGGCGCCCGTAGCACCAGTGGGGCCGGTAGCTCCTGTCGGGCCGTCCGCGCCGGTGGGGCCAATCAAGCCTTGTGGGCCAGTGGCTCCTGTGGCGCCTTTCGCCCCCGTAGCACCTGTGGGGCCCTGCGGTCCTGTGATATTGCCCACATCCGTAAAGGTATCCGGCAATGCGGTGCAGACATAGAGGTGACCGGAGTCCACCACGATGTAACCATCACCGAGGGTGTTACCTTCTGTAGGAAGATTCGCCGCAGTGGCCACGCTGCCTTTGATAACAACAGACTGGCCATCCTGGCCCGTTGGGCCAGTGGGACCGTCGGCGCCAGTTTCACCTGTGGGGCCGGTGGGGCCGGTTGCACCAGTTGCACCAGTGGCGCCGGTGGCGCCGGTTGCACCCGTCGGGCCAGTGGCTCCGGTGGCTCCAGTAGCGCCAACGCCCGTGGCTCCAGTAGCTCCAGTGGGACCTGTGGGACCAGTGGCTCCCTGAATACCCTGCAACCCTGTATCACCGGTGGGACCTGTGGGGCCGGTGGGGCCTGTTCCACCTGTGGCACCCTTAGCAGCTACCAGTTCCCAGTAGTTCGTGTCGGTAACGGGGTTTCCCGTTGAGGGTGTAGCAAAAACATAGACGTAAGATGCTCCGTTGAACGTTACAACGTCCACATAGCGGTATTCGGTGCCGACGTCCCAAACTCCCATGGGCATCCACATAACCCCTGTAGCGCCGGTAGCGCCGGTGGGTCCCGTGTCGCCGCGGATGCCGCTGTCGGCGATTTCGTTGATGGCGCCGATAACGGAGGTAGCTGTAAACCCCGGGTCGAGACCGGTAACCCCCGGCTCAGTAAAGGGTATAGGGTCCGCAAGATTGCCCATGTCTGCAGTATGGAACTGTACAACGTCCGCTCTTAAGGAGGTTGTGGCTACGCCGAAGCGTACGTCCGTAGTAACCTCTGCCCAATTGGAATCTGTGCTGGCGGACAGCCTACAGGATAGCATCAGATCAGCGCTGTCTTCATATATTGTGCAGTCCAGACCTGCATTATTATCCCCGGAGCCTGTTCGCGCCATTACAGTAGCATACGCGTTACGTACTTCAGCCCCTACAGGGGTTTCTGCGGTATTCTCTGCCAGGAGCAAAGCTTCAACAGCGTCTGTAGTCTCATTGAATTCAGCTACAAGCGTGACATCCTGGCTCACACTGATTTCACCACTGAACCCCGTATTATTACCCAAGTTAGCCATTGAGGTCTCCTATATCCAAGCAAAGGATCTGCTTCTATTATACTACAAAACGTTCTCAACCTATGTAAGAACGTGCCACGGGGGCCGCGCCGCCGCCTGTGGGTATGTTCTCTACCGTGAAGACTCCGCGGAAGGCGGGGAGTCCCATGTTGCTTCCCATCCGTTCGTATACCGCGATGCCCTTACCGGGATACAGCACGGTCTCACTCAATGTGTTCTGTCCGAACATTGAATACTTCGCGGCGTTCTCGATTGTCTGGTTGAAGGGGATCGCCGCGTCCTGTGCCTGATGGAACCAAGCCACTGAACGAACCAGGGGCTTTGTGACCAAGCCACCCTGATTAGCGCCGGCGCGGGTTGTGGCAACCGTAGTCATGACTTTTACAGTGGACGGCAATGGAACCGCGCTGTCCATGGGGATCACATCTTCAGCCCCACCTGTGGTCGGGTCTATGTTATCGATGAATTCAACTTCAAATTTGTTCTGAACCGCAAGTCCAATTTCAATAACCGTGATGCGCTCGATCTCCACAGGGTATGTCGAGTCGGCGTTGAAGATCGTCCACATCGGAAAGCCTCGGATGACGGACACTTCCGCGCTGCACCAATATGTCAGCGAATTCTGACGAAACCTGACACCTATACCGTAAGCCATAGGAAAACTGTTACCGGGCATATCCAGGCAGAGGCCTTGATTCTGATTCAGGGTGATCGGCTGAACCTGACCCACTACACCTGCTTGCCGGTCGTAAACTTCCGAGCAACATGGGAACTGCCGTGCGCTTCCCGGCAATGCAACTGTGGCCATTGCCAGTGGTAGACACTGGATACTACGGACAAGGCTGTTTGCCGTGAGTGTCACGCTGTCCGGATTCGCGCAGACAGTTACGTTCGTAGGGTCGGCGTTGTTCGAGTCCATCTTCAGCGGGGTAGCCGGCCGCCCTGACCCCACTGTGACTGCGCTGATGCGCTGCAGTTGGGCGCTGCCGCCGGAAAGACTTGTGCCTGGATGATTTCCAAAAACGTCGATCTGCTTGATGCGGACGATCTTGCCGGAAGATCCAGTATTGTAGATAGCGAACGCCGCAGAGTTCTGCATAAACCCCAGCACGTTATCAACATTCTGTCCCCAGATTGTCTGATACGGCCGGATGTTGAATGCGTAGCTGTCAGCCATTCGATTCTATTCCTTCGTGAACTCAATCCAGGTGTCGAGCAAGCCCACCGCGCCGGTCGTGTTGTAGACAGCCACCAGCTCATTCTGTCGAAGTGTCAACGGCTGCACGTTGCTGTCGCCGTATCCCGCATCCCAGATGATGTTCAGCGGCACCATTGTTTCGAGCTCATCGAGCGTACCTGTCGAGATCGCTGCTTCGTCCGATGACCAGAACACACGGCGAAGAAGTGTCGATGTTCCAGCCAATGTTCCGGCATGCGCATACGTTGCAGTAGTAGGTGCGCTGTTCGTGGTGTCATGTGTCACCGGAGTAATCGCCGTGCCAGCCACCGAAAACGAAGCACCCGTGTATCGCCGCAACTCCAACTGGCACAATACACCCGTCACAGATGCTGTCTGCGCATTAAGCAGCCCTACGCGCCGCACTTTCAGAATTTCAGAAGCATGTGCATTCAGCACCGCACCCATGTTTTTACCGGCTGCGAACGCGATACCAGAATAATATGCTGTCCATGTCTGTGCCATTGTTCAGTCCTTTGAATACAGAGTAGTCTCGTTGCGACCCTCATTTAAAATTGCCTGTTCCACTTTACCTGCCCGCAGATTCTCAATGGCTGTGACCACTCGGTCCTTACGGTCTCCCGGGGGCATGGACGCTGCCATTTTTCCACGCGCATTCAGGGTGAACTGACAGACCCTCTTGAGCTGGATAGGCTCCAGCATTCGTGGTGTCTGGCAGATCCATACACCCCTGAGATCATTATACATCATGCGGATGTCATTCATCATACTGTGACCTCCAATACAACGCTGATCTGCGTGGGGGTAGACGTAAAAGAGTCCAGATTAAAGCCGAAGACGTCTCCTGCGGCAACCGCAGCCGTTGACCACCCTACCACATTACCGCTCGCAACCGTAGCACCGGTAAGTGTCGGCTTATTCGTGCCTGCAATCGTGTTTGCCACAGTCGGGATTGCCCCCGCCGCTTTCCACACGTCTACTACTGCCGTGGTAGCCAGATCCGAAATGATGCGCCACCCCGTGATGGTTCCCGCCAGAGGGAAGACCACGTAGGTGTGCAGTGAAGCAACTACCGAGCCTGCGGAATAGCCATCACCGAACACTGCGTTTACCGTTTTCTTCTGCCCCGCCGCTGCAGGAGTCTCCCAAGTGTACGTTCCCGCAACAGCACCAGCAGTCAGAACCTTCCCGCTATTTGTTGTGCTGTTCGCCGGGACATGCAGATTGCCATCACCGGTAGGGTGGCTGTAGTTATTAGCGTTCGCTTCAATACCATCCAGCTTGGAGATCTGTGTGGACGTGGCGTAGCCATTAACCAACGCAGTTGCGGCGGGGATGCTGATATTGGGGGCGCTGCCTCCGCTGGAGAGAACGGGAGCTGACGCTGTAACACTCGTAACGGTTCCGGCAGACGGAACACCTCCCGCCTTAACCTCTGTAGTGCGCCAATCTACATAAGGAATCCCTGCAGAAACTTCTATAACTCGAGCCTTCACGGCGTTAGCGTAACCATCCGACGTCTGAAAAATAAGGGTAGCAATAGGCAGTAGTTCCTGCCGTGGATAGTACGTTATAACCGTACCGATTTCAGCGTCGGCAGCATCCCGGGCAATCGCTGCGCTGAGGTATACTGCCTGCCCGATAAACGCAATATAAGGCTGCGTAGGATCATTGGTCTCAAAAACATGGCACAGTACAAAATCGTTATTGCTGACCGTCTCCAGAGACCATGTACCCGTTGTGTTTTTGTTATAAACTAACCTGCCAGTGCTTCCGACCCCCGCCGTCACATCCGTAAGAACTGAAAACCCCGATTGCGCTGTACGACGAAGATAATTGGAAGCTCCTGTCAGGTAGAAAATAGGTAATCCAACAGTGGCCGACACTGGGGTTGCGATGGAAATCTTATCCTCATCTGTACCCACACCCATATCCACGCCAAATTGCGCGTGAGCATCCAGATCACCATCTCCAGTAGTGTCAACAGTGTTCAACGCCATTCCAGAGATCCACTGCGCTCCGCGTGTGAAATGGAGATATGCATGGGTATCAGGTGCCATGATAAACCCATGACGCTCGTCCCCTACCAGGATACCTTTCTTATTTGTAGCATCCCAATACACTGTAGCTATCGTGCAGTATGTCCGGATGATGGTAGACTGTTGGGCCTGTGTGGGATTAACTGACACCGTAGGAACCCCATCCACATAGTAGATATAGTGAAGACCCTCCACATCTGTTATCTGCTTAGCGTCCGCCGCGGTCTTATAATACTGAACTCCCTGCGCATAAAAATAAAAATCCGTTGCGGGCGCCTTGGGGGCAATCGTAAGAGTCCTATCGGGTGATGTATCCGTCCAGGTGAGTGTTGTAAGCGGGTCTGAGGCTGACGGCCAGCCCGTGGCACTGGCTAGTTCATCAGGAATTTCGTACACGACAGCCCTTACAAAAATCTGGCCATCTAAAACGCCGACCTTACTGACCACGCCTACTACGATGATCCATTGAGATCCCACAGGGACTGTAGCAGTCAGCCCTCCCGACGTAGAACCAACGTATAAAACATCCCCCAGAGAATATGCCGAAGTGTCAGTTCCTCGAACTACCCCGAAAGTTGTGACAATCCCTTCGGCACCTATCCCAATCTCCTGGGTAGTTATTCCAATCGTTTTACGAGCGTTATCCGCAGTTTTGTTGCTCGCCAGGCTGATGGTGACACGGCCATCCACAGCTCCGGACAGAAACACTGCTTTGCCGTTACTGATCACGGAGCCGGTGGCATTCAATACCCTGACGTGCTGCTCCTGTCCTACCTGTATCGTGACACCAGAACCGTTATGAATGTCCAGCGTCTTGTCTATTGAATTCCAATCAGCCCAACCCTCAACATCATCATGAGGTCCTGCATCAGTGTTAAACTGTATCCCGTTGATACCACTGACCAGGCCATCAGGAGGAACTACTGTGTCTTCCCAGGTATATGAGCCAGCCAGAGCGCCTGCCGTCAGCACCTTACCGGTGTGTGTTGTACCATTGGCCGGTACATGGAGATTACCATCGCCGGTGGGGTGACTGTAATTATTGGCTCCCGCCTCTATTCCGTCCAGCTTCTGCCCGTCCGTCGCTACGTTACGGCCATCCACAAGCCCACCAACGGTGATATTGCCTTCTACCGCCAGATAGCCCGGCTGGGGATTATTGACGAAGTGATAACCCCCGATACCGGTAACGCCCTGCGCTGTATCTAGTCGATCGTAACTGGTCAACACACTGCCAGCACCGGAAAGGTCTGCGAGTTTGTTCGCCGCGTATCCCGTGACACTTATCACGTTACCGTTGGACTCCACCTGTACGTTCGCGCCCTCGATGTCGTAACATTGACCGGTTCCCGTATCTCCTGTACCGGTAATCGTGATATGGGACGACAGCACAAGGATGTTCGTAGATGTGGCTTCAACATCAAAAGCTGCGGCGTACCGAGTAAACCCTACCGAAGTGGTCACTACGATCGGGGCGTAGCCGAACCGGTTGATGTCACCCTCCTCCGGAGTATTCCCGAGCTGCTGAAAAACAACACACTTCTGCAAAGTGCATTCGGTGCCCATCAGCACCTCAGAATAAAACGCATCCCATGATCCGCCGGAGTGCTTCATGATAACGTGACTGAGACCTGCACCAACAACGGACGCTCCGGTGTGCTCATATTCAAGCGCCGTCAACAAGTAGTCAACCCATCCGCCGGACTGCGTGATCAGTGTGAAGGACACACCCTCCCCAGCACCATAAATGTAGCAGTTGGTAAAATAGTGCCATCCGGCTTCTATGTTAACCAGAGTTGCACCTTGAGTCGGTGCCAGATTCTGAATCGTGATATTGTCAAGAGATGACCACAGACCGTCTGTGCACGTGGCGGCAGGCCACGACAGCGAACCCTCAATGACTGCGAGCTGCCCGCCAATGCCCTGTAAGTCAACGTTGTCTTTCAGCGCAACATCTTCAGTGTACGTACCCGGCATAACGCGTATGCAATAGGGGGCCTCGGGAGTCGCGTCAATGATGCTGTCAATCGCGGCTTGGATAGCGCCCACAGGATCTTCCGCCGTAACGGTTAACACCTGCGCATATTCCGGCCTCGGATGACTATGCAGCGTGGTGCTGTTGCCATTGGTGAGATCTGTAAGATTGGCTCCTGTAACCGCGCTGGCTTTAAGCAGCCGTCCGCCGGTGCCGTCGAAGATGGCCACGGTGTCGTCAGTGATGGGCGTGGTTCCGGGGCCATGCACCATCTCAGCAAAAGAGTCCTCAAGCGGGAGCACCGTCCCGTTGTTGGACATGACAATACCAACATCCATCGAAAGACTTGAGGGTATCGCAGCGGTCTTCAGGTCTGTGACTGGATAACTGAGGCTCCCAATCAGAATATTCCCGCCGGTGCCTTCAATCAGGTAGGTCGGAACGATGTCGGCTCTGATACCCCCACCGTTAATCCGCATGGCTTCGACATCGACAAACTTGAACACATCACCTGTTCCTGGAAACTCGGTGAAATAGACCACGCTGTTGGTAGCAGCAATAGCGGGGACATCATAAATACTGGCGTTGAACAGCATCTTATTGTATAGATGCACCGTAGAGTTCCCGGATATTGATAACTGGTATGATGAATTCTGAAATGCCACATCGAATAAGAGCGCTGCAGCACCCTGACTAAGTGAAAAGCCAAAGCCATCGGTAGCTGCCCCAAATAAAACCCTTCTGAAGTCTAATGTCGATGCCTCGTAAACCTGTGACCATCGACCATCTTGAACCCAGTTCACATTTTCGCAGGCCAGATATGATTGCCCAAAGACATTGAACACAATACTGCTGCACCGGGTCATCGAGAATGTAGACTCGCTGATATTCAGACAGTAACTACCATACCCCCCGTCCCCCAAGTCCTTTGACAAGTCAAAGCTTGTAAAAGACACCGGAATGCTGCAAAAGTCAGCTTTGGTTCTATCCCCACTGTTTACCACTACTCCCGGATCCGAAATCAACTCGCTGAGAACCGGGGTAAGCTGTACAATGTCGAATGTCGCACCGGCGGAGATCGTGGTGCTCGGATGCCAAACAATCAGCCGAGTTGTCGTGTTGTAGTTGATGGGGACATACTGGTTTCCCGTGTATCCCGCTGTGAACTTCACCCACTGCCCGCGATGCGCGTTAGCTGTCCATGTTGGAGCTGCAACGTCGATGTACGTCCTACCGTTCGGTAGTGCGAAGTTATTCTCAAACCCGGAAGCCGTATGGCTGGACACCACTGTCTCTGTACCCACAAACGACAAGCTGCCACCACCGACAAGGCCTGACAGATTCAGTGCAATTGAGGCCGTCGTAAGCCTGACGGTACCACGAACATTCACCGTGATATCTCGGTGTATGGGAAGACCGAATACTCCTGCCTTCTGATTTACGTTGTCAAAGTTCTTCCACGCCGTACCCCACGTTAAGCCATCGGCCGCGTTGCTGCCAGCATCGCCATCCACATAGAGGCTCAAGGCTGTAAGAACTACTGGCGGCATTTCCCCCGTAGCGCCGGTGGCGCCGGTGGCTCCAGTCGGGCCTGTCGCTCCAGTTGCGCCTGTAGCGCCTGTGGGGCCTATATCGCCGGTGGGGCCGGTGGCACCAGTAGCTCCCGTCGGGCCGGTAACGCCGATGGGGCCCATAAGCCCCGTGTCACCTGTGGGCCCTGTCGGCCCTATTGGACCTGTGGGGCCGGGATCGCCGGGATCACCTGTTGCGCCTGTGGGGCCGGTGGGGCCAGCGGCCCCGTTAGCAGAAAGAGGAATATCCAGGCCGTTGCCGTTGATAGTAACCCCGTCAACAGTCACGCCAGTAAAGCCAGGAACTATCGCTTCGAGCTCAGTGTGCTCACCGTCACCGATGATAGTTACACCATCAACGATAACGCCGTCGAAATTATCTCCCGGACCTAAGTTGCCTATATCTGTCATTTTTGAGCTCCACTTGTCGCCCCTGAATTATACTGTTAAACAGGTCTGACAAACAGAACATTACGATTGTCCGCGGTGGACGCCATGTTTCTCCACTGCACGGCGTTCTCTTCCCAGGACAGGGTTGCCATGAATGCGCAGGCTTCCTTGAAATGAGCATTGATGAGGAGGGCACTTGCGCAGGCTTCTCGAGCTTCGTCGCCGCGGGAAAGTGCCCAGAAGCATCGGGCGATGTAGAGGTAGGCGTCGGCACGCTCCGGCTTCCAGCGGCTCTTGAGCGCCACTTCCTGGAAGAGCATCACCGCCACAGTGTAGTTTTTTTGATACCAGTACTCCCGAGCCAGGTAGTACAGGTTGCGGGGAGTTCGCTCCACCTCCACGGCCTTGGTCATGATGCGGAACATACGCTCAGGATCCAGTTTGTGCGCCGCGGAGTAACCGTAGGTGATGGTTACATCTACCAGACCGTCGGAGATCGCCGTAGGGGCTTCATGGCCCACGCCCGTCCATCGAACACCCTTACGGAACAGGCGGGGGTATGAGAAGGTCTCATTTGTGCCAGCGGCTTTCATGATCACTGACATTGCTGTTGAGTGTAAGCCCTCAATGTCTTCACGGATACGCTGTATACCGCCAGGCTCTAAGGTTTCATCCGCATCAATCGACAGCACCCAATAGTCCTCTTCCTCCGGGATGTTATCCAAGGCGAAGTTGCGGGCTTCTGCGAAGTTGTCGTTCCATTGGTAAGACGTCGGGACGTGGGGTGTGTACTGCTTCGCAATGGCCACCGTGTTGTCGGTGGATCCGGTATCGGCTACAACGATACCGTCAGCGTCCTTGACGGACTCCAAGCAGGCCGCTAGGCAGCTCTCCTCATTCTTCACAATCATTGAGATCCAGAGTTTCAACTTGCTACCTACCCCTCCCAAAAAGTACCGTTCCACCGTTTTACCGGCGCAGACTCCCAGGCTGTGTTCGTGGCGTTCCTTCTCTGTACGTCCACCAACTCCCAGGCTGTGCCCGTCCACCGATAGACTCTACCAAGCTTCAAATTGATGTCAAATGAAGTAGTGGTTGGTTGTTCTTTCAGCCATATATCGAAGTCCGCCATTACTGCCTCGTTGGAGTACCATTGGCACTTCTTCCTATCCGTGTTGCACTTTCATACCCTACTGTGTATTTAGCTCTGGGGTCAAATACATACGTTGTATATGGGCCATTACCGGTTCGGGTGGTTGTTGTGAGACACTCGTCCGTAGTGGCGTCATGATATTTAATGGTGACCGTGCCACCCGCAGATTGGAAAACCTGGCCCATTATCTGGAAGTAGTGGCCGTGGTAAGACACCCAGTGCTCAAAACTCTTGTACGCCGTGCTGATAGTGTCTGCCTTCCAGTACCTGGCACCCTCTACAGCTAAGCGTTTGCTGTCATAGTCACCATCGAATCTATCGAAGAGGTCTGTAGCGTCGGCATACACCGATTTTCTCCCGAGCTCCGGATCTGTGCTCAGAGTGGTTGAAATAATAGTTCTGTAACCCCCACCAGACCCCTCACCAGCATTCTGGGATACAGCAATGTTGGTGCCGTTCTGGGTTAGAGCGCTTTCGGTTTCCATCAGAACGCCCGCACTGATAATCCCATAGTAGGTCTCTGGAATATCCAGCAGAGTGGGAGAGCCTATAGCTATGGCGGTCCCGTCAGCGGCTGTTGCGTACGTAAGCTTTTTGATTGTTTTTGCGTGAACACCTGTGCCGCCAGTGGTAGCTTTATCCGATGTGTAGTTCAGATAAATAATACCGCACACGTTGGTGTACACGGCTAAGGATGCCGAATAGGAATCAATGGTTATAGTGATTGCATTATCAGAAATAGAGGCCCCAGCACCTTGTGCGCCGCCAGAATCAAACCTCTGGGTCAATGACACCTGTCCACAAGTCACTGACCCGGCATTTGTAGTATACGTTCTATACGCCTGGCTTCCTATCGCACAGGATTGATTAGCTGCAGATACCGCACTGGAATAGATCATAACACCACTCTGCACCAGTGTTAAGGACCCCGGTTCACAGAGATTAAAGGATCTACTATACCGGCTTTTATAACCGCTGCTATTGTACAGATTCACGTCTTCAAAATGCCACGGTATCGCCAATGAATTAATTACTGTAGAAGTAGTGGCTTCAGTGTATTCATAAGTGACAACGAGCACCACACACAGATTATTGTAGCCCGCAACGCCCGCCATCTTAGCCATAAAAGCATGCGTGCCGTTCGTCGTCATATCACTTCTTGTCCATATCAACGTATCAAAACAAGAAGAGTTATTTGCATTTTCATTGGGGCTGAAGGAGAAACCTGGTGTTTCAGCATCTAACGCAACCGTCAGGGTGGTGTCTGTGGTTGCACCTATGGCCTCATTCCCGCTTATCTCAAAAAACTTACACCGATACGCAGTGGTGTCCTCAGGCAAAAATGTATCCAGATTGGGTATCTGATTCGTTCCTATCTGCGTGAGTGTGGTGAGTGGAACGGTGTCCGTATGACTCTCAAGAGGTATACGTACTGTTTTGATTCTTGTTGTAGCACCTGAGGTGTCATCATACGAATAGGTAATGACCAACTTAGCCGAGATATTGGTTAGTATCACTGGATTTGTTGCTGAGCTGGTAGCAAACTGGAACCCTACTTGTACTGCTTGACTGCTGCCTGTAAATTGTGCCGTGAATCTGGCCGTAACGTCTCTTTTCCAGATGTAACTGATCTGCTCACCTGTGTCAGTCATTGTGTCCGTTACTGTTACGTCATCAAAAGCATTGGCACCAAACTTAATACCTATAAGCCAGCTGGATAGGGATGCTCTTGAAGACGTTGCAGACGAAGCGTCCCTTGCACAGATCTCTACGTAGGCGCTGATAAAAGTTCTGGACGTTGTTTCTGGGATATAGACGTTTAGCTGGGAGCCACCGTAATTCACAAAGTCATGTCGCGTCGCTGCGGCTAGGGTGTATGCGGGTGACGTTCTAAGATCGAATGCATATTCAATTGTGTTTAATCTAGTTGCCATATCGTTTACCCATTATCTATCCAGATGTCGCCTGTTAAGACCCCTACTGTTGGAGCGGTACTCGCTATCGTTAGTTTATAAGTACTGATGCTAAGCTGTTCTACCTTGGTTTTGTCAGCTGCTGACATAAAACCAGCTACAGATATTGTAGCATCACTATGTGTATGATTTCCAGCAGCAAAATTAGTTGCACCAGTACCGGCAACCAGATTACCATCATGCCATATTTTTCGCCAAGAAGTCCATACAGCACCATTATCAGTTCTTACATACCATTCATTCGTAGCCCAGTCACTCGCAATCTGCGTAGCGAAAGAGGCGTTATAGGCTAAGGTTAATAGCGTATGGGTTGTTCCAGGGGGCTTGTTCGTACTTCCAGTATAGTATGCAGTGATTCCGGTAGCGGCTCCATCATTAGCATCGGCTAATAATGCCAAATAGGCATTGGATAAATAGGCATGGGTGTGGGAAGATGCCGCTGCACCTACATCAGTATAGGTCAGTCCATGTGCTCCAAAAGCATATGTGGTGGCTCCGGTTGCTTTTAGAAAATGGCCAGTAGTTAATCCAGAAACTGAGTGTCCTGTTGTGTCTATTAAAGCATGCGCTGAGGGGGTTCTTGCGTTGGATAGTCTGCTGTCATCTCCAACACATGCGGTAGTACTGCTGGTTCCATAAGCAACTGAAATAGTCTTGGCCGCTGAGCCATCGAAGGTAGTCCCTGAACTGACTGTGATCCCAGTACTGAAAGTGAGAGCGTTGGCTACTGAATTAGCAGCGCCTCCGGCTGATGAGGATCCTGCGTAATTATGGGTGTGAGTACTGATTGAATATGTATTCGTATCTAATGTGAAGGTGTCCGCACCTGTATATTTAACAAAGGCAGCCGCGGTGTACGTCAATCCTGCGAGAGAGGTGAGCCCTGCGTCACTTGGCTGATAAGCGTGCGTGTGATCCCCATACGCTGCAGTTACATGGCTGGTGCCGAAACCGGGGAATGAAACCAATCCGCCCGCAGTACTTCTTACCTCATTGATTGACCCGACTATCGTTTTGTTGGTCGTAGCGAGTGCAGTATTGCTACTATCGCTGAACTTTATGGCTGCAGATAAATTACCATCATTAAACAGCAACTCCCCAGCGTTTATTGTAGCTCTGGTATGATTGTCGTCACTATTCGTTATCGCATCATCCCTTTCAACCCTGATGTATGCGCTACTAGGGGCATCAGTAAGATACAATTCTGAGTAGTTTACTGTTGTGCCTGTGGCGTAATAGGACTTAGCCCTTACTCCTGACTTTATAGCATAGTAATTATTTTCAAGCGAGAACTCCGCCGTATACTGGTACGACTTAATATTCAGTATGGTTTCAGAGTTGTGCGCCGTAGTTTTATATTCCAGTAACGCTATACCTGTCCCGTCTACTGGGTTATTTCCTACGTTTACCGCCACAGTATTGCTTATGCTGGTGTTTTCATTGGCGCTCGTAATAGTTGCGGTGCTTCCAGCCGTATACACATTCTGTAGCGTATGTGTGTGTGATGTAGTGGAATACGTGTTGGTATCCAACGCAAACTGGTTGGCCCCTGTCATCTTAACAAAAGAAGCTGAGGCGTAACTTAAAGAATTTAATCCACTAGCCCCTACTAGGTTTAATGCATTGGTCCATGTAGAACCAAAAGGAGTCGCATTGGTAACGAGCAACTGGTATTGTGCGCTACCTACTGGAACACCTCCGGAAGGAGTCTCCCATGTATACGTCCCTGCAACCGATCCGGCAGTTAAAACTTTACCCGTGTTGCCTGTACCGTTTACGGGGACATGAAGATTACCGTCACCAGTGGGGTGTACGTAGTTATTTGCATTTGTAGCAATGCCATCGAGCTTTGTGATTTGGGCAGCAGTAGCTAAACCAGGTTGTGATGCAGTAGCGCTCTGGATAGTATCTCCAGTTATATGGCTGGCAGCATGTGCTGTAGGAGTACGTGAATTAGATAATCTGGAATCATCCCCCGCACAGAAATTGGTAGACCCTGTGCCTGCAGTTAGATTTGTGCTGTGCCATAGCTTTGACCATGCAGTCCAGACTGTGTTGTTCTGCACACGGACGTACCACTCATTGGTTCTCCAGTCAGATGCCATTTGGCTAGACCATGCTGCACTATAATTCAAAGTCAGCAATGCGTGATCTGTACCAGGAGGCTTAGTCCCACTTGACGAACTGAGATAATAAGTGGTTATGCCTGCATTGTCTGCGTTATCCGCTTCTGCTAATGTCTGGCCTCCCAGGTAGGCATTCGACAAATAATTGTGAGTGTGGTTGCCTGCTGCATAGTTCGTAGCTCCAGTTCCAATGTTATTGTTATTGGTACTGTAGACTCGATTGGCACCTTCGTATAAAGCTGTGCCAACCAAGTTGGCGGGGTACGTTACATTCTTATCTGAATCCCACGTAAAGATGTTTCGATTTCCTGCAGGGTATCCACCCCACATTTCCATGCTTAAGAACCCTATAGCGCCAGCACTTGCCCATGTTGGCGTAAATACAAATTCAATATCAGTAGAGTGACCAACATATGTCGGAACAGGAATAAGCCAGACAGCTGGGAACTGCACAAAGTAATGTCCAGGTGAAGCCATGTATGGTGCAGTATTGTCTGCCGTTACAGCAACCCATGTCCCCACATTGTTCTTTCTGTTGACGTGAACTTTCATTTGGTGTCCACCGCCATCAACATAGAAATAAGCCATAGACACTGAGAAATAAGAAGAGGCCGCAATCCTGATTCTATAACTGATCGCTGCCGTAGGAATAATGCCAACATTGCTAGAGTTAAGGCCTGTTGTAAAGTTTTTAATTTTAGCAGTAGTGGGAACTGTGTCAGTAATCCAGTCCGTTCCATTCATTGTATATTCAAATGTAAACTTAGTCGGATCATAGAACCAGAGTTTATTACTAAACTCAGCTTGCAATAATGCAGCTTCAACTATTGAAGGATCTCCAAGATTAGATGTTGGTATACCGTTATTTCTTAAAATAAGTCTATGGGCAGATAGCGTTCTATCACTATTTGACCCATTGGCCAGCACTGTATCCAACGTATTATTGGTATTCAGCAACGTCGAAAGACTCGTGAGTCCTGTTCCGCCATTTGCGACAGGCAATGTGCCAGTGACGCCTGGGGTTATGTTCGCAGTTCCATCAAAAGAGGCGGCGGAAGTAGAGGCTAGGTTAGTCTGTATAGTACGGGCGTTGGTAAGTTTTGTAGCGTTGGCTGCATTGCCCGAAGCGTTCACGGCAGTGCCAGCGTTGGTTGCGTAGGTGGCTGTAGTGTTGTCTACACAGACTGCTTCGTTCGTTATCCCGGTTTCACTTGTGATAAAAGAAAGAGTCCAGTCAGAGTCAGTTAATGTGGATGCTCCAAAATGTGAGTGCCTTACATTGTCTACAGTTATGAATGGATAGCTCCATACGGTAGCCGTACTCCCAATAAGGGCGCAATTATTTGTTCCATCATGCGCTAAACGGACAGTAAGTTCTCTTTTGCCGCTACGCACAAAATAAAAATTGACCCATCCAGGGGCTCCACTATAGTTGTAGCCTGTTATGGTGTATACAGTATTGCCATTAACTCCGTAGTCGTACAACGTAACATCGAACGTTATCATGGAACTGTTCCATGTTATGGGCATTACTATTTTTAACGTTCCAGTAACTGCTGGATTATTTTGACGAATAGCACCGACAACATCTCTGTATATAAAGGCGTTGGCACCTGGGAGATAGCTGTATTGCTTTTTAGCCGCACCTATTTCTGCTAGGGTGTAGGCTACATTGGCGCTACCATTGAAAGACTTTCCTGTGTCCCCGATAGTGATCGTTCTGCCTGTAGCTAATACCGTGGCTGATCCAGCATTGCCTACTAAATTCGCTTCCCAAGTTAGCACCCCAGCAGAGGCCCCTGCTGTTAAGACTTTCCCTGAATTGGTTGTTCCGGTGGCAAGAACATGCAGGTTGCCATCGGTGGTTGGGTGCACGTAGTTGTTTGCGTTGGTGGCAATCCCATCTAATTTCGTTATCTGAGTTGCAGTAGCTAATCCGCTTTGGGAAGCTGTCGCATCCCTGATAATGTCGCCGCCACCGGTAACGTGGCTTGAAGCATGCGCTGAGGGAGTTCTTGCATTTGATAGTCTGCTGTCATCTCCGACGCAAGCAGTAGACGAAGTGGCACCATATGCCACTGAAATAGTCTTGGCTGCTGAACCATCGAAAGTGGTTCCTGAACTGACTGTGATCCCAGTGCTGAAGGTAAGGGCATTAGCCACTGAGTTAGCCGCGCCTCCGGCTGATGAGGATCCTGCATAACTATGCGTATGGTTTCCTGCCGCAAAATCAGTAGCTCCAGTACCGAATGCTCCGACAGTTAAAACTCCAGATGTACCGGTCTTCACTGGGAGACCGGCCGTAGAACCTATTGCCCCAGCATTGGATATATTTCCATGCGTATGGGATGTCGGTACTCTTGCATCAGACAATCTTACGTCGTTGCCTGCACACGCCGTACCTGCGGTGGTGCCCAAGTTATAAGACGGGGAATAATCGACTAGCCCAGTCACCCCTGTATAGGTTGCAGATGCTGCTGCGACCGTAACGTTAGCCGGATCTGTCAATACGCTTATAGTTATTCTGGCAGTGCCTACTGTGGAGCCAAGCGTCCTTCTTATTCTGAATAAGGCTACGTTAGTTGTTACCTTCACATCCACTTCAAAGTCATTGGATGAATAAGCTCCAGTAGAATTTGAAGGTATCACTCTTTGCCAAACTCCGCTGGTCTTATCGTAATTTATGGGGCACGAATACTGCTTCACCGTGGCGAACGCCGTGTCATGAACTGCTACGCTGATATCTAGTCCAACAGATAAATTGGAGATAGTGACTGATGCAAAATCTATTGCGCTGTCTAATACCGTAGGTACTGCAACTGAATAACTGGTAGTTCCTACCGCTGTTCTTGCGTCAGACAATCTTGTGTCGTTACCCTGGCAGAATGTATTTACCGCTGTACCAAAAGACCCAGCCTGAACAATTCCACCTGTACCAGTTATCAATGGGAGATTCGCAGTTGTTCCTACAAGACCACCGTTGGTGATATTCCCATGAACGTGTGCCGTTGGGGTTCTCGGGTCCGACAACCGCGCATCATTGCCTACACACGCCGTTGATCCATCGGTTCCGAAGCCCGGAAAGCTCACACCCTTGTCTGTCCACTCAGTATCGAGATCCGCCGCCGTCTTCTTCGACAACACCTTTCCAGCGTCACCTCCAAGCGGAAGCCCGTTTATGCCCTCTGGAAATACTGTTTTACCCATTTAGCACCTACACCACGAAACTTATTCTGGTTGCATGTATTCTAAAATCAGCCAAGCCAATGTAGCCACCACCCTGATACGTATTGACCTTGAACCTGTAATATCTGTAGTTGGCTTCTGAATCTAAATTAAAACAAACTTGCGCCCATATTCCCCTGTATACTTGGTAGTAATTACCAACTGTCCCTCGTGTTACACCGGACATGTCAGTTACCGTATCTAAAGCAGTCCAATTTGTACCATCATTCGAACCGTCAAACGTCCACCCTGTAGGGGATCTTAGACCGTAATTATCAATAGACCAAGGAGCAAAGCTGTAAGAGTTTACTACTGTTGCTGCTCCGAAATCGTACTTTATCCAAGCATCAGTAGGATTACTGTTGGCCGTCAACCATCCGGCTGATGTTTGATTCATGGCAGCCCAAGCCATAGTACCTGCATTATATGCTGAACCCTCGCTGGCAACACCTGAAGGATCTGTATTGCTTGTCATTTGGGGGATCAAGTTGGTAGGAAGATCCACTCCAGATCCACCACTCTGATCCACCCACTCAGTATCGAGATCTGCGGCCGTTTTCTTTGCCAGAACCTGACCTGCGTCCCCGCCCAGCGGAATGCCACCGACACCCCCACCACTACCATCAACACCTGTTGCGTACCGTATGCCGCTCGCCGTCCAGCCGCTCGTCGCCGCTGTTGCGAGCAATTGAACATTCCCGAGCGCGGCGGTCATCGTCACCGAGAACACAATATCTGCTGTCGGATCTCCGAGATCTACGCTTTTCTCAGAGCGGAAGCTCACTGTCCCAGCGCTGTCGTCCCACGCGGCGTTCACCGTGTACTCCGTCAGCGCGTTGCTCTTCATCAGAAAGAGGTGCCATACAGCTTTCCCATCCCCGTTGGGATTGAAAAAGTCTACGATAGTTGTGGGGGAATTCACCGTAACATCTGAAATCTCGGTCCACATGCTATCCCCGGTGGCTCCGGTTGCGCCTGTGGGACCCGTAGCTCCGGTGGCACCATCGGCGCCATCAACGCCGGTGGCTCCGGTGGGGCCTGTTGCTCCGGTGGCTCCAGTGGGGCCTGTAGCTCCGGTTGGTCCGTCAGCGCCATCAGCGCCGGTGGCTCCTGTGGGGCCTGTAGCACCTGGGAGACCCGGCGTTCCAGGGTCACCCGTGGGGCCTGTTGCTCCGGTTGCTCCTGTAGGTCCGTCAGCGCCATCAACTCCGGTGGGTCCCGTCGCTCCTGTTGCGCCATCAACTCCTGTGGCTCCGGTGGCTCCTGTGGGTCCGTCAGCGCCGGTGGGTCCGGTGGGACCTGCAGGCCCAGTGGGACCCGTGGGACCTGTAACACCTTCACCTCCGCCACCATACTGCCAGCCATCTGCCGTTGTCACGCGGATGGGGCGCCAGTAGCAGCCGTAAGCGGGGTGGACTTTCCAGCCGGCGGTGTCCAAGTCTGCTTTGTCTGTAGCTGAGACGTGGTGGTACGCCACCTCTGGCACCATCACGCCGTTGGGGCATGTAGCGAGGGGGCGGCTGGCGTGGAAATCCGAGTCTGTGGAATTGGCATATCCCTTCAGAATATCCAGGCCGGCAATGACATCAGTGAGGATGCTCATAGTTTATCCCACCGTAGAGAAAATCAGGCCATAGAGCTTATCGAACTTCCAACCAGCGTCCTGCAGGGATAACTGTTCTGCTTTACTGAATTCTGACTTCTTCTTCGCAACATAGATGAGATAGCCCTGCACATTGAGTGTGGTGTTCGGGAACTTAACATTGATGATGTTAAGTCCTACAAGGCAATTCTCGATCATGTTTGCGTGGGAGATGGTCATTACTCAAACCAAAATCCTTTTATCGCCATCAGGCGTTACGGTAAATCTATGTAATCCACGCGGCCCAATAGTCCCGTGATCTGTGCACATCCTGCAAGCGCGATTTTGAGCCCTTTGTCTGCGACGATAGTCAACAGATCCATGACCGAAAAATAACTACCAGCACCACTGGCTCTGTAATATCCGCCGCCGGTCGTGAGTACATTCCCGCCGACAACAAGCGCATTTGTTTTCACAATTTCAGGCGTGCCGCTGTTGTTCGGATAGTTCAGAATGTGCAGAGTTTTTACCGCGCCGAGCAATCCGCCTTGCTGATCTTGAGCGTTGTACAGATTGAGGTCGCACTGATAATATCCCGACGCCGTTGCACTCCACGAAAGAGACTCCACTGTAAAACCGGTATCGTCCGCCGCAGATACGGCCATATCGACACCGGCATACGCGCCTCCGACGATGGTTATCAAATCCCCATTAGCCAGCTTGCATCCTGGTACCGCAAATCGCGGCTTACCGCCCGAGTCAGACACTGACTCAAAACGCCCTCTAAATTCTCGCGGTGATTCCCATGCGCTGCGAGCGATGTTGTAAAGCTTCGTTCCACCTTCGCTCGGGTCGGACGATGACGACGCGGCGGCAATGACCGCCCACGTTCCGTCTACAGAACCTCCCGCAGCAATAATGTACTGGGCCGTCTCATCTGCCGCTACCGTCCCCAGCGTCGTGGGGGTTACCGTTGTAACAGTCACCGACTTGGTACTTGCGTTCACAAACTGATAACCAGCCTCTCCAACCGATAACTTAGTAGCGTCCGGCAGCACAAAAGAGTCTCCCTCCGCGGTTCCCGTTATTACAATGGTTCCAGCATCATTGACTGTAAGCGTATGGGTTGTGCTTCCAACAGTGGCTATGGTGCTCACTCTGTTCGCATAGTTCTTAACAACAGTCATATCAGTTCATCCTTCTCCACGGCTTGGTGCCGTCTTCAGTCATTGTGGATTTCTCGCCTATCAAAGCGATCTTAACGATAGCGTGCTCCACCACGTAAGCATAGCCCTTCGCGATCCCGGGCACAAGCGTGCCGAAGTCCTGCTTGTAGTCCTTAAAGCACACCGACCACCACTGCACGTCGCAGGGGTAGTACATTGGGAACTGAGCCTTCAGGGCTTTGCGGGCGCCTTCGAGGGTGATCACGTAGCCGTAGTTGCCACCGCCGTAGGTCAGGTGGCCCTGGCTATCCGTAGACATGTTGGGATAGGCGGCGTCCCGCCCCTGGAGAAACAGCACATCGGCGTCTGCGGGGAAGCCGCCCTGCAGCCCCACGGACTCCTCGAAGGTGTTGTGAAAGTGCTCTGTAAGATCGATGTCATCCTCGAGCACCACAGTGCAAGGGATCTCATTGTCAACGATGTGCTGCCATGCAGCGCGGTGGCCGAGAGCACAGCCAATCTCTGTGGGGATGAGGGGGAACCAGTGAACGTCACCCATGACGCCAGAGTCTTTGAGCGCTTCCATATCTGCAAAGTTCCAGAGGGGCCGGCCAGTGGCGTCTTCGCCCGGAGCCTGCCAGGGACGACCGTCCACGCCTTCGATGCGCGTAAAGGTGGGGAGCATAGCAACCATGTGCTCAAGACGCTCAGGAGAACGCTCAAGGTTGATCACCAGTATGGGCCAGTCAGACATCATGTCGGGGCAACCTCATGGCCGTTAGATGTGATCTCAGGACCGTAGGTGTAGCACTGCCACGTGACGATCTCAGCAGAGCTGCCTGTTGCAGTGATTCGGAATAGGGAACCTACCATAGACACTACAATATCCCAATCAGCCTCTGTGCCGCTTGACGTGGAATCCAGAATCTCATATTTCGGGGTTCCCACAATGGCGCCGTTCGTGACCGTAGTTGTAACCTCCCAGGACTTGGCCCGAGCGCCGTCGGGGTTGGTTGCGATCACCAGTGTGCGAAGTACATACGCATGATACGTCTGCAGCGTTAACTCAATAGAGTTGTCCGCACCGTCCATATACAGGATCTTCTGATAGGACGCCGTGGTGGGCGTGGCTCCTGAGTGTGGGATCATACCCAGATTCTGACCACCGCCAGAATATAGCCAGGCATCCGACCCGACCATAGCGGCGCTGGCGCGGGTGGGGTGTCCGCCCGAATTGATGTGCATATATCCTCGGCCCTTGGCATAGCCCAACACACCGGTCATAAAGATGCCCTTGGTACCGGAGGTGATCAAATTTTTGCTGCCCAGGATGGTGCTACCTGCTGTGGCGTTGGCGGTGTTGTAACGCCCCGCTATGAACGTGTCGCTGCTGGCGAGCAGCATCTGATTCGTGAAGCCGAAAGCTGTGCAGTATGTGGAGTTTCCTGTAGAACTGTTGGAGGCACCGCGGAGGGTGTTATAGGCATTAAGCCCTGCCACACCTACACCCGTGTGAGTGACAACATTGCCGTCCCCCAACACCACATGCCAGTTACCTGACGTAACGTTGTTGTCGCCCACGATCAGAGACTTCGTGGTGGCGTACGTAGCCGCGGTGTTGGTGTTTGTGGAGCCGAGGATGACGTTGTAAGTAGCTCCGGAGGCCAGGGTATTAGACTTTCCGCCTATCAAACAGTATGAATTGCCTTGTGGCAGGGTGTTAGACTCCCCAAAAACCAACGTGTAGTCAGATTGCCCCGTAGTGAACGTGTGCGACTTTCCAAACACCGTGATATAGCTGTGAGGGTGCGACCCCAGGAGCTGGTGGTCGGAGCCACTGACCAAGCAATACTGCGACTGAAAGCCTATTGTATGCCTAGCGCCCAATAACACGTTATGTGAAGAACCACCGGCATTAACTGTAAAGGTGTGGGTCTGCCCCTGTAGAAGGGTATAGGTAATACTGGCGTTGAGGCTAAGGGCGTACCCCAGCAACACATTGTAGCTGCTACCGCCCCCTACGATGCTATTATCACGCCCACTGATCAGGTTGTATACCGCCGTACCAGATAGTGCACAGTTCCGCCCTAACAGGCTGTTGTGGGTGCACCCACCCGCCGAGATTGTGTGACCTTCCCCCGTTAGAAAGCTATATGCAGCACCTCCAGCGGTAATTGAATGGCTCTTCCCGGCCAGCAGGTTATGTGTGAAGCTATCTGATGCGCCTGTGACACTGTGGGCCTCACCTATTACGCCATTGTGGGTTACCCCTCCCACGTTAAAAACATGCGACGCACCGGACACCAGGTTGTGTGTCATACCTCCAGAAACGCTTGCCCCGGTGTGTTGGTGCCCCACTATGAGATTGTTAAGGCTTTGCTGCGCCGAAAAATCGTGGGAACTACCAAATAGTGCATTGTACGGGCTGTTAGGCCCCAGCTTATGCTCTTGACCGCCTAGCACATTAAAGCTGCACGAGACGCCGAGTGTGTGTACAACACCTGAGATGCTGGAGAAATTGCAACCAGCACCTATCACATGACTAAGCCCGGTAATCGAAGCGTACGAGATGCCCGAGGCCGCGGTATGTCCTTGCCCTGCAATAAAGTTACCGACGGAGGGACCTCCTGAAGCGACAACGGTATGACTGTACCCCGCGATCAAGTTACCTGTACCCCATCCAGCAGCATTTGACTGTCCCAGAATAGCGTTGTAATTGCTATACGCCGCCAGCGTATTTCCAGACCCAGCCACAAGGTTAGCACGACAGTCGTCCCCCACTTCATGGCTACTGCCCATCAATACAGTGTGGTTACAGCGTCCCGCAGACGTTCCCATGGCATTATCACTGCCCAACACCACAGAAAACTCACTACCCTTGACAGTGTTGGATTGCCCCCCGATCACACTGAATAAAGTCCCCGCACCTATGGTATTCCCCTGACCAGAAATCAAGTTGTGTGTGGTAATTGCCTCTACCGTGTGCCCCTCACCCGCAACCAGGGTAAAGGATGCCCCTGTGCCCAGCGTCGTGTTATATCCAAACACCGCCGTGTGATCTACTGCCCCGATAACGTTCTTACCGCCAGCCACAATGGTGTTGTTGCTGTAGTAATCAAGGCTGTTGTAGTAGAATGGGTGTGTGCTGATGCTGACCAGGTTGCTCAGGTTGTTGCCGTAAGTTCTGAGGCCGACGGCGGGAACCCATTCAACAGCGTCAATAGTCAGCGGATTTACCGTGCTAGTGCGCCAGAAAGTACCACCATATACATTCCCGTTCATCACATACGTGGTAGCTCCCAGCTGCGCTCCCGCCAGCACGAGCACCCTGTTCAAAACGAAAGGTGTCGTGGCTGAACCCAAGTCACCTATCTGCCAGATGCCCGCGTGATCCCCGCTGGCCCCTATAATCAGAATATTCTGATCCTCCACAAGATCTGTTATCCCGTCGAGGGCTTCGTCATTCAAGCTTCCGTCAGCTGTGGCCGTAAACACGTCACCCACCAATGTGCCCGCTGGAATACTTGTCCAGTCATCAACAGCTATGCGGCACGTAAAATCGTACACGCCCAGAAGACGCGCAGGCCAGGTGTCTACCCACCGCAACATAGCATCTACTTTGTACCAATAGCCCGGGTCCTGTCCCGGCTCTGAGTTGTCAAAGTAGGTCTCATTGAACGCCGGGATGCTGAGATTACTGTTGGCCAGGGGGATACCCAGGTAGAGGACCTGGATGTCTTTCGTAGCAAGGCCCTCATCCACAGTGTAGCGCACCAGATAACCGCCGGTGGTGTCCAGCGTCAGGGTGGCCGTCTGGGTCGTTGCATTGGTGAGTACCGAGGTGCACCCGATCGGCTCGCTTATAATCTCCCAAAGGTAGTTCGTCGCGGCGTACTGGCCTGAAAGTGTGATGGGGAGCGTGACCTGCAGATCTTTACGGGCTACGCCCCAGTCTCCAACGACGCCATCCTGTGTGATTCTGTATGTTGCTAGGGTCATTTGTATTCTTCCTTTAAGCTTTGCTTAAAATAAAGGCTCTGCCGTTAAATCCCGCTGGCCCCTATCGGCAATCTCATAAATCGTGGGCTCCCTTACAATATCCGCAAGTGCGGCGACACCTGTGCCTGTAGACCCTGTATCCTGGGACGCCGTAGTGCTTTCGGCCTGTATCTGAGCCCACGACTTAAGACCCTGTGTCGTTGGCAATGGGCTATTCGCCGTAGCTGCCCCCTCTGGCGTACCAGACTCCGTACCCGCGATAGTCAATACCGCCGCCGAGTCAGCTGGATCCGCCGGAGCATTGGCATTCGGGATGGCTGCTCCCAACTTGGCAGACTTCGTGGGGGGTGTAAGGCCACCGAGAGTTATTCGAATCTCCTTCACAAGGAGTGAGAAGCTGAAGCTGCAGGCCATCGGCATCTCCGCGGTGGTTGCCCATGAGAAGTTGGACATGGCACCGGTAACCATCAACGAGTCATAGGTGAGCCGTATGGTTTTTTTGTGACGTGCCAACTGAGATCCGCGGGCGAGGTCCCGGTAGGTACGGAACATGCTCATGGCCCAATCATCCTGAAACGTATTGAGGAGGGTTCCCGTGTATTGGAAGATGGGGGGCGCCTGGCCGAAGAAATAGGCCACATAGTTGTCCGACAGGGTCTCGTGGATCTGCATGTTCTCAGAGAATCCCTGCTGGGCCACGTGCAAAAGAAAATCCACGTATCCATATCCGCCAGTCCCCGAGCCGTCGCCAGCCAGCACCGCCAGAATATCCTTAGTCTCCTGCTCCTCGAATCCAGCAACAAACTTGGCATACTCCGCGGCGTTAACATGCATGTACAGGCGTGCCGTCGTGTCCGTGTAGTCGGAATTACGCAGAGCGTGCTTCAGATGCTTGGGTGTCATCATCGGGAACGAAGAATATACACCCTGGGCTCGAGGATCGATAGCGGGAGACCCGTTAGTTCCCCGCACCGCCGCCGAAGATACTGTCGGGCTGCTGTTGCTTATCGGTACTGTGGTGGTCCCTGCCATTATGATCAGCCCTTGGTAATATTCAGTTCAGTGTCTGATGGATACACCATCATGGGCATGATACCGATCTCGTTAACCAACATATTTGCCCGTGTAACCAGTGGAGGCAGATACACCTCCGTGTCAAACCCTTTACGTACATTATAAAGGATGTTGCCGGTAACCGCCCGCAGAAAGTCGTCGGGCTGGGGGAGGATGTACTGTAATTCGCTTTCGGTTTTCATCAGTGGCCAAGCTCCTCTGTGATTAACTGTTTCAGATCCTTCACTGCTGTGCCGAAAGAATCAACGGCATTACTGAATACCTTTTCCGGGAGGTTGGCTGCAAGGTTAGCAAAAGCGGTGTCGTCACGTTTAACCCGCTTCGCCGCCGCGCCGGTGGCGGGAGCGGTCTCTGTGTCCTGGCGCATCTGGGAGGTGAGACGCTCTGTAGTATACCGGCCGAGAAGAGCAGCCGCCTCTTCAGCTTTGGGGCCCTCACCGTGAATATCGATCGCAGCTTGACGGTACTTTTCTTCCTTGTCCCCGAACTTACTGGGGTCGTACTTCTCGAGAATTTCCCTGAAACTAGTATACGCCTCTGGATTCCTCAAGGCCCCTACCTTCATTTTTGAGGATAGCTGCTGCATACCGGCCTGGCTGAAAATGGCAGTGGTCAATTTATTTGACAGGGCTAAATCCTGCAGCTGCCCATAGGCTGCGGGAGTTTTTGCCAACTCCCCTAAGCCTTCCCTCAAGTCATCGTCGGACAGAACCCCCTTAAAGCTTCCGGTCTGAGCCTTTCTAATGGCCTCGGCAAAGTCATCTATAGTCCCCTTCCCACCTGCACCAGTCCAAGCCTTGTACAGCGCGGGAGTTGCGCCCTCAGCGATACCCATGATCTCTACTTGGGTTTTTCCACCCACAGGATTATCCCCGATAAAGCCCATCAACCGTTCCCCGACATCGTCACGCCATATGCCGGTGCTTATTCCGGCATCGGATTGCAACTTAGCCATCTTTGCCTTGTTACTTTTCAGAACTCTATCAACGGCTTCCTTCTGCTTCTCCTCAAAATCTCCGGCAGCATCCGACATACCTGCAGCCAGGGCTCTTTTCGCTCCGGGCCTTTGAGAAGCCTCTAACAGAAGAAGCTTCATGATCTCAGCTTTCTCCTCATCCGTTTTGTTTGCATATCCCGGTATGGACTTGGCGGCTTTATCCAGTTCCTCTTTAACTTGGGGTGATTCCAGGTTCCACGCTTCTCCCGAAGTAAGGCTGGACCACAAAGACCCGCCACGGCTCTCTAATTTTTTTGCAACACTTACTGCTGCTACTTGCAAAGCGGCCCCAGAAACATTCAAGCGCTTAGCTGCCTTTCCAGTATCACTCGGGTCCATGCCACTCATGCTGTTGGCCAATTCATTAATAAACGTATCCGGATCTGTGGATAAAGTCCCAGCCGTGTTGGCCCCCTTACCCGATCCAATACGTGTACGGGTGCCTGCGGCACTACCCGCGTAGCGCCTCGTGCTCTCTGTATTGATCGAGTCGTTGTAACTGCGTCGGCGCCGGACCATACCACTCTCCGGCCCGCCGATAAGCGGGAAGTCCGCCAGGAAGTTGCCGATGTTGTCAATCCCACGACCCATGGCGTTGGATGGGTACTCGATGGCTTTGCTCAGTGCTCCGCCGATACCGCCAGTGAAGCTGGCAGGCAGGAGGGGTCTGTTGCCCATGGCGCTGCGCTGCATCCCCGCCAGATCCTGCATCTGATCGAAGCTGCTGCGCTGGAGCTGACCGAGACCTCCGGACTTCATCATATGGATCATTTGCTCGCCCTGGTCTCTCCCGAACATAATCTGAGCACCAGTGGCAAAGCCTTCGATGCCACCCATGCCGAGCTGCTTCCCGGTGTTGAGAGCCATCATGTAGCGCTCGGCCATAAGCTCTCCGGGGGTCTTCTTCGATGTTGCGCTGTCGGCGACCTCACGGCCCTGGAGCTGGAACATGGCCAGAGCTCCAATACCGCCCTTCGCCACGCCGGCGCTCAGGTTGCGATAGGCATCCGTGACCATGCCCTGCGCTCCACCCGCAGCCATGTAATCCGATGCGCCATCAGCCGCCGCTGTCCAACCCTTGGCACCGAACCTACCACTCTTCGCGGCGTAAAGGGGCATACTGGAGAACGCCGCTTGTGCCTGAATGTCCCGTTGGGTCATACCCGACACTCCACCCAGTAGAGCCAGCTGCTGTGCGGACATATTGCCGCCCGCAACCATCTGGCGGGTCATTCCCGCGGCGAAGTTACCATACTGGAATCCGGCACCAGCCGTAAGACCGGCTCCCTGAAAAGTAGCTGCGCCGGGAAGTCCGCCGATTTCTTTGAGACCTTGGATGGAAGTCCCGGCCTGACGTGAATATGCTCTCATCCCCTGCGCTGCCTGGGACATCTGCGCCTGAGTCATACCCATCTGCTGCATCTGTCCCATCTGCTGGATCACGCTGGTGAGGCTCGGGTCGTTGGTGAGCTGCATGAACTCTTTGATAGTGTTGGCAGTCTCCCGGAGCTTGTTCTTGATATCGGGAACAGACTGCGCCATGTCAAACAGACCGGCCTGGCCGCCCTGCTTGAGGATATTCATCATGTCCGCTTTGTTCATTCCGGACGTATTACTCGAGTCCGCCGCCATATCCCGGATGCCACTTGCCAGTTCACGGGAAGCCTCTCGAGTCAGGCCGCGGCCTGTGGGGCTGAGTCCTGCACCGGAAGTCACGAAGCCACGGGTGGCATTCTGGATGTCGGCGCCCATGCGGATCGTCTCCATGGGGATGCCTGTAACCATATCCGCCATTCCACCGACGGCTGAGGGGATTCCCGCCAGCCCGGCGCCCAACATGCCAACGCCGGCACCGATCGCACGGCCCCAGGGCCCGAAGGCGCCACCGAGCTTAGCCCCGGCCATAGCTGCGGCACCAAAGCCGATACCCTGACCCATCACCCCGGGAATCTTAGACGCCGCGGCGTAAGCGTTCATGGAAGACATGTCCCCGAACGTCTGCTGCTGCTCGGCGGGGGACTGGAACATCGGCTGGGGCAGACTGTAGCCCAGACCGATGGGGGACAACATACGATTTGAGAAAGAAGGGATCCCCATGGGCGGTAAAGCCCCGAAGCCGGGGGATGGCGCCCTCGGACGGAAAACTCCCGTCTCAGACGGCGTCATCATCAGGGGCGAAGGCAGCATGCTCTCCGAAGGCACTCCGAAGGGATTACGTGCTAGATCCTGAGACGTGTAGTTGGGATTTCGAGCCATGTAGAGCGCCTGCGCCACTTGCGGGGACATATTCTGCGTTGCTTTGATAGCCTCGTAGTTGGCCTGAAACTGCCGCGACACGCCCTGCACGGCCGTGCTGATGTTCACCTGTGCCTGTTGCAAACGCAAAGATGCGTCTTGCATGAGGCGCAGGGACGTTTCGGCTGGAGAAGGCGTCATCGGTGACTGAGAACTCGCTCCGCCACCGCCCAGACCCATCCCGGACTGCATCATGTTGAGGTCTGCCACGTTTTATCCCTTGACTGTCAATGCCGCCACCTTGTCCATCAGGCGTTTTTGTTCATCTTCGGCACTCTGCTTAGCCTGCTGGACCAGTTCCTCAACAGGCGTGTATCTATAATTATAGCGAAATTGGTAGACCTCTTCAGCATAACTGGCCACCAATCGAGATACTTCACCCCTGGACAGGCCTGATATAGGCTCTAAAAGAGCTGCGAAAAGCCGAGCGAAGGCCACCTTCTCCTGCTTCTCACGCTGCAGACCCTCTGCCAGGATGTTGAATTTGAAAGAACCCATCGGCGGCAGAGGGATACCCTTCAAATAACAGTGGATCCGCGCCTGCCCTACCGCCGAATTTAAAAATCCGAGGGCGCTCCTTCAGAAAACACAGCGTAAACTTTGCTGTCAAACTTGGCCACGCAATCCATCAACCGCGCTGCGACTGGGGTGGGCAGGCTCATCACAAACTCCAGGCGTGCGTGGAACGCCCGCTCTATTTCCTCTTTGCGGGCATCGTATGTCATATTTTCTGTGAGGGCCGGTTGCACCATCTTCTGTCCCCGGTATTCCACCAGGGACGCCGCCAGGTTACACCGCGACAGGATATCGTTGTAATGTGTCGGGCTGGTGGGGTTCTCCGCCTCCACGATCCTGAGCATCCGCTGGGTATCCGTGTAGGTGCGTGTGCGCACAATAGCGGTAACACCCCTGCCAAGCTCTACTGTCTCTTCGTACATGTCGTTGAACAGCACCTTGTCCAACATGATCCGGGCCTCTTCCTGAGTAACCTCTACAGCTTTAAGCCCCTCCAGATACAGCTTCGCACGCTCCTCGGCGGTGGTGGGGATCTTTTTTTCAGCCTCTTTGGCCGCTTCCCCTGCCGACTTTTCAGCTTCCGGTTTCGGCTCTGGTTGTGGCTGGGGTTTAGCCTGCAGCGTAGCCGGCGCCTGGTGTCGAAGCTTATTTCCTTCTGCGGACTCAAATTTGCCAATGATGTTGTGCTGCGAATCGGTCATGGTGGGAGGCCTCCTGTATGTTGATGTCTCACAACATATCAAGGAAACCGGGTAAAAGCAACAACTGGTTGACATGGGGTTTGGTGTCCTGTAGGATTTGACCCAATGCACTATATCATCGGAATAGCCCTTGCGGAGCAGACTGACGAGCAGGTATTGGTTTCTGCCGTGACCTGTTTCAAGGAAACTCCCCGACGATTCGGGCATGGGCGCCTGTCAGCAAACACTGTAAAGAGGGAAGCCATATGCTGGGTATCCATGATAGCCCCCAACTACGTGAGGGGTATATCCGCGGCGTATCATCGATCCATCGAAAAGATCCTGCTGCGCAATGACTTCAGGATACCTCCCTCCGGTCTGGATGCGACAGCCCTGATCTTACGGCCGTACGCCAGCAACAAACTGCAGGTTCCCCACAAACTACAGAGTGCCCATTGGACTATCACCGCAGCGGAAGAGCTGCTACTGGAGGTGCTATGAAAGGTCTATTCAACCCCGACGACAGCCGTCCCCGTGTAGACAATAACGTTTGCGGTAAGTGCCGGCGCAAATTCGAACGCGGGCATCGGGTGACCACCGCCTACATCTTCGATAGCTCCGGGCTTAACCCCAGAGACTTCAGGTCGCAAGGTGTCTACCTTGAAAAGGAATTCGAGCTGGTTCATATTGACTGTAAAGATCCTACCCTTACCAAGGGTCTTGTGAGTTAGCCATGTCTGGAATATTCAACCCCTTCGAGAAGCCCAAAGAGAAGCTTCCCACCTATGATCAGGCTCAGGAAAAGCTTGAAAAGGAGCGGGAGGCTCTTCAAGAGGAGCTGTGTGATGCGGCGCTGGATGGTGGGGGATTCGTGCTCAAGATCCTTCAGGTAAGGCCTGAAGACATCTATGAAAGGCTCGGGAGACTGATAAAGGACGTAGTTAAGGTGCCTGAACTGAAGGCGGAGCTGGAGCGCTACGGAGTAACGCTTACCAACGACAAAATAGCTGAGGCCTGCGTCTCTTCCCTGAAAACAAGCTCCGGCTACCTGGGTGTTAACCTGGGGGACAAAGCACATTCTGAAACCGCAGTATACAACCGACTGGCTCGGGCACTGTATAATGTACCCATAAAGAAAACCCTGACGGATCACAATGCCGTCATTATCAAGAGAGGATGAGTTAAACTGAATGCCTACGTATCCCTGCAGTAAATGCGCGAAATTCTACGCTCTGCGTAAACCCAAAAGAGATGGTAGTGGCTTCCTTGAACTGAAGCATGGCTACTGTCTGGCCCGGACGGTGTTCGCCAAGAACCGGCCCGGCGATGAGGTTCTCCCGATCGGAGCTAAGAGCGCAGATCTGCCCAACGGACAACACAATGTGGTGCTGGTGCGTGTGGACAGCCTGGAGCTGGGCTGCAATGACGCCGTGCCACGAAAATAGGAGGCTCATATGGAAGAGATGAAGAAGGGGGAAATGATCCCCGGACAGACTGCCAACAAGGATAAACAGGCACAAGTCATGGCTACAGCCTCAGAGGCGGCACACTGGGAACGTGTCGGTAAAGCATCGGAGGCTATCAATAAATATGCTATGTTGCATATGAAAGACTATCATTTGACCCATGAGGAGATGGCACAGGCCATTTACCTTGAGGTCATCAACTGGAAAGAATTCTGGCCGACTGATCTTGGCGGCCCCGCTCAGTTCGATGCCCTGAGCAAAGATGTCTGGGACTGGTTCCAGGCAAATAAAAACAAATAGTTCATAGTTTGAAAATCACAGAAGGAGTCGGACATGAAACGTATATATTACGTACTGGTAGCCCTTATTCTCACTTTGCCCACGCTGGCGGGTGAACCCGCACCTGTTCGGGTGGCCATGCTGGAAGCCATTGAGACTGAGACAGTTGAAGCCGAAGCAATGCGGATGGAAGACAAACTCGACAGCGCAATCCTCTACTACCTGGCGGGTTCAAAGAGACATCCAATGGCCAAGTGGGACAATCGTGAGGCCCTTATCAAGGATCTGATCGTCGCGGGGAATGAATATGGCGTCTCTCCCTACCTGCTGCTTACCACGGCTTTCTATGAGAGTAGCCTCCTGATTTCGGCTGTCGGCACGAGGGGGGAGATCGGACTTACTCAGGTCCACGGGGATGCCAAGAAAGAGTGTGAGCTTGACACACAACTTGGCCAGTTAATGTGTGGTGCCCGGTGGCTGAAGAAGGCTCATGATGTTTGTGGATACTGGCCGGGAGCGCTTACAATGTACGCCACGGGTGAGTGTCGTTCCAAATCGGAACGTGTGGTTCGGCTGGTTCACTTCCGTATGGAGAAGTGGCAGTACGTCGAAAACCTGACTAACTGAGGGTATAAAGACTTAGCAACACGTCGGCTTCTTTACAGGGAAGCAGGGGTACAGAAACTGTACCCACTATGCCCTGCCCCTTCGAAGACTCGGGGCCAAAGGAAAAAAGAGGACTGCGGACTTTCTCCAGGTACACACAAAGGTGTTGCAGAGGATGGTTGAAATATACCATCCTCTTTTTTTTTTGGCCTTTACACTGCAAACAACCCCTGCTATCATCCACCCATAGGTTAAACGCGAATGGCCGGGGAGGTTGGGAATGACTGTGGACATTTATAAAGAGGGTGAAGAGAATGTGATCGCTGAGATTGCCATGCACACGGGGAACCTACTTATTGTAGACGACGTAGCATTGGCGGGGCTTCCAGCAGGAACTAACTTCGTGAGCCTGCATGTGGGTTCAGTGCAGCCCCAATGGGTTCCCGTGATCGCTACGCGGCAGGGGGGAAAAAGATACATTCTGATCTCCATCGACGACGCCATGGACATGCCCACGCAACTGACTGAAATAGTCCCTATTGAAACCCCGGAAACAAACGAAGATGCAACCGATAAATAACCCCCTGAGTATTGTGGGCATCGCCGGAGGGTTGAACTGCGGTAAAGGTGCTGTCGCCGCTGTGTTCCACGGCCAAGGATATATGGAACGAAACTTCTCAGATCCCCTCAAGCGTATTGTCCGTGAGCTTTTCAACGTTTCCACCAAAGAGTTATGGGGCCCCAGCCAGAACCGATCCCCCGAGGTGCGTGCCATGCTGCAGGAGTTAGGCACAGACTACGCCCGTAAGTTCCGGCCCAACATCTGGGTGGATAAGATGGAAGAGTCCCTTTCTGCCTTTGCCTCCAGTGGCATCAAGGGGTACAAAGGGGTCGTTGTAGCTGACATACGATTCCCGAATGAGATTGAGCTGCTACGCTCCATGGGTGGAAAGATGATACGTATCCGTCGCCCGGGAAACTGCTCCCACTTGCCCACGGAGCTGGGCAAACACAGCAGTGAAACTGCCATAGATAATATGCCTGACTCGGCCTTCGACTACATCATACAAAACGACGGAACACTGGAAGACCTCCAGAACACCGTCCTGAGCATAATCGAAGACATCAATGCCCTTCATATCAAATGACCTGCCGGTAAACCCCGCCGACGGCGCCATATTCACTTACCCCGCTGGCAAGGTGGGGGGCGCTGGCAGCGCGATCTCTCTGTACCACATGACAGAGCTGATCGGAACAACCCCCAGCGTCATGCCGGTGGCGGGGAGAGACGACCTCATGTCCCTGGAGCGGGTCGTTACCAAAGTGCCCGTCGAAAGTAAGATGGTCTTGAAAATCCTGGCCGAACAGTTTATATTCGGTTCTCTTATTTTCCATAGCGGCTTCGGGTGGTTTGGCTTCGATGACGGAAAGGTGTCCAAGCTACCCATATATGAGCGTTTCGTGCGTGTGACTTGCGTTGTACCCATAGGCCCCACTACTGAGGGCTTGTACCTGTATGAGAAAATTGGTGTCAAACTGATTGGAGGCCTCGATGAAGAAACCAGTGGTACCTGAGGATTTAAGAAGACAAGTGGAAGAAGCTATCCGCACCGGGGCGCCCCTGCCTCCTGGAGTGGTAACGGTTGGCCCGGGCCAGAAGCCGCCGCCCGGAGCTATGTCCCTGGGATCGATCGACCCCAAGCACCCGGCCATGGCCAAGAAAGAATCCCAGAACCCGCTACCAAGTGGGGCCGCTGGGTTAAAAACCATCCGGGACGGTGGGGAATGCAACATCGGCTATGAGACGGGCAACCTGAACACCCTCATGGACAAAGTGCTCGATGACGCCAAGGGCTGCAGTGAAGAAGAGTCTGAGAAGCTGGAAGAGCTCCTCCGCGACTCACTGGCCAAGGGCGTTGTGGTGGCCATGCGCATGGAGGAGTACTGTGAGAACCACAGCTCCAGGAGGGTCTCCATCACCTTTGAGCGTCACCCTGAGTTGCTCGAAGTGCATCAGGAGATCGGCCGGCTGCAGGCTGAGGCCGAGGAAACCCGCAAGAAGATGCAGGAACTGCTGGCCGCCGGCAAAGAGGCACTGCAGAAGCGCTGGGAACTGGCCGTCAAGCTGGGTGGGCTGTCCCCCGAGAACAACTACTACATGATCAACGAAGAGGCTGGTTGTGTGGAGCTGGTTGAGCTGAACTGCCATGAGTGTAAGGGTGCTGTCAAAGTCCGGAAGGCGCGGCAGGCGTTGCAGGAATATGCGGCGAAGATCAAGCCATGAGTGAACAACCTGAAAAAGCCCCTGAGTTTATCTGTGCTACGTGCGCGGAGTGTATTCTGAACGATACGTATTGCTACGCTTTTGAGAGGGAAACCACCCCCGACACTGAGGGATGTATGCACTACAAGCTGCGGGTTTGATTCACTTCTCTGAAAATCTTCGCTGGATAGCGTCCCGTAATTTAGACCCACCGTAATAGATGCCACCGCCAGTCGCCAAGGCCAGGGGGAGGGTGCGGGTAAGGGCGTTTCTTCGAAGGGCTCTGATAACCTCGGGCGTATCTGCAGCTGTTGTTAAAAACAGTTTTCGAGCCAATGTCTTCGTCGAGGGAACAACCTGAGGTCCGTACTCCAAGATGTCTTTCTTTGGCCATTCAGAGTAGTCCAATCCCTCGTAGGGAATTCCCTTCTTCAGCTGGTGCGCGACTACCCTTGCCGCCAGTTCGGGTGCTGCCAGGCCTCCCACAACAGATGCTGCCATAACGGGATCCTGGGCCGTACCATAAGCCGCTCCTCCCAATGCTGCTCCCAAAGCTGCCCTGGAGCCATAGCGGTAAGCTGCACGATCCAACAACCCCTTATAGGCTCTTGTCTGATGCCCTAAAGAAGCTGCCACTGGAACAAAGCCGGAACCTTCTCGGAGGAAATCTGCAGGAAGCATCTCACCGGGTAGCTTACCCCTGAAGCCGGAGGCCGTTCCTGCAGCGGCGTGCGCCTCTGCGGGGAACGACGAACACATCTGATCCTTGCATACGTTCTTCTCCAGATGTCTTTTAACCCGGTCTTTACCCGATCTGAATATCTTGGGGACGAATAGATCTCTGAAGGTTGCGTGGATACCCTTGCTGAAGCTGTATTCTCTGTTCGTTCTTTTCGCCAACTCTTCGAGATACGTGGCTTGCTGTTCGGGGGTCATGGGGCGCTCAGGGCGTATAAGAACAGCGTCCTTATATTTGTGGTGCGCCATGTGGGCTCTGAGTGTTCGGGACTGATTAGACGCCGCCTGTGGGGTGGGAATGTGGCGCCCATCATCCCCACGGAGAGCTTCTCCAGCATCTAAAATTGTGGCCTTGCCCTTGCGTTTACCGTTGATCGCTGCGGCATGAAAAAACTCACTGCCCGAGAACGGTGATTGTGTTGCTTTGAACCCTTCCCAGGAGGGTCTGGAGACGAGTAGGATGTCTCCAGGTTGCGCCATTCTTTCGAGATCTTTCAGGGACGCATGCGTCACATTGGGATTGAGGTGCGGGTCATGAACCAGCTTCTTCTCCCCGATCATACCTAAAAAAGGTGACGCTGCTGCCGCGGCACCAATCCCAAGGCTTACGTCCCTATGATCCTGCCCACTGCTCATGGCGTATTTATCGAAGGCTGCCAGATATCCCTGATTGCGGAATAATAGAAGTGCTGCGTGGGTCATGTCTTATACTTCCTCCATAACACTTCAATTATAGGAGGCTTCCACATGACCGACGAACAGAAAAAAGAAACACTCAGCAGCGTAGAGAAGAAGGCCCTTCACAGCAAGAAGTTCCTTGCGTGGCTCATCCAGCAGATTCTGATGTGCGGGATGGCTATCGTGGCGTTGGTGAAACAGCCTGACATTGGCTGGCCGCTGGCGTCCTACATGGGCGGCATCGTGTTCATGATGGGCATCAGCACCATGTGGTATCTGGGCAAACAGGCTGCCGTTGATTCGGCGGTGCGGGGCTATGCTATGCTGGCGGGGAAGAAGGATTCTACTGACGCTGGCGCATAGACTGGCGCGGAACTTCTGGCCCCACCTCAGGGAGCATCATACCTTTACGCGCACGACTGTCCATGTAACTCTGAACAGCTGAATCACTCAAGGCTCCCGGGGCGCTACGCTCTGACGGTGCTGCGCGTAAGGATTGGCGAGGAACTTCCGGACCTACCTCTGGGAGCTGCATACCCCAATGGGAACGGCTGTCCAAATAGGCAGAGCGCCCGGCATCCGTCATAGGCTCCGGCTTACCGCCGCGGTACTCGGGAGCTGCACGCATAGACTGGCGAGGAACTTCCGGGCCTACGTCGGGGAGCATCATGCCTTTGTGTGCGCGGCTATCCATATAAGATGCACGATCGGCGTCTGTCATGTATTTCTGCCCTGTAGGGCCTTTTGCTTGCAAAGCCGAAACTGCGGAGGGTTTAGACTCTGCTGGGGACGACACGGGGGTCTGTCCCTTAGAGGCTACCACAGGGGCCACGGGCGCAGCATGGGACTCGGGAGTCTTGGGTGCGCCACCCTGAAACTTACTGAGGTCTACGCCCTTATTCCATTTCTGGAGGCGTGCCATCTGCTCAGGATCACCATTGGCCGCGGCGAGCTGCTGCCGAAGCCGGGCTTGCCAACCACCGGTGTTGCCGCCGGTGTGTTTGCGCTCATTGGATGCCACGGCGGTGGGAGCCTGCTGCATAAGCTCCTTCCTCCAAGAATCTGAGCCCGGCATCACCTTCCCGGGGAGGAGTGCCCCTACGGGATTCGCTTTTGGTTCCGTGGGTTCCGTACTGAGAGAGAACATGGGCGGAACATCCCCTGCCATGCCTTTACCTGGTGCCGCCATCTTCTGCAAAGTTATACGTGCTATCTGCGCCGCTGTTTTGATCATGTGTAAGGCTCCCTTGTTGCAAATCTTCCTCTATATTATAGAAGAACCGTGGTATAACAACTAGAATATTCACAAAGAAAGGACTACACGATGAGTCACAAAAGAACTTTACAATCCAGGTTCCGCTCCGACAAGAGATGGCGCACGTCGTCCTTTGCCGGGTCCAAAGTTATTCTGTTGGGGGTGGGGGCTGATGATCGTTTCAATGGTGAGACGTTGAGTGTGTACACGTGGTTGGTGCCATGGCTGTTTCATGAAATGGAGCCGATCTCTACGGAGAGGTTCACTGCCAGGAGACTGGCGTGATTCGCAGGTATGTGGACTACCCCCGACAACTCGGGACGCTGGAGATGGGTGGGGGCATGGGGACTTACTCGGAAACACTACACTTCACAGGCACGGTCAAATCTGGGGGAGGATCCGGTGGTGGGTATTCCGGGATGCTGGGTAATGCTTATGGCACCGGCCCTTGCGGCCTGGGCGGCTCCAGATTTGGAAATGGGACCTGTATGAGCATTGCCCCCGATGAGTACTTCCAATGAGAGATGAACACGAGCCTTGGTTCTGGGGATGCGTTGCAGCGCTGGTGCTGGTGCAGCTCTTTTATGGGGTGAGAGCGTGTCTCCAATGAGAACCCTGAATGAGTATATCCGCTCAGAGAGTCCAAAATCCACTGGCCGCGGTGACGGTTTCGACTTCGGGATCGGGTTGGGTACCGGTATAGGCTTTGGGATCCCCTTTGGTCTTAATGACGGTTCTGGTAAGGGCTTCGGCGGCCAGGACCTCTGGGGTCTGGAGATCGATGAAGAGGAGATGTTATGAGGGCCATTCACACGTATCCTGTGGGGGCTGAAACATCCTACAGCGATGGCAATGGTGCTGACTTCGGTTTCTGGGACTACGGGGGTGGTGCTGGCGATGGCCGGAGCTACGGCGGTGATGGTTTTGGTGATGGCTTTGCTTTCGGTGATACTGATGGGGACGGCTACGGGGACCTTAACTGCGATAATCGTGCAGAAGGGCCCGAAATATATGAAAGTGGGGAGTTTGTTACCTGATGCGAACCCTCACAGACAACCTCCCCCACCGCGGAGATGGGATAATGCCCTACCTGGATACGCTCTTCGGCGATCGTTTCGGAGGTGGCTGCGGCTATGGGGCGGGTGGCTATGGCCTTCCGGATATGTTCTTCCCTATGGAGGATCCGGACACTGAGTTTACACACGCATACGGCCCGGCGCTGAGTGCGTGGGAGGTACAATGAAAACAGTGACAGGTGAGAGTGTTTACCGGGGAGACGGTCACTCTGGCGGCTTTGGGTGGGGCTTTACCTCCGGTAGGGGCAGTGGGTGCGGCGCCATGAATCCTGTTCAAAGGGGGAATGGTTACGGCTGCGGCGAACCCTTTGGCAATCACGCCGGAGACTCCGTTTTCGACTACCTCCCCCATGGTGACGTTATAGATATGACGAGGACACAATGAGAATAGTAACAGGTGAATCCCTCCCCTCCCGCGGGGACGGGTGTGAGGGTGGCTTTGGGTGGGGATATAACAAGCACGGTGGTGGGGGTATGAGCAGATTCTACGTCGGCCAAGGGTCCGGCTACGGGTTCGGTTTCGAATTCGGTAACTCTGTGGGAGGTAGCTTCAGCTCCTATTGGCCCATCGGCGCTAACCCGATAAGAGGGGATTTGCAATGAGCATCCGAACATACTACGTGGTTGAAACCCTCAGGAATCACCTCTACATCAACATTGGCACAGGCATCGGTAATGGTTTTAATTTCGGATCCCACGATGAAACATACAGCTTTGATGGGGATGGGCAAGGTTACGGATATGGTTCGGACCTGGGCCTGGCTCCCCGTGAGCACATACTGTCGTATTGTTTCCCCGCAATTAGAAAGGGTTTTGAGCATGAGTAGTGACTTGTATAAGAAATGGTTCGAGGTGGGTTCCACTACAGAACCCATTAATCATGCGGTGGCTGAAGAGACGCTGCGTAGAGCCTACGCCGCGGCGGGCTTGAGTGAGTTGGAAGAGATAACCTGGGTAGACTCGCCGATGGGTGCGATGTTTGCGGCCTCGAGAATATGGCCGGGAGACGAAAAGGGTGGTCTGGCTTATACACTGACGCAGATGGTCTGCTACGGCCAGCTGGACGCTGGGTGGCACGCCTTTTATGAGCGGTTGGCGAATCATATCGTCGATCGTGCCGGCAGTCTCATGCTCTGCCATGAGCTGGCCACGGTGGCGCATTGGTGGTGGGCGTTCAAGAAGCATGCGATCATGTGCGAACGTCCCATCGTCTTTTGCGTGGATGAGGCGCTGCGTCCCCACTGCACCACCGGCCCGGCGATTCGGTATCGTGACGGCTTTGAAATATACGCCGTTGGGGGCGTGAGGGTGCCGCAGGTTGCAATACTGAAACCCACGGAGATCACCGCTGAGATGATTATGGGACAGGGGGATATCAAGGTCAGGAGTGCCATGCGGTCACTCGCCCCGGCGATTGTGGGGCTGTTGAGTGCAGAGGCTGACACAGGCGACACTTTATGAGCTACAATTAACGGCATGGATACTCTACCTGTTTACATAGGACTTCTCGCTTTCTTCACTCAGATATGGGTTCACGAGGGCAGCCATCTGGCCATGGTGAAGATCCTGGCGCCGGAGTCACGCATCAGAAGCTTCAAACCTTGGCCCCATATTCAGAATAAGCGTCTGTATATGGGGCGTTTGGTAGTGGACAATCCCACCCCGCTAAGGGGATTGCATCTGTGCTACTTCCTGGCCGCGCCGCTGATTGGGGCCACAATAGCACTCTGCATCTACGGGGCGTTGGGGGACCTGTTTGTACTGGCCTGCATTTCCCCACTGATCGATATCGCTTTCTGGATGCTTTGTGCTATGCTCCTACCCGCAGACCCCGATGAGACAACAAACGACGGGCCACGCTGTATGGCCGCTTGGAAGGATAAAGATGCACGCTAGAGAACGCATAGCTGCCCATTGTGCAGAAAACGAAGAGGCTATTGTCGCCTACACCCAAGAGCTGCGGAGAGACAGTGAGAACTACTGTGTGGCGCATGGGGGTCACTTCTTCTCACCCTGGCACGTGACGTCCACCAACCCCATATTCAATGTGCCCTGCCTGGAAGAGCGCCGATGCGCCGCCTGTGGGTCTACTGAAACCCGGACACCCGAGTATGCTCAGCTGGACATCCAGCGCTTTGCCAGTACCTCAGATGATGACCCCTTCCTCTTCCGACAGAAGAACGCCCCCCGGGTAATAGACATGGATCTTGATGACGAGGATGATTAGGGCTATACTTCTCGGTGATGGAGGACTGACACATGTACAAGACATCTGAAGAGATCGGGTTTGAGGTTTTGGAGAAGGTGGCTGGGCGTTTTGGCGCGGCGTTGAAGGCTGGCAAAGAAGCTTGGAAGAGCTACGGAGCACCTAAGAAGGTCACTGCCCGTAAAGGCCTGTTGGGGTTTAGAAGCCGCGCTAAGCGCAATGCTGGCAAGACTACTGCCGAGAAAGCCCCCGCCGCCGAGGTGAGTGTTGGTGGCACCCCCAAAGACAAAACGAACGTTGAGACGTCTGAGCCCAAAGACAAATGGGGCAAGGCCAAGACCGTAGGTCTCCTCGGCGCTGCTGGCGCTGGCGGTTATGCCCTGGCCAACAAAGGCAGCGAGCAACAGCCTCCGCCCTACTGATTCCCTTCAAAATTTCCCTCACCTTTACGGTATAAAACTTAAACACGAAAGGAGTTAACCTTGCTGTGCATAACTGCACTGACCGAGAACCTGCGTCAATATAGACCTATGATACAGCTGTCAGCAGCCACTCAGGAGGGTCGGCTGGTATGGCTCCTACGGTTGTGGGGTTCTGGCCAGGACGCTATGGCACTTGTAAATGCCATCACCCAATCTCCGGAATTGAACGTCATGTGCTATCAGGACTGTGACGCGTTATCACCCACACTACGGCTGGTTTTAAGTAAGATGGAAACACAAGAGATCGTACACACAACCTTCATTGGCCTGTTTGAAGCCCTGGGCTCAGAAGGTCTGAGGGCCTTAACCGAAATACCTGAGGAGCACTGGAAAGATGTTCTTAGCCGAATTGATCCGCTACATCCAATCTAAAGCTGCGGGGAACCTGCAAGTTTCTGCTGCACTACCTGGCCGGCAACTATACTGGGTGCTATTCTGTCCTGGCATCGGCCATATGTTCTTTAAGCAGGTGATTGAAGCCGAGCTCCGCCATTTGTTGTTGGGTACTGGCGGGGAATACTTCGAACAGTTCACAGCCACAAAAGATCTCAACCTGAGGATACGCCTATCAGTAGAGGCAACCGAAAAGCTACTGTGGGACACGCCCTTCGGCGAGTTAGTCCTCAACCTTGGCAAAGAAGGGTTTGAAGCCCTTGGTAGAATTGACAAACATTCGCTGCAGGAAAATCTTGCAGCTATACGAGGAGAAAAAGATGAAAACGTCGAAAATCAACGAAAACTCACAATTTGACAAAGAACTCGAAATGGCCGTGCAGAAGGTGCTCGATAACCCGGCGAGCGTCTTTGAGACCAGCCACGAACTGAAGAGCATGGGCTTCCACGCCGCGGCGTCCGCCCTCAAGAAGGTGGGATATTCCCACACCAAAGCTTCCGGTCTCATCGACTACAAGTCGGCTCCCCCGGCTGGGGCTGTGGTAGTGGGTAAAGGGCCGATGCGGCTCTGGTTCCACCCCACATCGCTGTTTGAGAAAGATGTTCGGGCTGTGGCTGAGCGTCTGATCGGTTGAACCTACAGAGACTGCCTTCATTATGAGGGCAGTTTCTTTTTGCCTCCGGCCTATAATTGCTTCGTGAAACGGAGGCTTCATCAATGACACCATTAATTGAATTCATGCATCTGCTGACTCTCTATAAACGCCAGTACAAGCTCCAGGTCTACGCCAAGGACAAGAAGTGGGTGAAGTTCTGGAAAATAGCCGATCGGGCCTACAGAACTATCAGCTTTGGGAGGGGTGGGAGCCTGTTGAAAGACTACACCACCACCATTGGCCCCTGGATCTTTTTCCCCGCAGGGTGGAAGAGTCAGAACGTATCCACCGAGGATTGTGTCACCCTTCAGCACGAAGCCGAGCACATCCGTTGGTTCCACGACTTTGGGTTGGGCAATCCCTGGCTGGGGGTGCCTGTGATAGGGTTCCTCTATTTGTTTTTCCCACTGCCCATCGGGGCAGCGTGGTTCCGCTATGCAATGGAGCGGGAAGCCTACCTGGTATCTATCCAGGCTTGGCGTCACTACGGGGTCAAGGTATCAGGTGACTACTATGCGTCGAAGATCGCGGGTCCCGGGTATCTGTGGGCGTGGCCTTACAAGAAGGTGGCGGCTTGGTTTAGGGAAAATGTTCGTTAGTTGTCGCTGAGCAGCATGTGGGCCAGAAGACCTGTTCCGGCCCCGGCCGCACCCATACCCATCACCCGTTTGGCATTTGCACTGTGAGCCAGCGTCTTCAGTATCCGCACAGCTTCATCCGCGGGAACGTTGTGCTTGGTGCCTTTGATGGTGTCGTTGAGAAGGATGTTCGCGGGGATCTTTCCCTCTCCACGTGCCTTCTCCGCGGCATCGAGCAGCTCTTTGGGGATACTCTTGATGCCTTCTCGATACTTCACAGCATCCTCGTGGGGGGAAACGAAGTGAGCACCTGCGGCACCTGCAACAGCACCAGCCCCCATCAATCCCGCCGGGCTGCCGTAACTGCGAGCCGCTTCAGTGATCTGTGGATCCTCATAGTAGGCACTGCCCTCGTCCGCGGCTTGTTTCTGGCCACCGGCCAGGTTCTCGCGATACTTCTGCTGCTGATCAGCCTGTATCTGCCGGAGAGAGTCGATGTCAGGAAGCTGCTCCGCTGGGGCGAGCTTCTTCTGGGCGGCTTGTTCGGCATACTCAAGCTTCTTGCGCTCAGCCTCGAGCTGCAACTGCTGCTTCTCCGCGTTGAAAGCCATCTGCTGCTCATGCTTCTCCAGCTTCATTCTCTCATCATTCAGTTGATCAGCAGCCCACTTAAAGGATTGTCTACGCATTGGTCTCACCGTCGCATTCTTTGTATAATCGCTGTCTTTTCCCGGCAAAGCCGAGGTACGCATCATTGTTTCTTCGTGACCGCCCGAGGTCTGGGCGCCGGCGGCGAGCATAGCCGTGGTGGGTTCCGCACGGAGACCGGTGTTCACTGTCTTAAGCCAGTCGGGGGAGGGGGCGCCGCGGGGGGAAGAGTCCTGTGCCGAATCCGGGGCATCCTTGGGCTTACGAGATTCTCGATTGTCGAGAATACTGCGTAAAGTATCGTAGTCGTTATTCACTGCAACAGCCCCTTCAAGAGGTAACCACCGATAGCCGCTCCGGTGAGCATCGCTGCGATAATCCAGGGGCCGGCTTTCAGGATAATGTCTTTGGTTGTGGCTGTCGCCACTGCGGCGGCCATGCCGGGGTTATCGCGCATGTCATCGCGCCCACGGCCCCTCATATCGACGACACCGGTAACTTCTCCCCGCTCTTCCTGAATCTTTTCTTTGAAAGTCTCGACCTTCTTGAGGCGTGCGTTGATACCCCTATTGTCTTGTCGGGCTTGGCAAGTGGCCTGTTTCTCTTCCACGCTAGACACGCGGTTCTCTATGCGGGTCACATTTGTGTTGATGGCTGTAAGGGCTGTCTGTACGCCCCCGAGCTCCCTGGCAGTATTCATGGACGCCGTCTGAACCTTCTCGAGCCCATTGTCTAACCTGTCTGCCGTGGTTTTGAACAGCAGCTGGTTGTCTGCATGATGCTGCTGGATCACTTTCAAGAGTTCGGCGATGTCTGACATAGCAATTATCTCCCCAAAACGTTACACGTTTTCGTTTCGGTCAGCTTTCCGACCGCCGAAGAGAGCTGCCCCCGCACCTAATCCCGCCAAACCACCACCTACGGCCTTACCCCAGCCGGGAAGTCTTTTCCAAGAATTTTTGATCCCCGATAGAAGACCCTTACCGGGTTCCTTTTTCGGTACCAGTGTTGCCTTCTCAGTCTTATTCAGGACTTCATTCACGCCTACTTTACCCTTGGATGCCTTAGCCTCAGTTACTGCAGCATCAAGACCTATACGCTGGGCCTGGCTGGCACGTGTAGCAGCTGAACGACTCTTATATCGCGGATCAGCGTTTGCTCTGCCACCACCACGGTTTCCGCCGGTAGTACGGGCTTCTTTAATCAGAATGGCCTCCAAGGCCTCCAGGTAGGATTGGTCGGATGCTTCTTTAGTCCACATGTGATGTCTCCCGAGGTGGCGGCGCCACCGACTTGCTTGCCTGTGACAATGATAGTACCTCATTGGTCAAGGACACAAGCAATAGTGCAATTTGATGTTGTCTTTCCATGTTACTGCGTAAAGCTGCAGCTAGCTCTTCCTCGTTACCTACCATGATCTGAACCTTTTCGTCCCGGGACGTTTCGATGCGGCGGCAGGTGTTATGCCATGCGTGAACACGCTGAACGTACGACAGCGTAACCATTCCGAGGATCAGAATGCCCAGAAGCAGGAAGAAGAGGGCTAGTAAGATATAGATAGATGACATAAGTAGCACTCCAGTGTCCCCCACAAAAGTCTCATATGCAAGTATACGGGAAAGGATTTACTGTTGATGCTTTAATCGAGGCCCAGGGTGCGATTTATGCTGTTCAGGGTGCTGGTGGTGGGCGCCAACTTGGCGTAGTGCTCAGCGAATGACCGCACAGTGGGAGCCAGGCGTATGTTATTCATTGCTGTCACGACATCCTGCGTGTTATTTAAAGCCCTGCCTGTGAGCTCCTGTGCGTTCGTGGTGAGTGCCCGGGATCTTCGAATCATGTTGGCATGGTGCAATGCCAGGCGCTGCAGGTGATGGTCGCGCCCATGCTGCACTGCTCGAGTGATCTGACGAAGCTGGCTGTTGTAGCGGTGGGGATGCTCTTTGAGCATATCCTCTTCGGTCTTGAGGATCCCCTTCAAAAGGCTGTCATACTCCAGCTGCGTATATTTCCGCTCGTTTGAGATACTGGCCGCAATGTTCTTGCTGATCAGCAACGGATCGACGTTGGGGGAGTGTTTGGCCATATCGGCGATGGCATTGAAGCGGTGCTGGATATACAGGTCGCGATCAGCCTCAAAATCCTTTGTCCCAATGCTCAACTCCTCAAGCAACTTGTTGTAACCCTCTTGGGGGGACTTATTGAAGGCCTCGTAGTGGGCGGCAGCTCGATCGCTCCAAGGCTTAGCCTGCCCCACTGCCGCCATCACTTTCCCCAGGGGGCCTGAGCGGAGGTCTTTAATATACTCAAGACCTGTTGTGTCTTTGCCATCATACTTGACTGGCGCTGCAACCGCCGCATGGGACTTATTCATATAGTCCTGTATGGCCTGGTCGGGGTGGATCGCTTTGGGGATATTGGTCAAGTCCTGGATCTTCGCCTCTGTCGCGGGGTCATAGGTGACCGTGAGAATGTTTCCGGCGAGTTTGGTGTGGAGTTCGAGCATTAGCCTCTAATCCCTGTCCTTCTTGCGTTTCTGTAACAATCGCCGAATGGCTAACCCACCACCAACGCCAGCGCCGATACCCGCCAACGCTCCCAGGCCTTTACCCCGATTCAGCAGCTTCAGGTATTTCGCATGGGACATCGTCTTTTTGGGGAGCATCTCTGCCAATTCACGACGTGCGGGGTGCTTGGCAATCATCTTAAGCCCTTGTCGGCGATGCTTCATTGCTCTCATAGCCTTGCTGCTGTGAGCAACATGTTTACCGATGGCAGCGCCCGCGGCGCCACCAAGAAGACCTGTGCCGATGGGGGTTCCGACGATGGGTTTCTTGCGTTTTTCTTTAGCCACCTTCTCAAAAGCCTCAACGTAACACTGATCACAAGCTTCTTTAGTCCACATGATGTTTCCCTCCTTAGGGGGGGGGTAGAAGTTACTGGGTAAAGTATAGGGCGGATGGGTCGCGTTGGCAAAAAGAAAGCGCTGTCTCACGACAGTGCTTCTTCCGAGTTGCCTTCTACAGGCAGATGGCGCGAATCTCACGAGTGAGATCACTGGGGGTGTGGGTGGGCTCGCAGTCTTCACTATGGGCCCAGTAGAAGCTCTTTCCAGAGATCGTGACCCCACACTTCTCCGGAAGGGGAAGTGCAGTCTCCGCTCTGTTGAGCTTGAAGTGATGGGTGAAGTTTCCTTGAGTTTCCTCACGGACTTCGTCGAGCCACGCCGCGGCTGCGGCCCGACTATCAAACGTCGCTGTCATGTGTTTGGGCATGCCTGCCCTCCTTATAAGGTTGCAATCAAAGAACCGTTCTCTGATTGACTATCTTCTTATACCAAATATCGTACATGTATACGCATGGATCTATTAAATACCGCGGGTGGAATTGGTATAAGATGTTAACAACAAAACAACTGGGCATTGAACTGCCCGAGGAGAATGACAATGAAACTGAAACACGTTTGGATACTTTGGATCCTGGTCGCCGGCTGTGATGCTGGCACGATTGGAAGTCTTGAAGAAGACACTGGCACCGAAACAGATGTGGATACGGACAGTGATGCGGACAGTGATGCGGACAGTGATGCGGACAGTGATGCGGACACTGATGCGGACGCTGACACTGATGCCGACACTGATGCCGACACTGATGCCGACGCTGACACTGATGCCGACACTGATGCCGACGCTGACACTGATGCCGACGCTGATGCTGACGCTGATGCTGACAGCGACATTGATACGGACACTGGCGTTGACACTGTAGACACTGAATCGGAAACGGACACTGGCGTTGATACCGTTGACACCGGGGCAGATGCTGATACCGACACGGACAGCGACACTGACAGCGACACGGACAGCGACACTGACAGCGACACGGACAGCGACACTGACAGCGACACGGACAGCGACACTGACAGCGACACTGACAGCGACACTGACACAGATGCGGATGTGTGCACCCTCAATGAGACTGAGACCTTTGACACCAACCTCGGGGAGTGGGTGCCGACGGCGGTGTTCCCCACCATCTACCCATCCCACTGGGCTTGGTCGGGGGATACCGTCAACTACACCGGGGAAGCTCGGGCAGTGGGTTCTTCCTATGGCGTGGACACGCTCGTGTCTCCGCTCTACACCGTTGGTGGGTGTGGTAGCGTGACGATCCAGTACTCCCAGAAGTACACCTCATCATCCTCAGCTGGCTACGCCATAATGTCGTTCAGCGTTGGGGATAGTGGGGTGTGGGTGGAGGCGTGGAGGGTTAGTGGGTTGGCCTCTGCGGCCACGCCGTACACAACCATAACCAAGCGGCTCTTCGATTACCTGCCCGCCGGGACACAAACCTTCCGAATCAGATTCGGGCTGAACACCTCGCTCGCAATTCTGCGGGTGGACAACGTCCATGTTCGGGGTGCTCTATGAAAACCCTACATCCCGCGGCCCTGGACACTCCCAGCTTCAACCTCACCAAGGAAACCAAGAATGGTCGTGGGGATGGAGCTGGGTTTGGGTTCCGTTATGGGGCTGGGATGGGGACTGGAACCCTGGCGGATAACAGCCTCGACGGTGATGGGGGCGGGAAACCCCTGTCACGGGGAAACACTGTGAACGGTTGGGGGCCGGAGAAATGAAAACCCTCAACATTCTCAGCCCCGATTCCAATGAAGACCGCTTTATCAGTAGAATGCGTTGTGAACACATGGGAGAGGGATTTGGTGACGGCAATGAGTTTGGACGTAGCGACTTTGCGTCAGTTGGGAATGGGCGGGGTTATGGGGTTCCAACGCATCGAACAGTCATGATTGCGTTCCGCGGGGACGGCCACTCAGAGGAGCTACGCCGTCCGTACATTATCGAATGACCTTAAAGCACATCACCTCTCGTGGTGTGCTTCTTTTTGCCCCATCCTTGGTATAAGGAGTTAACAACAAAACAAGGAGGTCGTCATGATACTGCAGCTGATAACCCTCAACACCCTGTTCGTAACTGCCATCATAACCCACGGAAGCCTGTGGGGGGTTTGCCTGATGCTTCTAGCGCCGATCCCGGTGCTGGTTCGAAAGCAGCGGGAGTGGGATGCCTATGATCGTCTCAATGGAAGGTGGCAGAGGAACTAGAAGAGGCTTTGGGCTTCTTCTTTTTGCTCAGCGGTTGATAGGTCCTCGAAAGGTCATTCCGCGGCTGGCACGGTCGTTGTAGGTGGGGGTGGTGTCGGGGCTACCTACTTGAGCGCGGCTACGTAGAAGCCCGCGATCGGCCCGGCTGGTTGGGGTGGTTTGGTTGTTGGGGACCGTGGGAACTGCCGGCGTTGTTGGGGCTATTGCCCCGGGTGTGTAGTTGTTGGTTGGCGCCACGCTCATGCTGGTACCAGTCATCGCCCTTGAAGGCTCCACCCTGCTCATACTCGACAAACCAGCACCAACTCCCGCACCCGTTGCAGCCGTCATAGCTAAAGGCACTGCTTTATTGACAGCCGTGGTTGACGCTCCATCCGGCGCATTGCCTCGTGGGGGATCATACGTGGCCTTGTTCAGGATGGCTTCCTCTTTATCCTGAAAGTGCCTTATGGGATTAACAAACGTCCTATCCTGTGGGGACTTTACGGCCTGTCGAGTCTCGTGCTGCAACAAGCTCTGCGCCTTGGGCACGTTACTTGGATTAAATATGGGTTGCGTAGGATCCGACGAATAGTCGAAAGACTGTTGAGGCTTTGGGGCCGCTGGGGCGGTGCGTGGCTGTCTGTTGGGGAGTACCCCAGTAGCATCCATCGCGGAGATCGCCGCATTAGCTGCCGGGGCTTTCTTTTTGGCGGCTTCTGCAGCATCATCGGCCGCCTGCAAAAACTTACGGCGATCCTTGATCTCCGCAAAGCTTTTGGGCCCACCCTCAGCAACCTGTGTGGGCTCCGGCGCTCTGCTGAACAACCCCTGCAGCTTACTTTTATATCCCTGAAGCACCCCGGGGACTTCACTCAGAACACCACGTGCCGCGGGCAAAGTGGCCTTTAGTGTCTGGGTTGCTTCTGGAGCCTTCCCTATGCCGCCGCCCATCGCAACACCCATGTTATCGACCCAGTCACTATTGGGTCCAAACCCCAAGGTGTCGGCGCCACGATTAAGGGCTGATACGAAGTCACCCTCAGCTATTTTAGCCAGGGTCTGGTGCGCAATCTGGCGGGCTGTCTTTATCACAACGTCCCACTCGTAGCGCCACCGGGGGCGGAGGGGGTGGTGGCTTTGGCAGAGGTTCCGCCCATGCTGCCCTTAACACCCTTGAACAGATCCCCTTTGGCCGATTGGCTGTTGCCAATCACCTTCCCGATGCGGATGGGGGGTTCTGCGGCAACTGCCATTTTGGTCAGGACGTCTTGTGCTATTTGTTTTGCTGTCTTCAACATGTCCTCAAGTATACGCCACCAAAAGAAAACCGCACACCCTTTTTCAAGGGGTGCAGCTTCTCTTTATCTATAGGCTATGGTGAGGCTGATGTCGAGGGCACAACACAGGTTGTTGATTTCGGTGGGGTTAACCTTCCGCGACGCCGCGGCGAGGAGGGTTTGTTGGACGGCGTGCAGCACCTGGCGGGTGGCTTCGATATCTTTACCACACAGCGGCCCACACTCGAGAACGTCGATGAGGTGGGCGAGGTGCTCGGATGTTCGGGCGGTATCGCCGGCGGGTTTGTTGTTGGTGGCGACGGTGAGAAGCATGTCTTCGTAGAATGACGCTACGAATTCAAGCTCATCATCGTACCAGTCATACAGGCTGTCGCACTCCTCGCCGAGGATCAGCTCGAGCCGGGCAAGTCGCTTGGTGTGTTCATCCAGTGTGTATTCAGATGTGTGTTCAGGTACGATACCCGCATAATGCATCTCAAGCACGGAACTGGCTTGGGTCAGTATTCTTTCACGGTTCACGTTTAACCTCCGGCAATCTGATTTGCTTCATTTTTGGGGGCGCATCAATGTCATCCTCGATGAGGATACGCTGTTGCATCCGAACCTCAACAATTGCTTCATCCAACTTCTTCATGGCTTTCTCGAGCTTCTTGATCTGTGCTTCTCGGGTCATGCTTCCATCACCTCCCCCGACGCGCCGGCCATACCACGCACGTTGAGATCCAGCAATCGGGTCTGCACTGTATAGAAAGCTTTCGCCTCATCGGGATCCAGGAGAAGCATGGACTCTCCTTTGGCTATGGCTTCTGCCACTTTGATGAACAGCTTGACCTCACTGTCCGTTGCGCCGCTGCGGTGTAACAGGATTGCAAGGTTGGCCGCTTCCTCGGGGGTGTACCGCGGCATGGGCTCGTACTGAATATCACTCTCCATCCTGGCGGCCATCACCACAAACAGCTTTGTGAGCGTGAGTTGGTCTTCAGCGTCCAAGCCCTCGGTGGGTGGGTCGTCACCCCGCAGGATCGCTGGGAGGTATTTGTCCACCACTGCCATTTCCTTCTCGTCAAACCCACAATCGACGCAGATCTTCCTGAGCCTGGGGATGAAAACCTCCAGCTCCGACGGATCGGTGGGTATCAATTTATTTTGCATCTCTCTTCCCTTTCGCATTTAACAGCAAATGCAAACCCTTTAAAAGCTTGAGTGCTTTGCGGCACGCCTCCTCGTCGAACATCCCCACGTGGCAATCATCTATTGAGATCCCCATGCGAGTTGCCAGCCACCTGTAGGCGTGATCACGCCCCCACCCAAGTCTCCCCCATAGAATGTCGAAACGATCATGTACTCTGGAACGAAGAGCACGCAGCTTTCTATCAGCCAGCGTGCCCATGGGCTCTACCCCCGTGAAGTTAAACTCAGCGTTTTTACGGTGTGCTTTAACAAAAGCTTCGCAAGGTACACAGACCCAGTAATGGGATCCACTTTGCGCTTTGACAAACGCTGGCATAAACTCAGCAGCGAAGAAATCAGCTTCCTTCTGACAGTAGGGACAGAGCACTATCGGCATGGTCACGTTCTGCATAATACTATCCGCTTACTTGCTCTTCCTGATCAGCTTGCGCATCTTTACTCTCTTTCGCGGGGGGTTCAGTCCCCACCATCGCATCAATCATCCGCCCCAACAGGGCTTCAGCCTCATCTACAAATCTTTGGAACATGGCCACTTCTCCTTTCTGTGATCGAGTAGAACATACAGCGCACCCACCACCAACAGGGCGAGGGTGCACAGTATGTATTCGCGTTTTGTAAGTTTCATGATTGCACTCTCAACTCCAGGCCGATGGGTGGTGAAGCAGCCCCACTCAGAGCGACACCGTTGCCCCTCAAGTGTTCATACCGCACGGAAAATCGCAGGCTCGACTCTATCACGCCGTAGCCTGAGCCATCTATCACACCACTGCTTCCCGTTCCTTTGCCGTTACCTCTGTCGCTGTTATGTATCCCCACAGAGTTACAATCTCCCATCCCATAGCCCTCTGCTATCTGCGTGGAGTGGCCTGTTGTCATCAGCTCGCTGAAGCTCAGGATCAGTTGCATCTGTACCTCACCAGCGACTCATAGGTGCTGTTGCCGTTACCATTGTGAGCAAACGCTGCAAGGCCGCCGCCTGTTCGGGAGCCATACAGGTCATAGTTGTGGCGCTCTGCCCAGGGGATCCTCGCAGTGATAAACGCCCAATCCTCATCGTAGCGACTCCCATCCATACCGCCCCCGCTTATGCGCCGGTCAGTGAGTAGCAGATAATTCAAGTCTCCTACTCCACTGTACAGCCCTATGGCTTGTACACGTGGGTCTGAGCCAAATGTCAGTTGCATCTGTACTTCTCCAGTTTAAACTCACCTTGACTCTGTCCATCGCCGCTGGAACCGAATGCTGTGATGCCGCCGCCCAGCCCGCCGCCAGAGAACTTCAACTGCCTGGCGGTGGATCTGCCGCTTATGTGCTCTACCAATTCAAAGTTTTCATAGCCTAGACCTGAACCCATGCCGGATCCCCCAATCTGAATGCTGGTGTTAAGTCCTAAACACAGCATATAAAAATCGTTCCCTACCCCGCAACCCAAGACCGCTACACGGGGATCTAAGTCATTGTCTTGTGTCAACAGCATCTGTACCTCACCAAGTTGCGGTCGCCCTGGCTCTGCCCATCGCCGCTGGAACCGAATGCTGTGATGCCGCCGCCCAGCCCGCCGCCCAGCCCACCTCCGCCGCTCTGCAGCTTCCAGATGA